TGCGTAAGACTAAGGCAAATAAGGATATGGTAAAGGCTGCTAGAAAGTCTATGGGAATTGAAGAGGAAAGAAATGATGAGCCTGGTGAAGGCACAAGACAAAAGTATGGTGATATGCGTGGTTTAGACCGTAGTGGTGCTCCAACATCATTTGGTGGAAAGTGGCAAAGTAAAGACAGAAAGGCAGCAGGTGCAGCAGCTCTTGCTAAACTTAATAAGGAAGAAATTGAAATTGGTGAAGCAGAGGAAAAGGATCCTTTTGGAAGACCAGGTGGTAAGTATGGTGGAGTTCCCAAAAAGGGTGGTGGATATGATAGAGGTTATCAGGCGATGCAGAAAAAACTTAAAGAGTTGGATAAATTAAAAAAAGAAGAAACTGAAATAGAAGAAGCAGTAAAGGGTGCTGACCCAGAGATGAGAAAAGCAGCATCTGATGAAAGAAGAGAAGGTGATAAAAGACTTTCTCCTTCTAAAGGAAAAGGTTATGCAGACCAGCAAAAGCAACAAATTTCTTATATGGATAAAGTAACCAAGAAGAATAAGAATGTGGTTGGTCTTGTTACCAAGGAAGCATTAGACCCAGTAGGTAAAGAAGATGCTGATATTGATAATGATGGCGATACTGATAAGTCCGATAAGTATCTCCATAATCGTCGTAAGGCAGTTGGTAAGGCAATTGCTAAGAAGAAAGGGATGAAGGAAGGTTTCTCAAACTGGAGACAAGACCTTTCTGAGGTTATGGATGATGCTGAAGCAACTAAAGAAATTAAAGAAAAGAAGGTTAATAATAAGGTAAAGACTTCTGCTATGGGCGGAGGTATTAAATTAGGTGAAGCAGTAGAGGAGATTGGTGGAACTCTGCTTGAAATGGTTGAAATTGATGAAGTAGATTACATTATTGAAAGTGCATATAATGAGCTTATTGAAGAGGGTTATGATGAGAATGATATTGAAGAAGCACTTGAGTATGCGCTAACTGAAGCAAAAGTAACTTTCGGACACGATACTTCTTCAACCGAAAAGAAAAAAGAAGGTCTTTTAAGTGCTGCTAGAAAGAAACTTTCTGGTGCAAAAGCATCTGCAAAGGCAGCAGTTGCAAGAGGAGCAAGAAAGGTTGCTAAAGGTGCATTAGGTGTTGCACGTAAAATGGAAGGTGGAGATAAGGCACCAAAAGCAACAGAAAGAAAACCATCAACATATCGTGGCGCCGGCGCAGGAACCAAAGAAAAAGTAAGTAGTGGTTCTTATACTGCTCCAACCAAGAAGAAGGCAGAAAAACCTGCTGATCCTTGGGAAGGAACTGCAAGCACTCCACCCAAAGCAAAGGCAAAGAAGGCTGCTGCTCCTAAAGCAAAAGCACCTGCTACTCCAAAGAGAAAGAGAAAAGCAAGCAAATTGGATTCTTTACTTACTTCAATAAGAAGTGAAGAGGTGCAGATTGATGAGAAGGCACTTAGCAAGCAGCAGCAAAAGTTTATGGGAATGGTTTATGCTGTAAAGAAAGGTGAAATGGAAGCACCTTCACCTGAAGTTGCAAAGGCAGCCGCAGGAATGACTAAGCAGCAGGCCAAGGATTTTGCTAAGACTAAGCACAAGGGTCTTCCTCAAGTTAAAGAAGCAATGGATGATTCTGTTGAAACATCATCAACAGCGTCTGGAACATCACCAGTTGATGATAAGAAAATGGAACAGCAGAGAAAGAAAATCCAAATGCAAAAAGTTAGAGACCTAACAGTGCGTCTCGCAGCAGCAAGAAAGGGTGTTTATTAATCTGATTTTAACAAAACTATTTTCTAAATAGTTTTGAATCCACTATTCGGAGGACATCATGGGCGCACTAGTAGAGGTTGTAAAACCACTTATTCTCGCTGCTATGAATTCTTGCCACACTAAGCGTCTTGTAGTTGAACTACTTGAGCGTTATGTGAATACTACAGATAATGATATTGATAATGTAATTGCCGCATCAGTAAGAACTGCACTTCTTAAGAATTGTAAGTGATTACTTGTCTAGTAACAAACTGGGGAATAACTGTTATCCTTGGTTTGTTGCTTACCGCATCTGAGTGGTTAGCAAAGACAAAAAAATTTGAGGAAAATGGTCTATTAGATTTAATAACTCACTTTTTAAAAACAGTTTTAAAACATAAGAGAGGCCAAAAGTAAGGTCTCTCTTTTTTATAAATATTCATAGCAAATATTTTTTACGGAAAAGAACATGGCACTCTGGGGAGACAAAGATAACATTTATTCTGGTGGCACCGTATCTTTAGATTATCAAACTGGTGTTGTAACTGGAAGCGGCACCACTTTTGGTAACGTTGGAGCTGCTGGAACGGGAGACGTTATCCGTTTCGGTGAAGTGGTTGGCGGCACTTATTACGGCGATGCTGTAATTGTTGGAATTGCTAGCACAACACAACTCACGATTGGTTCTACGGCTGGACTTAGTGGCGCTACTATTTCTGGTGCTGAATTTACAGTAAATCAGCAACCAAAGTATGGTGTTCTTGACGTTCACTATAGTCAAAAGTATGAATCAACTGCTGAAACAATTAATGCAGTTGTAACCACTGCATCAGCACCTGGAGCTGGTGTAGGAACCGATGTTGTTGCTATCGCTAGCACCACTGGCATTCTTGTTTCCGATACTTTGACTGCTGCAGGTGGAGTAAGTGCTGAAGTTACTTCAATTGGCGCTACAACAGTTTCTCTTGGTTCTACCATCTCTGCAGGAATTGCAACTGATGCAACAGTTACCTTCACTCGTGTAACTGGTGGTTATAATTCTTATATCGCTGGTGTTTCTACAACTGGTGTTGGACTCGCTCAATCAACTGCATATGAAGTTGGAACTGGTTGGGTTGGAGTTACTACTTACAAGGACGCTGAAGGAAACCTCAGAGTTAAGAAAGAAATTCTAGTTGCAATGTCTGGCATTCAGACAGGTAATGTTCCTGTTTATGATGCAGACCCAACCATCTGATAATATATGATTTTTAATGAACTGAATGAGGACAATTTCCTCTTATTCGCTATTAAGAATTATGAGAATCCTCAGGCGGTAACAAAAGAAGATTTTGATAAGGATCTTAATCATTTCAAATATATTAAAAGACTTTTGAAACGATACAAGAATACGGGTCAGTTAAAAACTCATCTTCTTCTTAATCATTTTATTATTCTTTATAATATTTTTGGTGAGGCTGCAACTCCAATGCTTTTTTTTAAAATAGAAAAAGAGTTGTGGTCTCCTATGAAAACATTTATGATTTTTTTGGATAAAATACCTGAATACCCTAAGTGTCATATTCATAGTATTCCAACAGATTCAATTTGTTTACAAGAACTTCAAAGCATCTTCAAACCAAATGAATAAGATCGATAAGATTATTGATATTGTTAGAAAGAATATCCAAGAAGAGATTGCAACGAATGCTGCGAGTAGTGGTAATTTTGCTGGTCTTCCGCCAGATGAACCTCCTGTTAGAGTGAGGAAAAAAGAAAGAAAGTATATGAAGAGTCCTGGTAGAAAAATTTGGCTAGAATTCCTCAGATCCTCCAATGGCAGAAGAAGTTAAAGTGGCTCTATTAGAGCAAAAACTTGAAGACTTAAAAGATATCATCGTCAAGATAGATGATGCTATCGAAAAAATGAGTGAGGTAAATAGTAATGTAAGCAGGATGCTTGCCGTCCATGAACAAAGAATTACCAAACAAGAAGAAGTTGACAACTTACTCTTTACTAAAATTGACAAACTCCGTGATAAAGTTGACAGGGATTATGACGCACTTGTTACGAGAGTACAGACCATAGAAAAAAGAGTGTGGATGGCAATTGGAGCCATTGCTTGTATAACTTTTTTAGTCAATAATACTCGTGTCATTGAAATCTTGACACCAGAACCACAAGCATCTATAATAGAGCAACGCAACTTTAAGGTTTGATTATGGATTTTGTTGATGTTAAATACATCAATTTGATTTCTTCTCGTCTTCAGAAATTTAAAAAAGTAAAGAATAATCTTTATAATTTTAGATGTCCTATCTGTGGAGATTCTCAGAGGAACAAGAATAAAGCAAGGGGATATCTTTATCAAGTAAAAAACAATACAAACTTTAAGTGCCACAATTGTGGAGTTAATGTATCCTTTAATAACTTTTTAAAGCAAGTAGATTCTGTTGTTTACAAGCAGTATACTTTTGAAAAGTTTAAAGAAGGAAAAACAGGAAAGAACTTTGCAGTAGAAGAACCTGTGTTTCATTTTGAAGCACCAAAGTTTAAGACAAAACTAGATTTGCCTAAAGCATCAGAAAATGCTGACGCAAAGGAATATTTAGAAAATAGAAATTTAAATCCGGATAAATTTTATTACACAGATAAATTTAAATCGTGGACAAATTCTTTAAAAGATGTCTTCGATGATACCATTGTAGATGAACCTAGGATTATTATTCCTTTGTTCTATCAAAATACTCTAGTTGGATTTCAAGGCCGAGCACTTGGTCCAAGTAAGATCAAATACATTACAGTAATGCTTGATGATGATGCACCAAAAATCTATGGTCTCGATGAGATTGAAAAAAGTAAAACTGTCTACATCACGGAAGGTCCATTCGACTCAACTTTCATTCGCAACGCGATTGCTCTTTGTGGAGCTGACGGTGATATTGGTAAGTGGGGTATTGACAATTGTGTTTGGATCTATGATAACGAACCAAGGAATGCTGAAATCCATCGCAGAATCGAACAATGTATCAGTAGAGGAGATAAGGTCGTAATATGGCCTTCCAACATAAAGGAAAAAGATATTAATGATATGACACTATCTGGACTTGATGTTCAGTCTGTGATAGAATTAAATACATATTCTGGATTAGAAGCAAAACTTAAATTTACTAATTGGAAGAAAATATGAGTAACGGAACAAAAGTACAAAAGCGTGATGGTCGAATTGAACCTCTCGACCTTGATAAGATGCATTTGATGGTTGAGGAGGCGTGTAAGGGTCTTGCAGGGGTCTCTGCAAGTCAAGTTGAAATGAAGTCTGGTATTCAATTTTATGATGGAATCTCTACCGGAGAGATTCAAGAAATTCTAATTCGTAGTGCAAGTGATCTTATTGATCTGGATCATCCAAACTATCAATATGTTGCTGCTCGTTTGCTTCTGTTCTCAGTTCGCAAACAACTTTATGGGAAGATGAAAGAACTTCCTACACTAGAACAGCACATTATCGATTGTGTCTCTGCTGAGGTATATGATAATGATATTTACAACAAATACTCTCAAGAAGAAATTGCAAAAGCTGATAGTTGGATTGATCATGAGCGTGACATGCTATTCACTTATGCAGGTCTACGTCAGGTCGTTGATAAGTACCTCGTGCAAGATAGAAGCAGTGGCGGTGTATATGAAACACCACAGTTTATGTACATGATGATTGCTTTGACTATCTTTGCGGAGTATCCAAAAGAAACTAGAATGTCATATGTAAAGAGGTATTATGACGCAATCTCAAAACACAAAATCAACATCCCAACACCAATCATGGCAGGAGTGCGGACTCCGCTTAGACAATTTGCTAGCTGTGTGCTTGTTGACGTTGATGACACCCTCGATAGTATCTTTAGTAGCGATATGGCTATTGGCAGATACGTTGCACAGAGGGCGGGGATCGGCATCAACGCTGGTCGCATCCGTGGCATCAACAGCAAAATCAGAGGTGGAGAAGTTCAACACACGGGTGTTGTACCATTTCTCAAGAAGTTTGAAGCAACTGTCAGATGTTGCACGCAAAATGGCATACGAGGTGGATCCGCGACAGTCCACTTCCCAATCTGGCACCAAGAAATAGAAGACATTCTAGTTCTTAAAAATAACAAGGGTACGGAGGATAATCGAGTTCGTAAACTTGACTACTCTATTCAGATTTCAAAGTTGTTCTATGAAAGGTTTATCAAAGATGAAGAGGTTACTCTCTTCAGTCCCCATGACGTACCTGGACTTTATGATTCTTTCGGACTCCCTAGTTTTGATGATCTCTACGTTTCGTATGAGAACGATCCGTCCGTTCCGAAAAAGACTATTAAAGCGCAAGAACTCATTCTCAACCTCCTTAAAGAAAGGGCTGAAACGGGTCGTATCTACATCATGAATATCGACCATTGCAATTCTCACTCATCCTTTAAGGATAAAGTTGAGATGAGCAATCTTTGTCAGGAAATCACTTTGCCAACTTATCCAATCCAGCATATTGATGATACGAGTGGTGAGATTGCACTTTGCATTCTTTCTGCTATCAATGTTGGTAAGGTTAAGTCTGATGATGAACTTGAGGAACTTTGTGAACTTTCGGTTCGCGGACTTGATGAGTTGATTGACTATCAAAAATACCCCGTAGCAGCAGCGGAGATCGCCACCAAGGCACGTCGTTCTCTTGGAATAGGGTTTATTGGTCTTGCACACTATTTGGCAAAATTGGGATTCAATTATGGAGACCAGGAGGCCTGGGATGCAGTTCATGGACTTTCAGAGTCTTTCCAATATTATCTTCTCAAAGCATCTAATCAACTTGCTAAAGAGAAAGGGCATTGCGAATACTTTGGTCGTACTAAGTATGCAGATGGAATTCTTCCAGTTGATACTTATAAAAAGGATGTGGATGAAATTACTACAAATAACCTAACACATGATTGGGAAACTCTTAGAGCATCTATCTTGGAATACGGCCTCAGGCACTCAACTCTGTCCGCACAGATGCCTTCGGAGAGTAGCTCCGTTGTGTCAAACGCAACTAACGGTATCGAACCACCTAGAGATTACTTGTCCGTTAAGAAATCAAAGAAAGGACCTCTTAAGCAAATTGTTCCACAATATCAAACTCTCAAGAACAACTATACGCTTTTATGGGATATGCCTAACAATACTGGGTATATTAATGTTGTTGCAGTGATGCAAAAGTTCTTCGATCAAGCAATTTCTGGTAACTGGAGTTACAATCCAGAAAACTATGATAACAATGAAGTTCCTACTTCAGTTATGGCAAATGACTTTTTGACTACATACAAATATGGGTGGAAAACTTCTTACTATCAAAACACTTATGATATTAAGACTGATGAGGTGGTAGAAGAGAAACCCAATCTTAAAGATTTGCTAAGTGAGTTAAGTTCAGTAGAGGAGGGAGAGTGTGAATCCTGTGCAGTTTAAGATTTCTTCAATAGAAGAACCAACACAGATTAAAGGAATGACAGTTTTTAATACTGAGCAAGTGAATACCAAAAAGCAACCAATGTTTTTTGGAAAACCTTTGGGAGTTCAGAGATACGATTCATACAAATATCCCGTATTCGATAAACTGACTACTCAGCAACTAGGTTACTTCTGGAGACCTGAAGAGGTTTCTCTCCAGAAGGACCGTGGAGATTATCAAACACTTCGCCCTGAGCAGAAGCATATCTATACTTCTAACTTGAAGTATCAGATCATGTTGGACTCTATTCAAGGTCGTGGACCTGGTATGGCTTTCATTCCATACTGCTCACTTCCCGAATTGGAAGCATGTATGGAAGTGTGGGGATTCATGGAAATGATTCACTCGCGTTCATACACGTATATCATTAAAAATGTATATTCAGACCCAAGTGAGGTGTTTGATAAAATTGTGACTGATGAGCGTATTCTGGAGCGTGCTAAGAGCGTTACAGAATCATATGATGACTTCATTCAATCATCGCAACAGTATGGTGTGTCTGATGCTTGGATGCACAATCTTGAAGGAGTATCATACGCAAAGGAAACACTTAATGACGTTAAACGAAAACTCTACAGAGCAGTCGCAAACGTTAACATTCTTGAAGGTATTCGCTTCTACGTTAGTTTTGCTTGTAGTTTCGCCTTTGGCGAACTTAAGCTTATGGAAGGATCCGCTAAAATCATTAGTCTCATCGCAAGAGACGAAAACCAACATCTAGCTATCACTCAGAACATTTTGAACAAATGGCGCGATGGTGATGATCCAGAAATGAAGCAGATTATGAAAGAGGAAGAAGAGTGGACATATGCTATGTTTGATCGTGCTGTAAATGAAGAAAAGCGTTGGGCAGATTATCTGTTCAAAGATGGAAGCATGATTGGACTAAACGATAAACTTCTTCAACAATACGTTGAGTGGATTGCCAATAGAAGACTTAAAGCGATTGGACTAAAACCTCAATACGATATCTCAGCAAACAATAATCCACTTCCTTGGACTCAGCACTGGATTTCCTCTAAAGGTCTCCAGGTGGCTCCCCAGGAAACAGAAGTAGAAAGTTATGTAGTAGGTGGAATCAAACAGGATGTGAAAAAAGACACATTCAGTGGTTTCAAACTGTAATAATATACAAAAACTTTATTGGAGGGGTGTGGAAACTCCCCTCTTTTTTGTATAAAATAAAAATAAATAATTCTTAACAATACTTAACGCAAATAATAAAAAATGCCTTATCCTGTTACTTTAGAAGATTTGCTAAGTCAAAAGACCTCATTATCTTCAAGTTCCGAAGATTCAGTTTTAGATGTAAAGTCTCCATATGTTATTTTTGTCGGCAATGAAGGATCTGAAAAACTTGAGAGTAAGATACAATCAATGCTTAGTGATGTTGGTGTAGATTCGGCACCAACTAAAGTTTTTTCTGAACTTAATGGATTCACAGTAGATATTACAGAGTCTCAAGCAGAACAACTAAAGGGTGTCGGTGGTGTAAAAAGTATTGAAAAAGATTTACCTGTTTTCTTTGAGTCTCCTGTTGCCGAGGCACTAAAGTCAAGGTCAAGGTCTAAGTTAAAAACAAAAGTCACAACATCTTCGTTGTCAAGTTACAATGATGGTTTTGCTGGCACTGGAGAATATCTCCCTTGGGGAGTTCGTGCTGTATGGCAGGGGCAAGATGTTTCTACAAAAGGAAACTTTGCGAGTGATAGTTATGTTTTTGTTATTGATACAGGTGTATCAAATACAACTGGGGATTTAAACTTAGCATCTAATAGTACTTGGCACCGCAGTTGGATTCCTGGAGCAACTCCATTTACTGATGATGACGGACACGGAACACACGTAGCGGGCACTGTTGCTGCTTTGGCAAATGGTATTGGAGTTGTTGGAGTTGCTCCAGGAGCTCAAGTAGTTTCACTGAAGGTATTTGATAGTATTGGTAGTGGGGCAAGTTATTCAACAATTATAGATGCTATCAATTACGCTGTATCAGTAATTAATACTAACGGTTTAGATAAGAATAAAGTTGTAATCAATATGAGTCTGGGTGGACCCTTCAGTTCATCTCTAGACAGTGCGGTTAGAAATGCCGCAAATCAAGGAATTAAGTTTGCCATTGCTGCTGGAAATAGTGGTTCTGATGCTGATGGTTTCTCTCCTGCTTCTGCTGGGGACAATCCAAATGTCTTTACTGTTTCTGCTGTAGATAAGAACTATAATATGACATCCTGGTCCAACTGGGATGGAAATGACAGCGTTGACGATGTTGATGTTGCTGCCCCAGGAGCAGGTGTTCTTTCACTCTATCGTGGTGGACTTTCATACCTAAGCGGAACCTCTATGGCCGCGCCACACGTTGCTGGATTATTGTTAGCAGGTGGGGTTACTCGTGGAAGTCTTGTTAATCCTTATTACACTGGCACGGCTGACCCATTCGCTGTTGCTTCAAACACAACATCCACACCAACTCCTACCCCTAGTCCAACTCCAGTTGTTGATAAAGATTTAGTACTTTGGGGTACAACTAGAAGTGATGTAATCACAGGTGCTGGGGGTAATGATCGTCTTAGTGGAGTTCTTGCTTCTGGCACTAGTTCTTTTGCTATGGGTGGAGGACAAATTGATGAGATTACCGGTCTTGCTGGGTCTGATGTATTTGTTTTAGGTGACAGTCGTGGAGTATTCTATAATGATAGAAACTCACGTACTACTGGTACTTCAGACTATGCCTATATTAAAGATTTCAAATCTGGTGAAGATAAACTACAACTTCGTAATTCAAATTATTTCCTTGCCTCTTCTAATGGAAACTTATTTTTGTATTGGGATTCTAACTATAATGGCACTTTCCAAACAAGCGGCCGTAGCCAAGACGAACTGATTGCTGTACTGGGTGGTGTGTCTACATTAACTAACAATGATGTAACTTTCGTGTAATAATATAATAAAACTTTATAGATAGGGGAGACAACCTCCCCATTTTTTATGCCTAAGAATCAACTGACTAAAGACGAAATAAAAGTTCGTGTCTTAAAATTAAAAGACCAATTGTATAAGGACCACGTTAGACCAGAAATGGATATGAAAGGACTAGCCCATAAATATCTCAACGATGTCCTTGATATAATTGATGAGTACAGATATTGACTATGAAAACCCTTGGATGTATAATGAGGTTCCTTTTACCAGTGCTGATATTGGGGACAACTTTGGGTTTGTTTATCTCATTACCAATAAGCTCAACTCAAGACAATACATTGGTAGAAAATATTTTTGGTCGTTCAGAACGCCAAAAGGTAAAAAACGAAAAGTAAAATCTGAATCTGATTGGAAAAACTATTATGGGTCCTGTCCGGAACTTAAAGAAGACATTATCAAAACTGGTAGACAAAATTTTAGTCGAACTATCTTATCATTACATAAAACAAAGGGCAAAACAAACTTTGAGGAGACCAGACGACTCTTCACCCACAATGTCCTCACAGAAGCCCTTGACAACGGAGACCCCGCCTTCTACAATAGCAACATCCTCAACAGGTACTTCCGAAAAGATTATTATGGAAACACAGATTGAAAGTGAACCTGTGGCACAAGTTCGTGAATGGGCTGTTGAAAAAATCCAACTTCTTCACGATGCAGATAGGCATAAGAATGCTAAAGCACTTGCAGCAGAGTTTGATGAATGGATTAATATTCCTGATGGTGTAGAGGAACTTGATTATCTCTGTTTAGAAGATCAAGATTGGACTGACGAACAAGAGATTGATGTTCGGTAAACCAACTTCTTGACAAATCCTAAATATTCACTTATAATGTTAAGATTCACAACTATGTGAATCTTTTTTTATTATGAGATTTTGAGTGTGATTTAGAGCCGTGGGCGCTGCCCCTGAGAAGGGGAACTTCTCCTTTGCCTATACGGATGTAGAGTTCAATTAAATTTAGTGCAAAATTTCTTTACAGTAGCCCTGCCCCTTCTGGCAACGGTTACAACCAACGCGGCATCACTGCCATTCGTCAACTACAAGATGCAAGGTCCGCCCCCTCCAGTTCCTGGACAAGCACCTTTCTCTATCGTTAAAGAATTTGACCTTGTAGATGAAAAGAAGACAGCAATCCGAGAGGTTGCATTACCAAAGCCAAAAGAAAAAAGGCTAATTTGTAAAGGGTGTAATGAACATGAGAATGCTACCCTGGCATTTTTCCAGGAACGTGGTATTAAAGACAGAAACGCCCTTGCTACCATCATGGGTAATATTCGTCAGGAATCAACTTTTGTTCCTAACATTTGTGAAGGTGGTAGTAGAACCAGTTGGAGTAACTGCGGTGGCGGTTACGGACTGATTCAATGGACATCTGCCAACAGATATTATGGATTGGGTGATTTTGCTAAGAAGTATGGTGGTTCTCCATCATCACTTCACACGCAACTTCGTTATCTAACAAATGAAGTCCAATGGCAACAGATCGAAGACAGGATGAAAACTCCTGGCAAGTCTATCAATCGTTACATGGACTATGCGTATAGTTGGATTGGTTGGGGCCATCATGGTGCCCGCACTTCGTATGCTCATGATTATGCGTCCCGACTGATTACGGTAGAAGTTTGATACAATAAAATATAACAACTGAATAATAAATAGAGGAGAGCGGTTGCTACTCCTCTTTTTTTATGTTTAATTTTAACTTCGGTAAGAAGAGACCAGATAAGAAGCAGTTAATCATTATAAGCGCCATACTCAGTGCTATCGTAGCAACCCTTTCCCAATGCACTGGAGTGTCCCCAGAGCGTCTCTGGGACCTCCTAGACGAGGTGCAAAGGGAGTTCTTCCCACAGACCATAATCAACGATGTCCTGCTCCAAGACCCAGGAGTAGTGGATAGAAGAGTTGAGAGGGATGTGGATAAAGCAATCAGAGAATATGAGGCCTTGACAAGGGACTCCGAACCACCTAGGATACCTTTGCCCAGGTTGATTGAAAAGGCTCCAGATGAAGCTTTATGTTACTCAGAAGACTGTAAGAAACTTGGAGGTGAAATGAGATTATGTGCTCCATGGGTTGACAGTTGTAAGGAAGAGGATGTAAAATAGAATACATCGGGTAGGTGTCCGAGTGGTTAATGGAGGCGGACTGTAAATCCGCTGGCTCTGCCTACGGGGGTTCAAATCCCTCCCTGCCCACCTTGACAATCAAATCCTTAACTGATATGATTGTCCCATGACTCAATAGCTCAGTTGGATAGAGCAACTGCCTTCTAAGCAGTCGGTCGTAGGTTCGAGTCCTACTTGAGTCGCCTTGTCGTTGTGGCGGAATTGGTAGACGCGCTGGGTTTAGGTTCCAGTAGATTAATCTGTGAAGGTTCAAGTCCTTTCAACGACACTTGACAATCAAACTAAAATAGTTTATGATTGTCTCAATGCGAAATTGGTGTAGTGGTAACATCCCATCCTTCCAAGTTGGTGTCACGGGTTCGAATCCCGTATTTCGCTCTGAACCTTAAGGTTCTTATTCCCCTGTGGCGCAGCGGTAGCGCAGTTGACTGTTAATCAATGGGTCGCAAGTTCGAATCTTGCCGGGGGAGCCTAGGGCGATTAGCGCAGTGGTAGCGCACCTCCTTTACACGGAGAGGGTCGGGGGTTCGAATCCCTCATCGCCCACTTTCATAAATACTTACAAAAAAGTATAATGGAAACACTATATAAGTTATTATCAGATACTCAAGCAAGTCTTTTTGTATTGTTTCAAAAGACTTGGATATATCATTGGAACGTAGTTGGTCCTAACTTTAAAGAGTTCCACGATTTATTTGGTGCTCATTATGAAGCAATGTTCGAACAGATTGACCGTCTGACCGAGCATATGAGATATCTAAATATTAAACCAGTTCCTACTTTAACAAGAATTACTGAGGTATCTCACGTTGAAGAGGCAAATAGTTCTCTAGATGCTATGGGAATGGTGAATGACCTAATTAAGTGTCACGAAAAGATTATAGAACTTCTAACTCAAGTATCAGAAGAAGCTGAGAACCAGAAATCAAAAGGAACAATTAACCTTGTTGATGATTTAAATGAAGAACACGGCAAATTTATCTGGATGTTAAGGTCATTTACACAATGACAGGATTTATGAATTATGATTATAGTAAGATGCAGAGATTGCAACAGAGAATTAACTGGCACAAATAAAACTCAAGTTTGTGGTTGTCCTAATATGATGACCGTTAAAGGTGATAGTGTTTCGGCTGTTGACTTAAGTAGAGTAGTTATGGTAAACTCTACACAGAAAGAACAAAAGAACGTTCTAACTTCTCAAGATATTGCCTGGCAAGAGGCAAGAAGACAACGTAAAGTTCGTAGGTTAGACTTCGAAATTCGTTGAACTTAATATTGGAAAGGTGGTCGAGTGGTTGAAGGCTCCAGTCTTGAAAACTGGCGATGTGCGAGCATCCGTGGGTTCGAATCCCACCCTTTCCGTTTCATATGATACCAATTTAATATTTTATTTGGTTTTCTGTATCGTAGTGTTACAAAACGCTGACATTTTGTTGACTTTGAAATGTCTGTGATTAGTATATAATAGTAATACGTTTCACAGAAATGGACCAACATACTTACGAAAATTGGGTCCGTATTAAAGCAACTTTTGAGGAATCTGGTAATACTGATAATATGTTCTATAAGAGAGCAGTTCAGATAGTTAAAACCAGAATAGACCCTCTCGCAAAATTTTTGGGAGATGAGAAGTGATGGAACCACACGATGAATTTATTACAAGAACTGAAGTGCAGGAGATGATTGATGATGCCATACGAAGACATAATCGTAATGCTTCGATTATTTCAATGTGTGTTGGTTGGGTTGTTCTTGCTCTTTTTGCTGAAGGTCTTCTTCGACTCATTGGAGTAATACCACCAGTATTCCCATGGCTAGACATTACCCTGAAATAATAGGAATTGTTTTCCTGTTGGTTTTTGCTGCCACTATGTTCTATCAAGGAACGTGTATTATGCGAGGGCAGCGTGGATATTCTCTTCGTGATTATCTCAAACAAGATAGTGAGAACATGCGTAAACGAATAGAAGAACTACTCAAGGATAAATGATTGTTCTAACAGAAGAGGATTTAAAAGAACTGCAGCAAAGAGTTCTGCAGTTAAAAATGAATGAACTATTTGAGGAACCATCTACATACGAGGATGAAGATGACGACGACTGATTGGCTTATATTCATTGAGTTCTTCTCTCACATCTTATACTTGTTTATTGCTTTTATGTGTGGGATAATTATTGGGTATATTGTTGGTTTTAGAGACGGAGGAATGTGATGTTTAAAACACTCTTGTTTTCCACTCTCATCTATGCTATACTGATGTTGTCTTGGATTTGTTCTCAATGATTTTCCACATTGTAGAAACACTGGCAGCAAATCAATTCTTTCTCTTTCTATGTGGGATGGGGTTGACAGTTATTCCTTTTGCTGGTATTATGTTTATACATAGAGAGAAGTAACGGGGTGTAGCGCAGCTTGGTAGCGCATCTGCTTTGGGAGCAGAGGGTCGCAGGTTCGAATCCTGTCACCCCGACTCATAAAAATCACTTTATGAAAATGCAAGAACTAGAAGAACTTCAATCCTTTACAGTCAAAGAGTTTCAATCTGATTTTGATAATCTAATGCAAAGAGTAGAAAACGGTGAATCATTTATCATACGAGACGGAAATAATAGCGCAGTGATAGTTCCTTACAACGAAACCATAAGGTATGCAATAGAACCAGTTGTGGATTCGGAACTCATACGAATACACAAAGACCACGAAGAAGGTTCTTGACACAGGGTTCTGAGTCCCCTATAATAGATTCAGGTTCAAGGGACTGTCGCCTATGGGTTAAGGCCCACTGCTTATAACGGTGTGAACTGAGTTCAAGTCTCAGCAGTCCTACCAAATGCTCCTTTAGCAATCTGGTGAATGCAGCGAACTCATAATTCGCCTGAGGCGTGTTCGATCCACGCAAGGAGCATAGGACAGAATCAACACTGTCCATCTTGACTTCTCCAAGTCAAACCCTTATAATACTAAGGTCAACATTCAAAACAATGACTCTTACAGCAAAATTCAAGAAAGACATCCAAACTCTTCGTGGTGCAGCTAACGGCGATTTCTACCTTGATGTAAAGAATCCGAAACTATACAAAAAGGTTCGTCGGTATTATGAAAGTGAAGGCGTAGTATTTTCTGGAGATCCTTTGGATGATTATGAAATGCTTATGGAATATGTCTTCCAAGATCTTGAATCCGTTGAGGTTGCGTGATGAACGTAACCAGGAAACCAAATATTCTTATGGAACGTTTTCCTTATCGTTATGTCCAAGTTGGCACCTTGGAAATTAATGGTAAACCTGATTGTCGTATTCAAAAAGCAGACTCTTATACTGGACGATATCGAGATATGTATCTCTGCGATAATGAAATGCAGTTGATGACTGCTATGGAAGACTTTAATTATACTCTTTGGTTAGATCCAGAAAGAGTTCCTTGTTATGTAAAAGACGATGAGGATGATGAGTAAATAGTCACGGATGGACTTTAACAGCACTGGTCGGGAGCAAACCCCTTTATGGCAAAGTCTAATGTATGCAGATACATTGGTAATATTCTTCTCTTATCAGGATATTTTTTCCTGCTATGGGGAGACATGAAGATTGGATTATTTGTAAAATGTATAGGGAACATCTTTGTTGTTCCTTTTGCAATCAAATATAAGTTCTGGGACATTCTCTTTTTATGTGGTTTCTATGCTGCTATTGAAGTGCCAAAACTAATCCAACTTTTCCTAGTTAAGTAAAACTAGGTGGTGGAGTCAAGTATGACCCTATTAGGTTTCTTGCTTCCTTAAAAAGCAAGTGGTGCGGATGGGACTCTCTCCCGCCTGGTTTCCAATTTCCAGTCAAAGAATTGGTGGCGAGCCTGAATAAATTTGAAGATGGGTTGCATAAACCCATCTTTTTTTGTATAATATATAAAAAGAGTTTTAATGTAATCTATGAGTGATTATAAGAAGACGGCACTTGTGCTTGGTGCTGGTGGCTTTATTGGAAGTCATATGGTAAAGAGACTACGTTCTGAAGGTTACTGGGTTCGTGGTGTTGACCTTAAGATTCCAGAGTATTCTGAATCAGAAGCACATGAATTCATTACGGGTGACCTTAGAGACCTTTCTTTTGTAGAAAGAACAGTACAATATAAAGGTCCTTATTGCAATTTTTATAACTTTGTTCCATCAAAGTATATTGAAACATTTGATGAGATCTATCAGTTTGCTGCTGATATGGGTGGTGCGGGATTTGTTTTTACTGGCGAGAATGATGCTGACATTATGCATAACTCAGCAACTATTAATTTGAATGTACTTGAGTCTCAACGTAAGTTGAATGACTTCAAAGGAACAAATAAAACTAAAATCTTTTATTCTGGATCTGCTTGCATGTATCCAGAGCACAATCAATTAGACCCAGAAAATCCAGATTGCCGTGAAGAATCAGCATACCCAGCTAACCCAGATTCTGAATATGGTTGGGAGAAACTGTTCTCAGAGCGGTTGTTTTTCGCTTATTCTCGTAATTATGGGATCCCTGTTCGGGTTGCTAGGTATCATAATATCTTTGGACCAGAGGGAACTTGGGAAGGGGGCAGAGAAAAAGCACCAGCAGCAATCTGTCGCAAAGTTGCCTATCTTCCTGAGGAGGGAGGATCCATCGAGGTGTGGGGAGATGGCTTACAAACTCGTTCCTTCTTGTATATTGATGAATGCATCGAAGCAACCCGCCGAATGATGGATTCTGATTTCCAAGGGCCAGTTAATATTGGTTCTGAGGAAATGGTAACTATCAACCAACTTGTTGATACTGCTGCAAAGGTTGCTGGTAAGAATGTAGAGAAGAACCACATTGATGGTCCTCTTGGAGTTCGTGGCCGTAATTCAAACAATGATCTTATCCGTGAGAAACTTGGTTGGGATTATTCTCAAACTCTAGAAGAAGGAATTCGTAAGACTTACAATTGGATTTCTGAACAAATCAAAGGAGAAAAAACTAGTGATTGATTTTAAACAAGAATATATTGATTTTTGCAATTTGCAACCATCGGATATTAATGAACATTTACCTACATTGTATGAATACGCTAAAAAGTGTAATCATGTAACTGAAATGGGTGTTAGAGGTGGAAATAGCTCTAGAGCATTTTTGTATGCAAATCCAAAACGATACATTGCCTATGATTTAGAATTATTTGATAGAGTTATCGAATTATTTGAACATTCGCAACAACTGGGGAATGATCACCATTATGTAAAAGCTGATGTCTTAGAAATTGAAATAGAAGAGACTGACCTTTTGTTCATTGATACAATGCATATTTACGAACAACTTAGAAATGAATTAGAGCTTCATGCGGGCAAAGTTAAAAAATATATTGCATTCCATGATACTGAAACTTTTGGTAGGGTAGGTGAGATTGGTGGTAAAGGACTTCTATATGCAATTGAAGAATTTTTGGAAGAAAATGATAATTGGAAAATAGTTCATGATGCAAAAAATAATAATGGACTTATGATAATTGAGAAAATCTAAGGTACAGGTTATATGAAATTGAGAAATTGTAAGTACATCTGCTCAACAGGTGGAAAAAGAGATGGTGAAGATATAGTAGAAAATTTAAATGTATTGGAAAACCATTGGGATTGTGGATTTTATTCAAATCATACCCAAACATTTTTATCGTTATTAATTTTATCCTCTCATGGCATTGTTCCAGACAAGATAGATTACTCGAATGGATTTAAATGCTTTGCTCCAGAGGCAGAAAAAAATCTTGATATTTATTCTGACTTCTGTAAAATTGATGAAAGTCAACAAATTCCATTATACCAAAATATTTTTATCCCAGATGAAAATAGAAAAGACTTTGGAAACTATCAGTTTCCAATATACAATCCTATTGTAAAAAGATTCTTTTCTCCCAGTGAAACCATTGAAAATAGAAAAAAAGAATTGGTAGAAAAATATAAAATAAATTTTTCAAAAACAATTTCTGTTTTGTATAGAGGAACTGATAAGTGGACAGAGGTAAGACTTGCCCCAGCTGAGCATTATTTGAGTGCAGTTCAACAAATATTGGATCAAACGGATGCTGAAAAGGTATTAATCCAAACCGATCAAACTCAAGTTTTAGAATTCTTCAAGGAAAAATTGGGTGACAAGGTAATTCATTTTGAAGAAACACCATCTACTTCAGGATCTAAAGCTATGAATGCTGTAATGTCCGAGTCTGATAAAAGTCAAATTGATTGGATGCAGTGGTTTGATGCTGCATTGAGATGTGTTTCTGAGAGTGCTTATTTGGTAAATCATACGGGCAATTGTGGACTGTGGGCAAATCTTTATCGGGGAAATGTAAACAATGTTTTTCAATTTAGTCAGTTTGGAGTTCTAGATTAAAATGAAAAAAATACCCGATTTAGTTTTTCATCATCACACCTCATTAGGGGATCATTTTATTTGTAACGGAATTGTTCATACTTATGCAGAACAATTGTGTGATAGGTTACATCTACCATGTCATCACAGATATTATGAAACCATTTCATGTCTTTATCAGGACTTTGAAAATATTATTGTTCACTCATTTGATGATGATTGGCCTACCCTAGAACAGGAAATGTTTCCTTGGGCTCAAAAAAATGGATGGCCAGTTACTAGAATAGGATTCGAAAATGTTTACTACAGAAACATACACAGAGTAAATTTACCACCAGAATATGTTTCAATTAATTTTGATAGGCAATTTTATGAGCAAGCTAATATTCTTTTTAGTGAAAGGTATAACAAATTTAGATTTCCTCAAAACATTGAAGGTTGTGAAGAATTGTATGCTAAATTGACAGAAGGCGAAACCGAGTATATAATTGTACATAGAAATTCTAGCGCTGCTGGAGGAAAATCTACAGCTAAAGACCATTTGTTAAAAAAAGGATATGATATCGATCTCTACAGTTGGAGAAAAGATAATGATTCTAATCTGAAGGTTGTTGAAATTCAAATGGGACAAACTTCAAATATGTTGGCATATATGAAGTTAATTGAAAACGCAAAGGAAATACATTGTATTAATAGTAGTTTCTTCTGTTTAGTTGATAGTGTATGTACCAAAATCAAAGCAAAACTTTTTTATCATGATATCCGCATTAATAATATAACGCAAATTAATTGCTGGACTACTGGAGGAAATCGTTGGACTGTTGTTGATTATCCCTATAAAAAATAATAAAAATGGAATTAATTAAATTTGAAAATACTGATTACCTAAAATTTCAATCATTGGGAAATGCCTCACAATTCGCAATTCCTTTTGCGAAACAAGTATGTTTTGGCGAAGGGTATGATATTGGATGTATGAAAATAGAATGGTCTCTTCCGGGATCTATTCCAATTGATTTGGAATTTGATGATCCTTGGGATGCTAATAATTTGCCAGACAAACAAGTTGATTATATTTTTTCTAGTCATTGTTTGGAGCATGTTCCTGATTGGGTTTTTACTCTAGATTATTGGTATGATAAATTAGTTTCTGGTGGAATTTTGTTTTTATATCTTCCTGATTTTAGTCAAAGATATTGGAGACCTTGGAACAATAAAAAACATAAACATGTTTTTACTCCTGAAATAATTTCTGAATATTTAAAATACAAAAAATATAAAAATATTTTTGTTTCAGGAATTGACTTAAATAATTCTTTTATGTGTGTATGCGAAAAATGAAAAAAGTAGCAGCTGTAACTTGGTGTACTGATGATTATGCAGTATATTTAAAACCAGAAAAATTAAAAAAATCAATCAATTATTTTCACCCAGAGATTGATTTTTATATTGTAGACTCCGAACAAACTGAAAAAATAAAACAAGAAAATCCTTGGTTGGTATCAGATAAAGTTAAATGCCAGGACTGGATAAAAGTACTTGCATGTCTTCCTTATGTTGAAGACTATGATATGGTTATTCTTTTAGATTCTGACTGTATTTGTACTGGAAGTCTTGATAAAGTTATTGAGTCTGACAAAGAACTTATTGGTGTTAGAAATAATAATTTTTATGGTAAAGCAGGTGCAGCACAACCATGCACTGTTCCTTTTTATGAACCATATGGTGATGGTGGAATAATTGGCGGAAGTGATTTCGTTAATGCTGGATTTGTTGCATCAAATGATAAGCAATTTTGGTATGAATGGGGAGATTTTAATAAATTTGTAGCAGAACAAAGTGACTGTAGAACTTTTACTTTTAGACCTTGGCCTTTAATTAGAAACGAGCAAGATACTTGGAATCATATTTTTCATGCCAAAGACAAGTATACAAGCGAAATTATTGACAGAGAAGGAAGTGGTGTTACTTATGGTATAATTAATGCTTGGGGAGAAATTGATCATTGGGAAAGTTGGAAAAAATTATACGTAAAAGATAATCAAATTTTTATTGATCACCCAGTTACTGGAGAACCATTGAGAACTAGTTTCCTTCATGGTGCTGGAGTTGGAACTATGGAAACAATTAAACCATTGGGAGATCAATATCAATGGATCTATAGTATTGTTCCTGAAGAAGTTTCTGATTATATCCGTTCTATTGTAGAAGATTAAAAAAATGTTTGGCCAAAATGAAACTGTAAAAATTGATATAGTCCACGCAAATATTATTGGTGGATTGGTTGCTTCCGCAAAACCAGATAATATTTTGGAACTTGGCATTGGTGGCGGTAGGTCTACTGATCAAATTCTAAGTTCAATTGAATTTAATCAAAACAATCCAAAGTATACTCTTGTTGATAATTGGTATGATTTTGGATTTACTATGCCAAGTGAAGTAAAAGAAAAATATTCTGAAAAAATTAATATAGTAACATCGGATGAAAAAGAATTTATTTTTTCAACAAAAGATAAGTATGATTTTATAATGTCCGATGCTGATCATCACCATACTAATGAATGGTTTGAGTATGTTTACAATGAATTACTACTCCCCGAAGGTATTTTGATTTATCACGATGTAAATATTTTTCCAGAAATTGAAGGAAACTTCCCAAATTTGGTAGAGATTTTAGATAAGTGTAAGAAACAAAATATTCATCACAAACTCTTTAATAAATCTACACTCCCCTATGAAAGATGTTATAGAGGATTATTAGTTATTTTTAAGCATTGATATGAATATTTTTGTGAACGGAACATTCGATATTCTACATAGAGGTCACTTAGAACTTTTGAACTACGCAAAAAGTCTAGGTGACTATTTGTGTGTGGGTATTGATACGGATGACAGAGTGAGGGAAAAGAAAGGTCCTACAAGACCTATACATAGTCAAGAAGAAAGGAAATTTTTTCTAGAAAATTTAAAAGCAGTAGATGAGGTAAAACTCTTTTCGAGTGATGAAGAACTTGAGGGATTGGTAAAATCGTTCAAACCTGATATAATGGTTGTAGGTTCTGATTGGAAAGATAAATCTGTTATAGGTTCTTATTATGCTGCAAAACTAATATTCTTTGACCGTATAGGTGATTATGCCACAACAAAAACCATACAAGATATTATTAATCGGAGATAGTTGCGTTGATGAATATGTCTATGGAACTTGTGAAAGATTAAATCCAGAAGCCCCAGTGCCTATTTTAAAGTTTGGTAGAAAGGAAACCAAAAATGGTATGGCATGGAATGTTAGGAATAATCTTCTGGCATTTGGTATGGAAGTTTACATGCTAACCAATAAGGAAAGAATAATCAAAACAAGATATATTGACGAAAAGTATAACCAACAAATACTTAGAGTTGATGTTGAAGATAATGTTTCTCCTATGGATTATGAAATACCTGATGAGGAATACGATGCAATTGTAATATCAGATTATGATAAAGGTTTTATAACACAAGAAAAATTATTTGAAATTGTTTCTAATTCTAATTTTCCAGTATTTGTTGATAGTAAGAAAACAATTCTTCCTGAAAGTAATTGTTTTATTAAAATCAATGATAATGAATCAAAACTTTTAAAAAGTAAAAATGATAATTTAATTATTACTAGGGGATCTGCGGGTGCTGAATATAATGGTGTGTTATATCCAGGAGAAAAGGTAAGTATTTTTGATGTAGTTGGAGCAGGTGATACCTTTTTATCTGCATTGGTTTACTTTTATCTTGAATGTGGTACAATAGAAAAAGCAATTCCTTATGCCAACAAGGCTGCATCTATTGCTGTTTCTAATTTTGGAACTTACGTTTTAACTGAAGAGGATATAAATGCAATATGTAATTGATATTGACGGAACAATTTGCGAAAACGGTGATTGTTCGTCTTGTAAATATGAAGGAAGTTCTCCTCTTTTAGAGCGAATTGATAAAATTAATAAATTGTATGATGAAGGGCATGTGATTAAATACTTTACTGCTCGCGGTATGGGGAGATATGATGATAATGCAACCAAAGCAAAAGAAAAGTTTTATGCATTAACAAAAATGCAATTAGATTTATGGGGATGCAAATACCACGAACTTATACTAGGAAAACCTTCTGGAGATATCTACATAGACGATAAAGGAATAAATGCAAATGACTTCTTCAATTAAATATGTTCCCAAAGGATGGGGATATGAGAAATGGATCGTGAATAAAAAAGAATACTGTGGAAAACTTCTTTTCTTTCAAAAAGGTAAAAGGTGTTCTTGGCATTATCACAAACTTAAGGACGAAACATTTTATTTACAATCGGGCAAAATGATGCTATATTATTCTGATGAGGATGATATTTCATCGGCAAAAACTTTAGTATTAAATTCTGGAGATAACTTTTATGTTTATCCAGGCCTTAGACATCAAATGATTGCTTTAGAAGATAGTGATTTATTTGAGTTCTCGACGGAACATTTTGATGAAGACAGTTATCGTGTAATTAAAGGAGATTAAAATGAGTTTTGAAATTAGATTTATAGAAGGTCAGCATAGAGGATTTCTTTCTAACTATCTAACAATATTGACTAGTTTTTATGTTCTTGAAAAAAAAGGATTTGATCTAAACAAGATTTGCATATCCCCATCAATGTTTATGTTGTATGGGAATCCTGCAAATTGGTTTGATCCTTCTAGAGTTTCGGATGATGCTAATAAAGTTTTTAATACTCAAGATGGGTGGTATCATCAATATCCGTGGGCTTCTTATAGAGAATTTGATATAGACAAATATCGTAAGTACTTTCCTTATAATGAGAGAGTTCAAGGCATCATTGATTCTATTGATCGAAACAAATATAAAAATTCCTTAGGAGTTCATTATAGGGGAACTGATGGTGTAATGCACACTGAATTTGTCAGTGTGGAAAAATATATCGAATCTACCGAGAAAGAATTTTTGGAAGGAAACTATGATAGTATTTTTATCACCACAGATCAATCCGACGTTATTGATAAGTTTTTAGACTATTTTAAAAAACAACATAACTTTACTAATTTTTATTTTTATGATCATCAGAGAACTATGAGTAATTCTGGTCTTCATTATTCAATCGAGGCAAGACCTAATGATTTAGCTAGAGTTCTTGCTGGAGATGAAGTTTTAATTGATGCTCATACTTTATCTATGTGCAAAACAATCATTGGAAAGTCTTCTAATATTACCAACTATGCACGTATCTTGAGTCCTTATATTGAAATTTTATATCAAGATCTTCATACTAGGAATGACTATGGTGATCATTCTGATTTTAATGAAAAAGGATATTTGGAAAGATTTCCTCAAATTAGAATGAGAGACATTCAACCTTTTATTTTTAACTGGAACAACCAGTTTGAAAAAACCTGCGCCATTGAAGATGCACTGAAAGAAATTTTTGATGATGTTACTGTAATTAACAGCGATGATAATAATACCAGAGAAGGTTGGATTGACTTAGGTGACTCTGCATATTTTACTTCTCAATTTACCAAAGCACTTGAACTTTTTAAAGACGATAAGAAAGTTCTTCTTCATATTCAAGGTGACACTGAATATGATAAATGGAAAGAACTTGTAAACGATGCAAGAAAGTATTATAATCTTTATGAATGGGGAGTCTATTCCCCAGATGTAACCAATGTCTGGTATACTCCAGACCAAACAGACATTGAAGGATTGGAATCTGAAGATTCAAATATTAAGATGGTGGCATGTACTGATGAAACAGTTTGGTTCATTCACAGAGATATAATTAAAGATTTTTATAATAGAAATCTGTCAGAAATTATGACTCCCGAAACCATGAAGATGGGATGGGGATGGGATCTCGTAATGAATGCAATTTCTTTCATTATGCAAAGGCCTGTTATTAGAGATTATAACCATCAAATTCAACATGCATTAGGAACAAATTACAATAAAGAAACAGCAGGCCAAGAAATGGCAAATTTATGGTCTAATTTGCCGGATGACCTAAAGGAGTGTATTAGTTATATCAAGGGTGATAGAGAAAAATTAGTAAAATACTTTGAATAATGGATAATAACAAGTCAACATTTAAACTTAAAGGCCTTCCTCAAATCTATTGGATAAATTTGGATGCAGATACTCACCGCCGCGAGTATATGGAAAAACAATTTGAGTATTGGGAAATTCAAAATCATACACGTATTTCTGGTTATGATGGGAGGGAAGATGATGTGTCCAGTCATCTTAAAGGAAGAATCCCCGATAATGTAAGTCAGAATGAGTTGGGATGTTGTATGTCCCATCTTAAAGCAATCAAACATTTTTATGAAAATACGAATGATGATTACTGCCTAATTCTTGAAGATGATGTTAATCTTGATATGGCAAAGTATTGGAATTTTACTTGGACGGAATTTTTCTCACTTATCCCGTATGATTGGGATTGTGTGCAATTAACTACAATTTGTACTGGAGATATTCACGTCAAATTGCATTTAAAGTTTATTAATGACTTTTCTGCGGCAATCTACCTCATTAGTAGACATCATGCATCTAAACTAATGAAACATCATGTTCGTGGTGATAAGTATAAACTTGATAATGGCGTAAAACCAAGGGCAGTTTCTGAAGATACAATTTTAGAAACTGGTAAGACTTATACTATTCCTCTTTTCTTATATAACTTGAATATGGGTTCTGCTATACATATGGATCACCTTAGTATTTTCCATAAAGGGCCTCATGATGCTTTACTAAATTGGTGGCAACAATCTGGAGCAGATGTTGACATCAGAGAATATATGAATTATGATCCATATCTTGGTAGGATTACCGAATCATCTCAGAAAGCCACTTGACAAAAAACCAAGTCGCCTTTAAACTAAATAAGTACTTAAGAATTCTGTTGTAATTCTTAATCTTTGTCCTATAGTACAAACAAACAACAATCTATGAAATTCTTTCAACAACTGATGCTTGCACCTGTTGCTCTGGGAATGGTTGCTCCTGCTGCGATGGCCGCAGAACTTAATATGAATGGAGTCAACCAATATGCTTCCCAAGAACAGGTAACAAGCGTTACCCAATTTTCTGATGTGCAACCAACCGATTGGGCATATCAGGCACTCAGCAACCTAGTAGAGCGTTATGGTTGCGTTGCTGGTTATCCCAACGGCACTTTCCGTGGTGGTCGTGCAATGACCCGCTATGAGGCAGCAGCACTTCTCAATGCTTGCCTTGACCGTGTAACTGAAGTTACTGATGAACTCAAGCGTCTTGCTAATGAGTTTGCTGCAGAACTCGCAGTTCTCAAGGGTCGTGTAGATGGTCTGGAAGCACAAGTTACTACACTTGAAGCTCAACAGTTTTCCACCACTACCAAACTCCGTGGTGAAGCAAACTTTGTTCTTGGTGGTGTTGATGATTACCAAACCAAAGGTGGTGACATCACCCGCACCGCATTCAACTATGATCTGCGTCTGAACCTGGATACTTCATTCACTGGTAAGGATCTGCTTCGCACTCGTCTGCGTTCTGCTAACTTCAGCAGCAATCCTTTCGGTTCCAGTTCTTCAATCTTCAAGCTTGATAAGGCAGACGGCACTGTAAGCGAAGTTGGTAACAATGTAGTTATCGACCGTCTGTTCTATCAGTTCCCTGCTTTCAATAACAAAGCAACCATCACTGCTGGTGCTCTGGTTCGTAACACTGAGATGGCTTGGATTCCTTCGGCATATGACTCCAAGATTCTTGACTTCTTCCAAGTAGCAGGTGCTCCTGGTGTTTATAACAAGGCAACTGGTTCTGGTTTCGGTATCCAGTATGGCAAGAAAGGTCTTGTTGCTGGAATCAACTATGTAGCACAAAATGGTGCTGATAGTTCCACTGGTGAGTTTGACCGTTCTGGTGCTCTGAATACTCTGGCACAAGTCGGTTATCGTGGCACTAACTGGGGTGCTGCTTTCGGTTATCGTTATGGAACTGAAGGCACCCGTGTTCGCACTTACAATGGCCTTGATGGTGCTTCAGGTGCTCTGGTTCCTGGTCAAACCTCTAACGGTTATGCTATCAACGCATACTGGGAACCCACCCAATCTGGTTGGGCACCTTCTATCTCCGCAGGTTATGGTTGGAACACTGTAAGTAGCACCCAAAGTGATGCTACAAACAGTCAGTCCTGGTTTGCTGGTCTCACCTGGGATGATGTGTTTGTTGATGGTAACTCTGCTGGTGTTGCTATCGGTCAAGCACCTACTGGAGAAAATCTTGAGAAGTCCACTCTTCTTGAAATCTTCTACAAGTATCAAGTGTCTGATAACATCAGTGTCACTCCTGCTATCATCTATGGTAGCGACAATCAGCGTCTTGCTGGCAACTCCTCCAACTGGGGTGGCGTGATTCAAACTACCTTCAAGTTCTGATAATCCACTCATAACTTGAGTTAAAGCACTCCATTACGGGGTGCTTTTTTATTGGTTAACCAAAACCTTAACCAAACCTTAGTGGACTTTAAGATTGTCTTTTGATATTATTGATCATGAAGTCAATTCACTTCTAACAACTTTTTATGAAACTCAAACAAATTTTTGCTGTTGGTCTAGTCGCTGCTCCTACTGTTGCTCTTGCTGGGCCTACTATTAATGGTGCGGGTGCTACTTTCCCCGCTCCAATTTATCAACGATGGTTCCAAGATTATGCACGAACTACTGGGAATAGGGTTAATTATCAGTCCGTTGGTTCTGGTGCTGGTGTTCGTCAATTTATTGCGGGCACAGTTAACTTCGGAGCAACCGACGAACCAATCAGTTCAGCAGACGCCACCAAAGTAAAACGTGGTGTCGTTCAAATTCCTATGGTTGGTGGAACGATTGCTGTTGCCTATAACAAACCTGGATGCTCCCTGAAACTGACCCAGAAGCAAACTGTAGATATTTTTGCTGGACGCATCAAGGATTGGAAAGCACTTGGATGTGCTGCTGGCCCTATTCGTACCGTATATCGTGCAGATGGTTCTGGAACCACTTATGCGTTCACTAATTCTCTAGATGCTTTTGGTGGATGGAAAGCAGGTGTAGGTAAGTCTGTAAAGTGGCCTACTGGTATTGGTGCTAAAGGTAATGAGGGTGTGTCTGGTAGCATTCGCCAAACCCCAGGTTCTATTGGTTATGTTAATACTGGATTTGTAAAAGCAAACAAACTCCAAGCAGCAGCAATTCAAAATAAGGCAGGTAAGTTTGTTCTTCCTACCGCTGCTTCTGGTTCTGCTGCTCTGAATGGTATCAAACTGGACGCAAACCTTGCTGGCGAAAATCCGAATCCTGCTGGAGCAACCGCATACCCAATTTCAACTTTGACTTGGGTTCTTGCTTACAAGACTGGTAATGGTTCTAACACCACTGCTATTCGCAACGCACTCAACTATGCTCTGAGTTCTAAGGCACAATCACTTGCTGATGACCTTGGATATGTTCCTCTGAGTGGTTCTATCCTTAACCGAGCACGGATTGCCGTAAACCGAATCGGTCAGTAAATCTAAACAAAACCTTAAGGGATGCTTGACATCCCTTTCTTTTTGCTATATAATTGTGTAACAATTCGTAATAAAGCGAAAATGACTGTAACTAAAAACGAGTTCGGGCAAATGAATATGTTTGCCAAAGAACCTTCGATGTATATGACCAAGGAAGACCTTGAGCGTTATGGCATCGAACCCTATGCTGAGAAAGCGGAGAAAATGAATGGACGCTGGGCTATGGTCGGTATTGTTGCTGGGGCTATTTCTTACGCTCTCACTGGCAACCTCTTCTTTGGAGTAGTTTGAGACTTGACAATGACTTCACTTTTGTTTACAATGACATCCGTTGCCTTCTTCGTTTTGTTGGCAGCATCCGTTGAAAAAATTTGTGAGACTTACTAATGGCCACTTTTAACGTTACTCTTCAAACCCCTGACGGCACTGAAACTACTATCGAATGTGCTGACGACCAATACATTCTTGAAGCTGCTGAAGAAGCAGGTATTGACCTTCCTTATTCTTGTAAGGCAGGTGCTTGCTCTTCGTGTGCTGGTAAAGTGATTTCTGGCGAGATTGACAATGAAGAGCAATCTTTCCTTGATGACGACCAGATGGCAGATGGATTTGCACTTCTTTGTGTTGCTTATCCAAAGTCTGATTGTGTCATTCTCACCGAACAGGAAGAGAACCTGTGAGTGCTGATATGCTAGGGCAATTTGCAATTGCCCTTGAGAAACTTGGATGGGATGCTTATGATGAACTCTCTGTAGAGATTGGAGGAGTTGCAGTAACAGGAACTGCTACTAGTCCAAATGCAAATCCAAAATGGGCAAAACCATTTGGAACCATCACTTATCAAAACGATGCCTTTATCGTTATTAAGAATAAGTCAAGGAACCCTGTAGTTCCTTCTACCCCAAATCCTGAACTCAAACAAAAACACCCTTATCAAGGAGAAAAACAATGAACGAAAAAGCTGAACGTATTAATGGTTGGGCAGCAATGCTTGGTATTGTTGCCGCAATGGGCAGTTATGCTGTCACTGGTCAAATCATTCCTGGTATTTGGTGATATGAAGTGTAAAGTGCAGTTATACGTAGCAGGTAAGGTTTTCTACGAAACAGTAGAGGCAAGAGATTATCAAGATGCAAGGGAAACTGCACTTGCACGGAATCCAAAGGCCAAAGTTGTTGGAGTTACTGCTGTTTTTGATTAATAACTATGTTTAATATTTTTAAAAAAGAAAAAACGACTAGGGAGGTTCCTATGCGTAGAGAAGGATATCAAATTCCTCAAGTAGAATTTGTATTCCGTGAAAACGGAGAATTTGTAAATCGCACATCTTCAGAACTTTTCGATGGGAAGCGTGTTGTCATTTTTAGTTTGCCTGGTGCTTTCACTCCTACTTGCAGTGCCTATCAGCTACCTGGATTCGAAGAGAAATACGAAGACTTTGTTGGTAGTGGCATCGACGCTATTTACTGCATCTCTGTTAATGATGCGTTTGTGATGAATGCTTGGGCTCAAGACCAGAACATCAAGAATGTCCAACTCATTCCTGATGGTAATGCATACTTCACCCGTTCGATGGGACAACTAGTAATGAAGTCCAATCTTGGTTTCGGTGAGCGTTCTTGGCGTTATGCTGCTGTGGTTAATAACGGACAGATTGAGAAACTATTCGAAGAGCCTGGTAAGCGTGATAATGCCAAGGAAGACCCTTATGGTGAGACCAGTCCAGAAGCAGTTCTGGAATATGTGAAATCTACTGTTCATGAACCAGTAGCAGTTTGAGAGAAGGAGGGTTTATCCCTCCTTTTTTAATAAATATAATGCAGGGTTTGGATACTATAATGCTCATAGATCTTCATAACTTCTTTAAATTTTACGACGATAAAAATCCAAAGCACGTTGCTGCGGTAGAACAATTTGAAAAGGATTTGCTTCTGAAAGCCCAAGAGTTGATGCAGGATGATGCCAACTGGGTGAGAATTTTTAGAACCAAAGAAGATAAACCCCAAGCAAGTATTTTGCCCGTTCCTTTTTATCCACAAACAGATAATTATAGAGATGCAAATAGAACTTGCAACTCTTCTTCTTGTGCAATGTGCCTTGAGTATTTCAAACCTGGTACACTAAAAGGAGCTAAAGGCGACGACGCCTATGTACAAAAAGTTTTCCAAATCGGTGACACAACTGATCACTTGGTTCAGACCAAAGTTCTTGCGTCATACGGTATCAAATCCAGTTTTTCCTACAGCCTTTCTTTTGCTGATCTTGATAGAGAGCTTGCCGCTGGTAGACCTGTTGTTATTGGTATTCTTCATCGCGGTTCTCTATCTAACCCCACAGGAGGGCACATGGTAGTTGTAATTGGCAAAACCCCTTCAGGTGACTATGTTGTTAATGACCCATACGGCTCATTGAATGATGGATACACTGGGTCAGTTAATAATGGTAAAGGTGCTGTATACAAGCGTTCTGATTTATCCCGTAGATGGTGTCCAAAAGGAAATGATGGTTGGGGAAGAATCTTTGATGTAAAAAAGTAGAGTCAACACCACAATCCAAAATCCCTCAGTGTGGTGTTGACTTGATTAAAGAATTTGAGGGATGCCATTTAAATGCTTATCCCGATCCATTAACTGGTGGACTTCCTATTACTATTGGTTGGGGTTCTACAAAAGATTTCAATGGACAATACTTCAAACTTGGTAGAAAAATAACTCAAGAGTATGCAGATAGACTATTAACATTTGACCTTGAGAATAGATTTCTTCCATCACTTCAAAGAATTCCTTATTGGGGAGAAATGTCAGATGGACAAAGAGGCGCTCTGCTCAGCTTCGCTTATAATCTTGGTGCCGGTTTTTACGGTGGTTCTAACTTTAATACTATTACTAAATGCCTAAAAAATAAAGAATGGTCTAAAGTCCCTGATGCTTTATATCTTTACCGCAATCCTGGAACTAACGTAGAGAAAGGACTTGCTCGCAGAAGAGTTGCAGAAGGTAAACTTTGGTCTTCATAATTTGTTACAATTGATAAATAGTATTATCCAATACTGCCGAATAAATGCCACACGAGACCTGTAATAATACAGATCATGTGGTCTTACTTCAGAAGCTGGACAAGATGATACTTGTCGCAGAAGCGTCAGAGTATGAATTAGGATTTCGTAGACGACTTCAATCATTTCGCAATCTTTTGGTAATCCATGCTGCGAAGACAAAAGACCTAGGCGAAGCAACAAAAGAAATAATAACGAATCATAGAAAAAGAATACTTGCTTGGGGCATACCTATTACATTAATGTTTGGAGCACCCTATTTTATTCTCACTAAAACTGATTGGTTGATGCAGAGACCAATTATTTGTAAAGAGTTCCCTACTAAAAATAAATTACATCCAGGCAAACTTGAAGTTTGTGTGAATGGTGTAACCCATCCATATAGACCTTCTAATGGTGATGCTGAATTAGACATTACTTTTATGAGAACTCACTGGGAAAGAGTTCAAGCAGATGTGACTTTTTGGATTGCCGACGAAATTGCTAACAAGACCGTTGATTATTCTGGTGAATATAATATTCAAAGAATTAGAACTTATAACTCTAGAGGTATTCTGGTAAGTGATAGGGAGAATGAAACAAGTTCTTGGATTGAACCAGTAGTCCCAGATGATATGAGATTGCCTATGTGGAACTGGGTATATGAGAATAGAGATTTATTTCATGTAGAAAGAAAACCACTCGATGAAACAGTGCAGAAGTTTTTTAGTAGTTTAGGTGCTCTTATTGCTACTGCTGGTTCCGCAGGTATCACAATCTATAGATTTATCAAGGCTGGACTTTGATTTTTTATTGGCAGCATCAACTCCAAAGGTTGCTAGAGCAGAAGTAAATACGGATGCTATAAAAGTAGCATCCATTTTTTTTAAGTAGTCCATATAGTTCAAAGTTAGTAAAGTTGCAGACCATCCAAGAATTGCCAATCTAATTACTGTAAATGAACTTATGTTTTTCATTTTAACTTTCTACCTCTTTTAGCAGGTCTACGAATAAAACGAATTATTTCTGGCGGTTGTTTTTTGGGAATAGGTCTCCTGTTCTCAAGCATTATTCCATCATTTGTTAGTAAACGAATTAGAACTAAGAGTGATAAAACTTTTCTTTTCATTTTACGTGTAAGGTTTTACTATACCTTCTGTTAACATTCTTTCATTTACGGTGAATGAATCACCTACAAGATAAAGAGTTCCCAGGATTCTTCCATACTTGTCTTCTTTATGGGTTTCAATAACCCACTCATTAGAACGTGAGAGTTCTTTTTCTAACCAAAGTCTTGCTTTAATACCTTCTGCTTTTTCTGATAAGTTCGTTGTTCTTGTTTCTGCAGCATCAATACCTTTGAGACGAACTCTCTGTTTTATTGTAATATCAAAACCCAAATCAATATCAATGTCAATAGTGTCTCCATCAATGACTCTGTGAATTTTCTTTATCTTGTATTGATACATCTTTCATCTCCAGATGTGCTAATCTTAATATGTAATAAATTGTCCAGGCCGTGAATGTTAATCCACATCCAAGTATAACTACTACACCCCAAGGGAAGTCATTCATAATTTTCCTTCTTTTTTATGTATCCAGGTTTTGAGTTCGTGTAGATATTGTCTCAAGTTATCTGCTTTTTCTAGATGCCAAACATCACCACTCTTGAAATATTCTTGAGTGTGATTGTCGATTGCTTTTAAAATATTATGTATCGGTGCGTTCCAAGGTTCCCTTTTGGGAGTATTCCATTCCCTTGGCATTGGTGGGAAAGCAGTTTTAATTATTTAGAATAAAGGGTGTTTATTTATACCGCGCCACCTTAGAGGGTGGGCTCATTGACAGGGTTTCAAAACAGTGTTATGATAAATACATCAACAGGTTAAGGAATGTAACAGTTCCTTAATCTTTGTAACTCCCACTAACCGAGACCTATGGGGAGTATAAACACGTCTCTCATATCCTAGACTTAGGGTGTCTAGGAAATAAGTATCTCCACCATTTCCCTGATGGATCTACTTACTTTTTAAAAAATGACTGCTACAATTTCACAACAACGACAATTAAATACTTGGGAACAGTTCTGCAACTGGGTTACTTCAACCGATAATCGTCTTTATGTCGGTTGGTTTGGAGTCCTGATGATTCCCTGCCTGCTTGCTGCAACAACTTGCTTCATCATCGCATTCATCGGTGCTCCCCCTGTGGACATTGATGGTATCCGCGAACCTGTTGCTGGTTCCTTAATGTACGGAAACAACATCATCTCCGGTGCTGTTGTTCCTTCGTCCAATGCAATTGGACTGCACTTCTACCCCATCTGGGAAGCTGCTTCCCTAGATGAGTGGCTCTACAACGGTGGTCCTTTCCAACTCGTTGTATTCCACTTCCTCATTGGCATCTATGCCTATATGGGTCGTGAGTGGGAACTTTCATACCGCCTAGGTATGCGTCCTTGGATCTGTGTTGCTTACAGCGCCCCTGTTGCTGCTGCATCCGCAGTATTCCTGGTCTATCCTTTCGGTCAAGGTTCTTTCTCTGATGCTATGCCTCTTGGTATCTCTGGCACCTTTAACTATATGCTTGTGTTCCAGGCAGAACATAACATCCTGATGCACCCCTTCCACATGCTTGGAGTTGCTGGTGTCTTCGGTGGTTCTCTGTTCAGTGCTATGCACGGTTCTCTGGTTACTTCCTCACTAGTTCGTGAAACCACTGAGAATGAGTCACAGAACTATGGTTACAAGTTCGGTCAAGAAGAAGAGACCTACAACATCGTTGCTGCTCACGGTTATTTCGGACGCCTTATTTTCCAATATGCTTCCTTTAATAACTCACGTTCACTTCACTTCTTCCTTGCTGCTTGGCCTGTAGTTGGCATCTGGTTCACGGCGCTTGGTGTTAGCACCATGGCATTTAACCTGAATGGATTCAACTTCAACCAGTCTATCCTTGACAGTCAGGGTCGTGTGCTCAACACCTGGGCAGATGTTCTGAACCGTGCTGGTCTTGGAATGGAAGTGATGCATGAGCGTAACGCTCACAACTTCCCTCTCGATCTCGCTGCTGCTGAGAACACTCCTGTTGCTCTCACTGCACCTGCAATCGGTTGAGTTAGTTAAAACTTAATCACTGGGGGTCTTCGGACCCCTTTCTTTTTCGGAGGTTATAAATGGTATCTTCTGCTTTACAACAACCAATTCAACAAAGGGGGTGGTTCGATGTTCTCGATGATTGGCTTAAGCGTGATAGGTTTGTTTTTGTCGGTTGGTCTGGCCTTCTCCTTTTCCCTACAGCTTATCTCGCTCTTGGCGGTTGGCTTACAGGAACCACCTTTGCTACCAGTTGGTACACCCACGGCATTGCGTCTTCATATTTGGAGGGGTGTAACTTTCTTACTGCTGCTGTCAGCACTCCTGCTGATGCTCTCGGACATAGCCTCTTACTCCTATGGGGTCCTGAAGCTCAGGGAGATTTCGTCCGCTGGGTCCAACTTGGGGGACTCTGGACTTTTGTGGCACTACACGGCGCTTTCAGCTTAATCGGATTTATGCTTCGGCAGTTCGAGATTGCTCGACTGGTTGGCATCCGACCATATAATGCAATCGCATTCTCTGGTCCTATCGCTGTATTTGTCAGCGTGTTTCTGATGTACCCTCTGGGTCAATCATCTTGGTTCTTCGCTCCCTCTTTTGGTGTGGCAGCAATCTTCAGGTTCCTGCTGTTCCTTCAAGGGTTCCACAACTGGACACTCAACCCCTTCCATATGATGGGAGTGGCAGGTATCCTAGGTGGTGCTCTGCTCTGTGCTATTCACGGTGCTACTGTGGAGAATACTCTCTATGAAGATAGCGACCAAGCAAACACTTTCAAAGCTTTTGAACCCACGCAAGAGGAGGAAACTTATTCGATGGTTACTGCTAACCGTTTCTGGTCACAGATTTTCGGTATTGCTTTTAGTAACAAGCGTTGGTTGCATTTCTTTATGCTCTTTGTTCCCGTCATGGGTTTATGGACCTCTAGTATCGGTATCATTGGACTCGCTCTTAATCTTCGTGCTTACGACTTTGTATCTCAAGAAGTTCGTGCGGCGGAGGATCCGGAGTTCGAGACGTTCTACACAAAGAACATTCTATTAAATGAAGGCCTTCGTGCTTGGATGGCTCCAGTAGACCAGCCTCATGAGAATTTTGTGTTCCCAGAGGAAGTTCTACCGCGAGGTAATGCACTTTAAAATAAATAGAGGAGTTCTCTGGAACTCCTTTTTTTATGTTTGGAATCCTAATATTTTTTATTCTCTTTGGGATTTTTATGACTCTTGTATCACTCACTGACCATTATCATTATTAAAATAAATGTCTCATAATCACGAAGAAGAAGATATTCCCAGTTGGGTTATATGGATGGGAATAAGTATCTTAGTATTCACTGTTCTTTGTTTTGTATTGATGACACTTGGAATGCTCTATTGGTAAGCAATTTCTAAATAATTTTTTACAATACTTAACGATGCTTTTAGACTTAGCACACACAATTGCTGACTATACTATATGTGGTGAAGGTAACGTATCAGAAAGAAAAACTGAAGATACTTTTCTAATCAAAGCAAGTGGCACAAGTCTCCATACATTATCAGAAGAAGATTTAGTTCTGGTGAATACTGATGCTCAACAATTAAAACCAGAACAAAAGAAACCAAGTATTGAAGTGCTTTTTCATGCATGGATTATGAAGCACTTTCCAGAGATTAACTATATCGCTCATACTCATCCACCAAAGACAACCCAGATACTCTGCTCTCCTGCGATAAATGATTTCGCTACTCAAAGATGGTTTCCAGACCAGATCGTAAGGAATGGTGTATTGTCATGTTTAGTTCCTTATGCTCCCCCTGGAGCTCGTCTACTTCAAAATGTAGACAAGTATGTTGGTGATTTTGTAGATGACTATGGATACTTTCCTAAGTTGATTCTTCTGGAGAATCATGGTATTATCACAGCATCACCTTACCAAAAGGATTGTGCTGCTGCTACTCTGATGTGTGAAAAATCTGCAGAAATCTTTATTGGTGCTAAACTTCTTGGTGGCGTTAACTTTCTCCCAGATGAAGAGATTGAGCACTTAGAAAACTGCCCTGGTGAGCAGTATCGTCGTCGCATGTATTTTGTCAAGTAACTACATAGAAAAGTCGCAAAACTAAAATGAAAACCCTAACACTCACGGAAGACCAGATTAAACTTCTTGCCGATGCGGTATGGATGCGTCAGAGATGCTTTATTGCTGGCGACAAAAGGTTCAAAGAATATGGAGTAATGCTAGAAAATATTGTAGGAGATATAGAATACATACCATCTCGTTATTAAAATGATTACTTCAGAAACACCTTACAAACTTGCTGAAATTATTAGAGACACTTGGCCAAAACTTTACAGACCGGCAAAAGAAACCTATAATACAAAGAGTCAGAAGAAAGAGAATGTATGATTATTGGGTGGTGACTGACAAAACTACAGGTAGAGTTATCTCTCACTGTGGAGAAGAACACGACGCGCTTATGATGGTAAGTTTTGACCCTGATAGAAGAACTTACCGAAAACAGAAGTTCATTATGGATCAAGTAATTACAATCACATCAACAACAGATAAACAACTTCCAGGTCAACAAGGACTACCAGCAGCGAAAGAAGAACTGCAACCAGTAGAACTTCAGCAGCAAGTGTGGCTTCCCGAAGGTCGAGGAGTTCCAGTTAACGCTAAATAACTTTCAGTTTATAAAAAATTATGAAGTTCACAGTTTATTCAAAAGATGGTTGCCCGTATTGCACCAAAGTTCAACAAGTGCTAGAATTGGCAGAATTGCAACATGTGGTATATAAACTAGATGTTGATTTTACCCGCGAAGAATTCTATGCAGAATTTGGAACAGGTTCAACATTCCCACAAGTCATCTTGGATGAAAAACATATTGGAGGTTGTTCCGATACAGTTCAATATCTACAGGAGCAAAATCTAGTTTAATGGAAACTAATTTTCACGAAGTTTATAATGATGTAGAGAAAGCTATCGACTATGCTTTCAACGGACAATTTGTATTAAAGTTTTATGATTATTTAAAAGTTCGTGGAACAAAAAGAGTTGAGGTTGAAGAGTTTATTGAAAGTTCTACCGCAAGTGAAATTAATAATTTAGTAATGGACCTTGATGACTACCTTGAAGGTGGTTCTGATGAGATGCATAAACAACTTCGGGAAGGATACGGACATATTCCAAAACCACAAGCAAGAAAAATTAGAAATTACCTTTATGGTATATTAGAAGATGCCTGGAAGTATAGTCATGACAAAAGACCAGGGAGACGCAAAAAGCAAACTAAATAAATCAGAACCCCAAATTAATAGGGGTGTTGAGTTATTACTACGCAATAGGAGAAGACCAGAAAAACCAAAAACTTTTCAAGTGAAGTTTGGTAAAATGGTCTCTCTTCTGAAGAGAGAGTTCCACTTCTTTATCGACATTCACTTTGACATAAGGAAAAAGTAAACTCTCTGGAGAAGACAAATGTTAGCAGTAACTCTAACTATAGGAACATTAGTTTCAATCATGTTCTTTTTTGTAGGAGGAGTAGTAGGGTGGTTGGCAAAGGAACACTTCTACCAAACTCAACCAGTTTATACACACCCAGAGATGTTTGATTCAAATGGGAATGTAATACCAGACGAAATTTTAGCAGTGAGATTTGAGAACGATTATGGCTACGACTACGACGACGAAGAAGACGAAGACAGCGATTGAAAAACCCATCGAAAGTCTTCCATCAAATCCTTTTGTATTTGAGATTTTAGAACTTGCATCTAAACAGAGAAGTAGTTCTAAAAAAGTAGAAGTTTTAAAAACATACGACCACCCATCCCTTAAAACTATTTTTATTTGGAACTTTGATGAAACGGTAATTTCACTTCTACCTGAAGGTGATGTTCCTTATGGTGATCTAAAAGACCAAAATGTTTACTCTGGATCTTTGTCAGAAAACCTGAGGAGAGAATCTCTAGGTGGAGAATCTGCTACAGGCCAAGACCTTGATGGTAGAGGGCGCACATCTTTGCGTAGAGAGTATCAAAACCTTTATCATTATGTTAAGGGTGGAAATAATACTCTGACTACAATTCGTAGAGAGATGATGTTTATTAATCTTCTTCAGGGTCTTCATCCTAGAGAAGCAGAATTGTTGATTCTAACTAAAGATAAGAAACTTACCGATAAATATAAGATAACATTTGAGAATGTTAAAGAAGCATACCCTGATATCACCTGGGGTGGCCGTTCATGACAGTAGTTGTTGGAGAAGATATTAAAATGGCAGAATACACTGATAATCAAAAACTAGTTCTGCCACATGAATATGGATGTGAAATTCTTCTGGAAAAAACAACTCTAGACAAAGCAAAAGATTCTTCATTTCCAAATGATGCTTATTTGATTTGGTATATTGTGAATGGAGATGAGCATATTGATTTAACCAGAGCTGCAAAGAGAGTGAATCTGTTTGATATGTATTATGATAAGTATGGTCCTGGTGCAGTTCAAAAAATTGATTTTGGATATGGTAGAGTGAGTCCCAAACTTTGGGGATATAAACAACCTGAGAAAAAGAAAAAAAGATGAGTGAAGGTTTTAGTGAAGAAAAAATAGAAGTATCTATTTACAAAGATGAAGTAAAAAAACTTCTAAAACAATACAAAAAAATTAAAAAATATCAAAGGTCTTCAATTTTTGAAGTTAAAACTATGGATGGAACAGAAACTTATATTAGTGATTTGCTAAAGGAAGTGGAGGATAATCCACGATAAATGGGAAAGCATTATCTTCTTAACTTATATGGATGCTCGTTTGTCCTTTTGGACGACGAGCGTTGTCTTATAGACTTATTAGAAAACGCAGCAGTTGCAAGTGGTGCTACTGTGATTCAGACTATCTCGAAGAAGTTTGAACCACAGGGTGTTACTGTAATTTGTTTGTTATCGGAAAGTCATATTAGTATTCATACTTGGCCTGAGGAAGGTAAGGCAGCGGTGGATGTATATACCTGTGGTGATTGCAATCCCAAGATTGGATGCGACATTATCATTCACCAACTATCTGCATCTAATCACACGCTTAGTTACATAGAGCGTTGACAGATTAGTAAAGAAGGTGTAGAATCAATCCAAATATACAATTTATCATGGACTACAAACCCTATAGTATGGAATGGAGTAGGCGCAGATATCTTGCCGAAGCAATCCAAAAATATTTTGACACTGATGCTTCTTTAGATGTTGTTCTAGATGATATCGTAAGTGTCCTTGAAGAAAATGTAGAGCACCATAAAAGTCGTGCTGAAAGGTTTCAGGGTGTTTTGGATGGATTAAAATCACTCCCATATTAATAAATAAACCTATACGGAGATTAAACATGCTCTCTACTCAGTATCGTTTACGCCTTGAAGCAATTTGCGAATGTATTGTAAAAGGCGAATCAGTAGAGTTAAGTGAGATGATTTGGGCTGAAAAACTTGCTAAGTCAAATCGTTCTGCTGCAACCATTTTGAGGCAAGCTAGACGCCGTGCTGCAAATCCAGATATGACAGAAGACAGTCTTGATGGATTTATGAATGCTTTGGACCTGGGGGATCCTGATCCAACCAATCATAGAACTCGTTTCAATGGCGTGGATGATATTATTGATTTCTTTGGTGGAGATAAACCAGACGACTGGAGACAAAGAGACTGATGACATACGAAGAGTTTTTGGATATGCCAACAACTTTTATGGATGACATGCTTAAAGTGGTTAATATTAAAAACAAATATCGTTTAAAGTTTACAGAAGAAGAAACAGAAATTAATCACCATCTTTTAACTTATTGGGAAGAAATGAAGTTAAATGAGATGAGACATAGATTTGAAAAGTGTTGGGAGATAGAGGAATGAAATCCTTTCAAGAATTCTTATCTGAAGAAGAGAAATCTTCAAAAAGAACTGCTGGTTATATTAATGAACCAAAGGGAAATGAGAAGTGCTCTAACTGCAATATGTGGAGACCACCGAACGCTTGCACTGCAGTGAGTGGTAAGATCTCACCCGATGGTTGGTGCAAGTGGCATCAATATAATAGAAAGAACCAAGATTAAGAAATAATAAAATTGGTATAACATTTTACAAACCTACTTGACTACATAGTTCAACGGGTCTATTATGACCTTACGTTCATCGGAGAAATCCGACGCAAGTAGGACGGCGGAACGGTACGTTCATTCGCTATTCGCAAATAGCGAACGCAAACCGCCCGAAGGAACGGGGCCTAAAAATCTCATTCTGGAGGAAAATCCTAATGGCTAAAGTAGTATACCGTGGCATCGAATATGATACCCAGAAGCGTCTGGAGTATCAACAGCAAATGATGCAGCAACCCCAACAGTACAACGAAACCTATCGTGGTGTTAAGTTCGTAAAGGAGGGACATAAGTGATGCAAAAACTCAACGTACTTCAACTCATTAAAGAGCAAAAGCAAAAAGAGCAACGTCGTCACCAGGCACTGCTTGCAAACGCAGGAGCAGGAAAGTGATTGCTACCATTGCAGCTATTGCAGGTGCATCAACAGCATTCATTTATCTAATTTATTTTGAAGTTCTATTGCTAAACAAGTAATGGATAATTACCATTACCACTATGATGATGCGGACAAGGACAGTAGAGGTCCTGCTTGTTATCTTCTAACATATCGAGGATGTCGCTATTGGTCTTGTTATCGCATTCATCTAGTGCAATGGTTTGAAAAAGTTTTTAAATACGACAGGGAGGATTGACACCTCCCTTTTTTTTGTCTATAATTAGCTTTGTCAGCGTTCATATGAATGAATAGAGAAAAGCTTAAGTTGATTGTAAGAAATCTTGAGTCTTTGGTAGAATGTCTTAAAGAAGAAATTAATTCTGATATCGATACTGATATTAAAGACCCATATTACGAAGAAATTAAAACCTACTTAACTGATTACGACGAAGTGTTTTATGACGGAGATGAAGAAGACTATGCAAGATAATCAAGTCAAATTGATTAGTGTTACACCAGATGCAGAGAAGCATATGGCTTACTGTGCTCGTGTAAGTAATCCTGCTAACCAAGAGAATGAAAAGTTCTCTGGTTTGTTGAAGTATTGTATTCAACATCAGCATTGGAGTATCTTTGAACAAGCTTCAATGACTGTAGAGATTAATACCACTCGTGGTATCGCAGCACAAATTCTTCGTCACAGATCATTTACATATCAAGAATTTTCACAACGGTATGCAGATAGTTCCCTTCTAGGAGATACTATTCCTCTTCCAGAACTTCGTCGTCAGGACACTAAGAACCGTCAGAATAGTATTGATGATGTTGATCCTTATACTATTCAGAAGTATCAGATTCTAATGCAGCATCATTTTGGTGAAGCAATGAAACTCTATCAGGATATGCTTGATGCTGGAATTGCCAAGGAGTGTGCTAGGTTTGTATTGCCCTTAGCGACCCCTACACGCCTCTATATGACTGGCTCAGTAAGGTCTTGGATACATTATATTGATTTGCGATCGGGTCACGGTACACAGAAGGAACATATGGATATTGCAAACGCAGTGAAGTGTATCTTTACCTGTCAGTTCCCTGCAGTATCTGAAGCACTTGGTTGGAACCGTAATGGGTGTTCTGATTGTGTTGATCCACCATCTGTTATTATTGAATAAATATCTGCATATAAAATGGAGGTCTAATATTGGCAACTTACCCTGTTATTAACAAAGTCACAGGAGAACAAAAAGAAGTTGTTCTCAGTGTTCACGATTGGGATAAATGGAAAGTAGAAAATCCTGATTGGGATAGGGATTGGTCTGATCCAAGCACTTGTCCGTCTTCTGGTGAGATTGGAGAAGTCTATGATCGACTTAAAAAATCTCATCCCGGATGGAATGATGTTCTTCACAAAGCATCAAAAGCACCTGGATCAAAAGTAAAACCAATCTGAACTAAACATGCCCGCAAAAAGAAATTCCCCTAAGTCTCCAGTACCTTTTGGAATGAGTAATAAGCAAATGAAAAGGAAAAAGCCAATCAACACTGATTTAATGAGGAAGATTGAGCCTCTTACTGACAATCAAGAGGAACTCTTCCGTTGTTACAAACTAGACCAAAACCTTGTAGCCTATGGATGTGCTGGTACTGGTAAGACTTTTATCACTCTTTATAATGCTTTAAGAGATGTACTTGACGAGAGAACCCCTTACGAAAAAATTTATATTGTACGTTCCCTTGTGGCAACTAGGGAGATTGGTTTTCTTCCGGGCGATCATGAGGATAAATCCTCTCTTTATCAGATTCCATATAAGAATATGGTAAAGTATATGTTTGAGATGCCATCAGAAACAGATTTTGAAATGCTTTACGGTAATCTCAAAACACAAGGAACTATTAGTTTCTGGAGTACTTCTTTTATTCGTGGAACTACCCTTGACAATGCAATCATCATTGTAGATGAATTTCAAAACTTGAATTATCACGAACTTGATAGTATAATTACTCGTGTAGGTGAGAATAGTAAGATTATGTTCTGTGGTGATGCCACTCAATCTGACCTTATTAAGACGAATGAAAAGAATGGAATTGTTGATTTCATGAAAGTTCTTCGTATCATGCCTTCAGTTGATATTGTTGAATTTGGAGTAGAAGATATTGTTCGCTCTGGATTGGTGAAAGAATACATCTTGGCAAAAATGGAAATCGGAGTATGAGTTTTATTCATCATAATTATTTGGGTGATATTGAATTAGATTGCAAAACAACAGAAAGCATCCGTCTCTATAATCTTCCTAATGGAGACTGGGTGCCTTCTATTACATCTGTCACTTCTTTTTATAATCGACAAGTATTTGTTGATTGGAGGAAGCGTGTAGGTATTGAAGAAGCAAATCGTATTACAAAAAAGGCAACAGCAAGGGGAACGGATTTTCACCAAGTATGTCAGGACTATCTTGAAAACAAGGAGTTGAATTGGGATGATTATCAACTCTTGACAAAACATATGTTTTTTCATGCAAAGCCATATTTGGATAAGATAAATAATATTCACGCAATCGAGAGAACTCTTTACTCAGAATATCTTGGACTTGCGGGAAGAGTAGACTGTATCGCAGAGTATGAAGGAGAACTTGCAGTTATTGACTTCAAGACTTCTGAAAAAATTAAACCAGAAAAGTGGATTGAAAATTATTTCGTGCAAGAAACTTTTTATGCAGCTGCATATTATGAACTCACTGGACAAGTAGTTAAAAAACTTATTACACTGATGGTTACTCCTGGAGGAGAAGTCCAAGTATTTGACAAAAGAAACAAAGGGGATTATATTAAACTATTAGTTCGTTATATTAAAGAATTTGTACATCACAATACTGGGTCAGATGGAGAATGAATTAGAAAAAGCATTAGAAAGTAAGTTCTTTTGTCCATCAAGGTTCGCACAAGAGATTGAAAACCTTGTGCAAATTAATCCAGAAATGAACTATATTGATGCTATCGTTCATTTCTGCGAGCAAAATAATATTGATTTAGAATCAGTTCCTAAACTTATTTCTAAACCATTGAAGGAAAAGATTAAGTATGAAGCAATGGAACTTAACTTTCTAAAGAAAACTTCCCGCGCAAAATTAGTTTTTTGAATGATGCCTGTTGATGCTTATCGTTGTTATCTGTCTTTAAAGAATCACTTTACTAAAGACAGTTATGATTATCACAAATACTGTGGTAAAAGTCGTGCTACCGTACAATCTTTCTACAAACGTAAAGATAGATTTTGGTTCGAGAAAGTATCAAGACAAAAGACAGATCAAGAAATTGTTGAATTTTTCGTATCAAATTTTGTTGCATGTACTGATCCCAGTAAATTGTGGATTGGTGAGATGATGCGTGATGGTGAAGATAGATATGAATCTTGGAAAAAGAGAAACCAGTCTCTTTCTTATGTTTTCAAAGAAGAAACTCAAAGTTTATTTGAAGACCAAAAAGTAGATGAGGTTTTTGATTGTTCTAAAGGTCATCCACCCATTCTTAAAAATTTCCTGAGCGGGAAGATTAGCCCTGAAACTATGGTGATTTATGATAAGATTTTCCTGTTCGGGAAAGATTTTGATAGGAAACTTCAAGACCCTGTGTGGGAAACCGTCAGTCGTAGACTTAAAAAATATTCTTCATTTCTAAATATTGATGTACCACGTTATAAGAATATTTTGAAAGAAATTATTCTGAAGGGAAAATGAGTTTCTTTAATTCTGAAGTTGTCCGTGCAGAGATGACTGAAATCAGTGAACTACAGGAAGAGGTTTATCAAAACGTCTTCAAGTTTCCTTCAATGTCAAAGGAAGAAAAACTACATCATGTAAATATTCTAGAAAAACTTCTTGATAAACAAAAAGTTCTTTATACTCGTTTGAGTCTATCTGATGACCCAGAAGCGATTCAAATGAAAGAACGTATTACAGAGTCTGCATCAATGATGGGCCTTCCTCCCAACGTTGATATGAATGTCATCTTTAACAATATGTCTCAGATGCTAGATGTCATGAAGCAGCAGATTGACAAGACAGGTTCCGACCTGTAGAATAACAAGGTACACAAAGGCCAAATCCTTACAAATACGAGGTAATCTAATGTCTTTTTCTGATCTCAAAAAGCAATCTTCTCTTGGTTCGTTGACTTCCAAACTGGTAAAGGAAGTAGAGAAGATGAGCAATACTTCTGGTGGCGCTGATGAGCGTCTCTGGAAACCTGAAATGGATAAAACTGGTAATGGTTTCGCAGTTATCCGTTTCCTCCCTGCACCTGAGGGAGAAGAACTTCCCTGGGCGAAACTCTATACTCATGCCTTCCAAGGTCCTGGTGGTTGGTATATTGAAAACTCTCTGACTACAGTTGGTCAGAAAGATCCTGTATCCGAGCACAACCGTGAACTCTGGAACAGTGGTAGTGATGCTGACAAAGAAACTGTTCGTAAGCAGAAGCGTAAGCTGTCTTATTACTCTAACATCTATGTTGTAAAGGATCCTGCTAATCCTGCAAACGAAGGTAAAGTCTTCCTATTCAAGTATGGTAAGAAGATCTTTGATAAGATTATGGAAGCAATGCAACCTGAGTTTGAGGATGAAACTCCTATCAATCCTTTTGACTTCTGGCAAGGTGCTAACTTCAAACTCAAAATCGTAAAGAAAGATGGGTATTGGAACTATGACAAGTCAGAGTTTGACCGAGTTGCACCACTGCTGGATGATGATGATGCTCTTGAAGCCGTCTGGAAGAAAGAGTATTCTCTCGCAGCAGTAACTGCTCCAGACCAGTTCAAGTCTTATGAAGATCTTGAGAAGCGTCTCAAGTATGTTCTAGGTCAAAAGTCTGCTAATCGTCCTCGTCTGGATGAAGAGGTAGATAATGAAGATAATGATCGTGGTAGTTATACTCCCGACTTTACTTCACGTCGTCCCGAACCAGAACTTCCTGTTGTAAGTTCTTCTAATGATGAAGACGAAGATGATGCACTCTCATACTTCCAGCGTCTTGCTGAAGAATGATTAGTGGAATAATCTAATATTTTCTCCTCTCTTCAAGGTGTCGCTTACATACTGAGCGCCACCTTTTTTGTATTTAAAGATAGATTCTAAGTCTCTGAATACAACAGTTAAGTATTGTGGTTTAAGGACAAAAATATTTCTCTTATCGTCTTCAAGTTTTTGTTCGTATTGATAGTTGGTAACTTCTCTTGTGATATTTGATGCTGTTACTTTTCTTTCTAGTCCATCATCAAAATAACTTGTAGAAAAATCAGAATCAACTATAAGACCTTCTGGAATAATTACAATTCCATTTGAATTCTTTACTTCAACTGTTTCATAATGTTTGGTTGCATTGATTTTTTGGAATGTTCCATACTTCTCAAACAAATAATTTTCAAATGAATCTTGAGTTAATGGCCATTCTGTTTGGATATTTAAAATATTATTTGAAAGTAAAATAACCCAATCTAAAGTTGGATCATCATAAAGTTTAAAAGCAACATTGTCAGGTCTTTCATCTCCAATTATTTTATATTTTTCAAAGAACTGTAGATTATTAAAAATGTCCTCTCTTATCTTTCCTCTTTTGAAAAGATTTTTGACAGTCTGATAATCAGATATTCTCTGACTATCTTTATTCCTATTAACGTAATCGAAGTCTGGAACTCTGCGGAAGTAATTTGACATATTAGTAACCTATAGGATGACCATCTGCATAAAGATCATTGTATAGTGGATCAAGTTCGCCAAATCTTAATGTTAATTGATATGATGTCATTGTCTTTTCTTTATCATTAAATGTCATATAACTTCCATCTGGAGTATAGTCAATATCGCATCCAAGAAGAGCACAATCTTTTATTCTATTTAATGACTTATGTTGTGAACTTGGACCTGAGCAGTATTTAATTGAAAAAACATAAGGTGCCTTTAAGAATACTCCAGATTCTGCTGTTCTTACTGCCATCCCTGCTTTGAAAAAATAAATTATATCTTTTACAATTTTTGCTTCTCCTTCACTTCTTGGAGATAAACGAAATGTAAAATTAAAGGACCTTAATGTTGGACCATTAAATAACAACTCTAGATTTGGATTTAGAATAGCTCCTGTTGCTCTAGAAAACAGTCCCTGGGCCCCAACTGCTTCTTGTGCAAGGTAAAGATTTATAGCTTGTTTATAATCTTCATAATTTCTTTTAAATTGATTGGCAGCAAGTTTAAATTGTTCTGTTATAGCCTGTGTCACTTGCCCTTCAGATTCTGCGATTGCTAAAGATGCTCTTCCTGCAAAAGCTGAAAGAGGGTCTAATGTAGAACCGCCCCAATCAACCCCATTACTGTCTGATATTGAAGGTTGTATTGGTAATACAACTCTTCCAAATTCATCAGAGAGTGCTTTAGTTCCAAAACTGAAATTTGTATCTTTTCTATTTGTTCCTGAAAAATCTCTTCCTGTTATTTCTTTTAGTCTGAATAGAATACTATCTTGCGTCTTCTCATCTAATTTTTCTGGATATCTTACATCAATTGCAGCGAGTCTACTTCTTACTGTTCCTTCAGATTTTCCAGATTTAATTGTCCCACCAAGCTTTTCAATTGTTTCATTCTCAGTAGATAGTGGTACAGATGCCGGTTCTGAATCTGGACCAGTACCTGCTGCTGGTCCTGGTGTTCCCCCAGGAGTAGCAGTATTTGGGAATATTAATTGTCTTGCTTGTTGCTGCGGCACTCCTGCCTTTTCCACAATCTGTACAGCTTGATTTTTTGTACTTGATTGGCCAACAACGCTTGAAAAATATAATCTTTCTTCTGGTGTGGCAAGGGAGTTTGGGTTAAATGATCCATCTTTTGCATATGTTCCTACTGTTACATCTACACTTTCTCCAGAAAGACCTACTGATGCAGCAGCATCTCCTTGCACTGTTGGCCTTTTTACTGTAATAGTTCCATCATCATCTATTAATGGATAATATTGTTTATTATTGAGTTTTGATTCAGTTTCTACTCCATTTAAAAGAAATTTTTCGGGAGGCCTAAATCTTTTATTTGTACTTCTAGAACCAAATGACATCAGATATCCCCCTCAAATGCAAGAGGACTATTCATCTCAATTTTTTGTAGAGTATGAGACATTTATACTGGTTTTTTATTTATTTAGTCCTGAATTTTGCATATTGAAGTGAACGGAGATATTCAATCTCATTCGGTTTAATCTCTAATAATTTACTATTTACTTCAATCCAGGTATAATTTCTAGGTTCTCCCCAATGAAAATTAATTCCTTTAAATCCCCATCTTTCAATATCAGTCACTGCAACAAGAGGGAATTCATCATAAGTAACTCCCTTAGTCTTAGCTGAATAGATGAATGTATAATACTTTCCCACATCAGGAATAAATTCACCTTCTCGAAAGACTTCCATTATTGTCAGCATTATATCATCTGGGTCAGTGTATCCAGTTGATATTAATTTTTCCCTGAGAGTATTAACTCTCCTTGATCCAGATTCAATATATTGTCCGAACCCTTCTGCCATTATTTTATACCTAGATTGTCTTCGGTGATGACTTTGAATTCGATTAATCTATCAGCACAAAACTCTTTTGCTGCTTTCCACTTTGCTTGATTGACTGCATAAGTTTTGCACTCATACAAGTAAGATTTAGTCACTCTCGATTTTTTCTGTGGTGGAACAGTTTGTCTCTTTGGTTTCACTTCAATCACATATGTTTTAATTTCTCCAGTTTGTTCTCTTACCTTTATAATAAAGTCTGGAAAATACTTATGAACTCTATTATCAACTGGTGATATGTATGGGATATAAAATTCTTCAGAACCCCAAGAAATTATATTTTCACTTAAATCACACCAACGACAAAACTTCCGCTCCCAACTACTTCTGCATATAATATTGTTGGGATTTCCTTTGTATTTTTGTGGGTACTCTGGTTTGTACTTACTTTTAATACTTTCTGCCATTATCCCGACTACATAATATATCAATAGAAATATTTATAGATAGATGGCATCTGTCAGTTCCTCAAATAAAACACCAAGTCGTAATCCAACGACGGAACTGAAATCAAAGTTATTAATGCGTCCAGCATTAACTTCTCATTATGCAGTTTACATAGATCCTACAGTAATTCAAAGTAAGACTAGTGGACCGAATGGAGGTACTAAGGCAGCATCATTTTTCACATCCCGTCAAGCAAATATTGATGGAGAAACTTTGACATTAGCTTGCTCTGAAGCATCTCTTCCAGGATCCTCTTTTGCAACTCATGAAGCTAATAATGACTTTACCGGTGTGACCGAAAGACATGTGTATAGAAGACAATATGATGATAGAATTGATTTTACTTTCTATGTCGATCACGATTTAACAATTATAAAATTCTTCGAAACTTGGATGTCTTGGATTGTTGGGGAAGATCAATTTCAAAACCAATCTAACCCTAATTTTTCTTATAGAGTTAAATTTCCTGACGAATATAGAACTGACGTTTACATTCAAAAATTTGAAAAAGATTTTACAAATGCTACTGAATATGCCTTTATTGGTGCGTATCCAACGTCAATTACATCTATGCCAGTTTCATATGATTCTTCTCAACTTTTAAAATGTACTGTTTCTATGAGTTATATTAGATACTTTATGAATAATTCTGTAGCTCTTTCTCAGTTTGGTGTTGATAATACTGGTCAATTTGGACAAACTGGATCGGATTTAAATAAAAATCCTTTTAATTCTCCAATTCCCGGATTTACTTTAGGTCAAGGAATTCTGGATGATATTTCATTTGAAAATGCATTTAGACAAACGCCAACACAACCAACACAAGGACCAATAAGAATACCGGTTATTCCTCGTCCCGAACCTTTATTTTAATTGATAAATAATCACACTGAAACTTCTATAGGACATTATGCCTTTACCAAAGATTTCTACACCAACATATGAGTTGGAATTGCCTTCTACCGGACAAAAAGTAACTTACAGACCATTTCTAGTAAGAGAAGAGAAACTATTAGTTCTTGCACTAGAATCAGAAGATACAAAACAGATTACCTCAGCGATTAAGAGTGTAATTAAGAACTGTATTAATACAAAAGGTATCAAGGTCGAATCACTTCCGACATTTGATATCGAATATCTTTTCTTAAACATTCGCGGCAAGTCTGTTGGGGAAGAGATTGAAGTTAATGTCATCTGCCCTGATGATGAGGAAACTTATGTTCCAGTAACTCTCAATATTGATGATATTAAAGTTCAAAAAGATGAGAACCACAGCAATAAAATTCAAGTAGATGATAGTATTGTGATGGAAATGAAGTATCCTTCACTTGAGGAGTTTATTAGAAATAACTTTGACTTTAGTGAAGATACTACAATGGAGCAGTCTTTTGAATTGATTGCTTCTTGTGTTGATAAAATTTACACAGAAGAAGAAGTATGGTCTGCTTCTGATGTTACCAAAAAGGAACTAATGGAGTTCCTAGATCAAATGAACTCAATTCAATTTAAGCAGATTGAGAAGTTCTTTGAGACAATGCCTAAGCTTTCTCATACAGTTGAAGTTACAAATCCAAATACAAAAGTGAAGAGCGAAGTTGTTCTTGAGGGTCTTTCAAGTTTTTTCGCATAGCAATGGTCCATATGGACCTTGAAAATTATTATAAACTCAACTTTGCTTTGATGCAGTATCATAAATATTCATTATGGGAAATTGAAGGATTGATACCCTGGGAAAGGGATGTTTATGTTGCAATGTTAAAGAATTATTTGGAAGAAGAAAAAGCAAAGCAGCAGCAAAATGGGACCTGACGAACTCGATGACCTACTAAACAATAACGGAGCGGAATCTGGAAAAGGATCCGCTCTTGCTTTGTATGAAGGAACGAGAGAGGAGGACCTGGTTGATGAAGAGATTGATGAAAGGGTATTAGGACTTTTAGGATTAGAAGATGTTTTTGATATTGACTACGGCACATACATAACTCTTCTCAAAGAAAGACTTGCAGCTTCTAGGAATTTTGAAAAGAAATTATCCTCTGAAGAAGATGAACTTCTTGTATCAGAGTTTAGAAGAGTAAAAGGTAAGGTTGGTAGATTTAAGTTAAAAAAAAGAAAAGTAACATCAGAAGATATTGGCGTAACTGGCCCAATCAAAGTATCATCTAGTAAGTTTTTGCTTGCTGGTAAAGCAGTAATACCAGAAAGAGAAGCAACAGAATCTTCTAGTGATATTGCAGATATTCAAAAATCACTTGATGCTATCCTTAAAACTCTCACTCTGCAGAATAAGGATAAGAAGAAAGCAAGTGAAGATGAGAGAAAGAAAAGTGAAGATAGAAGAAGAAGAGCAAGAGAAGGTGATTTAGAAAAACCACTGTCCCAATTAAAATCACTCGCTCAGAAAATCATTGCTCCAGCACAAGGAATACTTGACCGTATCTTTAGGTTTATTAAATTTACATTACTTGGTTATGCATTTAATCAATTAGTAAAGTGGTTTAGTGACCCCAAGAATGCAGAAAAGGTAAAAGTTCTTGGTAGATTTCTAAAGGACTGGTGGCCTGCACTACTCTCTGCCTATGTATTATTTGCAACTCCTTTTGGTAAGTTTATAAGAGTAACTCTTAAACTGTTGAGAGGATTTATTCCTCGAATAGCTAGGTTTATTGCAGCAAATCCTAAGGTATTTGCCACAGTTGCTCTAGTTGGAGGATCTGTTGTAGCTGGAACTTATCTAGAATCTAGGTCAAGAGGAGTTGATGAAAACTTATTGCAGAGAAGAATTCAAGAATCAAAAGATCAGGGCAAACCATTATCAAAGGAAGATATTGAAAAAACTAGATTAGAAAATTTACAAAAAAGAGTTGAAGATATTAGAGGGACTAACATACCAGGATCTGCTCTTGCTGGTGGAGGAATTGTTCCTAGACTTAGAGCTTTTACTGGTGGAGCTCAAGTTAAAAAAGAAGTAGATGTAAAAGATATTCAACCCCAAAGTAATCTAATAACTGAGGATACTGGATTAAAAGTTAAAGGTGCTGGTCCGGATACTCAACTGGTTGCGGCAATGCCTGGAGAGGTTCTGATATCAAAAGAAGCAGTTGATACTTATGGTGCAAAATTCTTCTTAGATTTGAATAAGAAGGGTGGAGGAACTAATATTCCTAGAATGGTGAATAATATTCAACTTGCTGCTGGTGGTGGATTAATTAAGAAACCAATTAAGGCATATCAAGGCGGAGGAATGATTGGTGGTGGGAATTTGTTAAAAGGAATATATCCTGGGTATTCGCGTAGTGTTGGAGGAACCATGGCTTCCTCTGGTGGAATGGGTGGAAGTTCTAACCCTGCATCAATGTCACCGATGAAGATAAGTTCTCTCGGGGGAATGAGTGGTTCTAGTGGTGGAATGATGCGTGGTAGTGGGGGAATGAGTGGTTCTATTGGTGGAATGATGCGTGGTTCCATTGGTGGAGCAATGAGTGGTGCCGGTGCTTCTAGTGGTGGCGGAATGTCTATCAACAATTATAGACAATCTCAAAACACTTCTAATAATTTCTTTATGGGTTCTAGTGGTGCAGGAAACTCTAGTAGTTTAACTAACATAATGAATACAATTAAGAACACAAGTAATTACAAGTTACCATCTATATCCAGTAACACACAAGAATTTGGCAGTGATAGAAATAAATTATACTCACCTCAGACTGTAGCAACACTTTCTTCAAAAAATGTTTTAAATCAAAGTGTGATAGGAAGTAAGACCCTTCCTAACATTCAACCAATCAATATATCTCCACCCCCAACCCTCCCTGTTGCTCCTGGGCCACCAGTAATTTATACAAAGACAACTTATACCATTCTTCCTCCAATTAAAGCCCCAAGTAAAGCACCACCTTCTGTTCCTAGAGGTTCCAAATTACCAGAATTTTCTGCATCAAGTAGCGGTGATTCTAGATCTAAGATCGCAACAGCATTGGGTATTACCGACTTAGTGGGGGTAGTATAGAATGGCAACTATAGACGCTAAAAAACTACTACCACCAAGTAAGAAAACTGCAGCGATAGAGAAACAAAAGTTTCTTGTGCCTCTGCAAAATATTTCTGTAAATAAAAAACCTGCTGGTGATTTAAGACCAGTAGATAAAGAAACAAAATCATCTGAAGATCTTTCAATTGTAAAGAAAAAGATTAACCAGTTAAGTCTTTTACTTAATGAAAGTTATTTAATTGAAAAGAAAGATAGGGAAGCAAGAAGAAAGGCAGAAGAAAGAAGAAAGTTCGAACAAAGAGAAAAAAATATTGAGAAGAAGGTAAAGAAAAATCAAGTATCTTCTAATCTAATACCATCGATTCCGGGTCAAAGTATTTTTGACAAGATTAATCGTTTTATTGGATTTACTCTACTTGGATACTTGTTTAATAACTATGGAAAAATTCTTCCAAAACTTTTGGAATTTGGAAGTGTTTTGAAACCAGTTGGAGAATTTGTTGAAAGTTTTGCTAAAAATCTTCTTAAGGGTGCAATTGATTTTGTTGAGTTTGGTTATAAAGCATACGACCAGACAAGAGATTTTGTTAAACAAGTCGGTGGTGAAGGAGCACAGAAAACATTTGATGAGTTTTCTAAGAACTTAAATCTTTTATTGAATGGTGCTATAGCAGCTTCAATGTTGGTTGCAAGCACATCTCCCGGAAGACCTGGTAGACCTGGAAAACCTGGAAGAATGCCTGGTGGGAAATCACCATCTTTACCAAGGAATGCAAAACTTTCTTCATATTTGGGAAGAGACGCTCAAACCAAATTAATCGAGAGAAGATATGGCAATGATGCAGCAAGAATGTATGAGGCAAGAAAGTCTCAAGGTGCATCGGCAAGTCGTGCTCGTGCTGACGTTCTTAAAAGGTTTGATAAATTTGAAGGACCACAAAGAGGTCTCGCTGGGGGAACCGGAAAAGGTTCAATTCTATCTCGCGGATTTGGTAAGTCTGCAAATAGAGCTGCTCTTAAGGTTCTTGGTAAGACGGGAACAAGAATTGCAAAGGGTGTATTTGGTAGAGTTCCTATCATTGGTGGTTTGTTAGACTTTGCATTCTCTCTTGCTATGGGAGAGAACCCAGGAAGAGCAGCAGCAAAAGCAGTCGGTGCTACTGTTGGTTCTGCTTTAGGGACATTAATTCCTATTCCTGGAGTTGGAACTATTGCTGGTGGTATTCTTGGTGATATAGTTGGTGGAGCAATGTATGATGCTTTAGTTGGAAGTAAGAAACCACAAGGTCGTGCAGAAGGTGGCCAAATATCTGGAGGAGGTCAAAAGTCAGTTGCTACTTCGAGAAGAATAAAAACAACTACAAGAAAAGCACCTCCAAGAATTCAACCACAAAAGACCCAACCAGGAAAAGATGTTGGTGGAAAACTGAAGATTGAAGAACTCTATGGTAAGGATGAACCAGGACAAAGAAGTGCATTAAGAGCACTTCGTAAGAGTTCTGAGGATGCTAAAAAGATAAAATCTATTAATGGTCTTGTTGGTTCAATGTTTGGTGCTGGTATTGATCTGGCATTAGGACAAAGACCAGATAAAAATTTACCAAAAAATCTTGGAAACATTTTTGGTTCTGTAATTTCTTCTGCAATTGATATGGAACTCAACAAATCTTTTGGTGATATTTCTAAGACTATTGCAATGGCAGGCGGTGGTGCTGTCCCTTCAAGAGAAATCGGAAGACAATTGAGTATTGGTGAAAGGATTGGTAGTTTTATTTCAAGAGCACTTGCGATTTCTATTGAGAGCTCTGCTACAAGAATACTTCAGAATTTACGTAATGAGATGAATATGGAAGGTGATGGAACTGGAGATGGTGATGGTGGTGGGGGTGGTGATGGAGGCGGTGGAGGCGAAATCCCAGGCGATGCTCCCCCAGAAGTTAAGGCAATGCTTGAAGCAATTTCTGCTGGGGAAGGAAGTTGGGATTCTGTAAATCCATCAACAACAGTACCTGGATTAAGCAATATGACAATTGCCGATGCTCGTAAAGCTGCAATAGCAAAGGGCATAAATCAACTTGGCGGATCTGGCGCTATGGGTAAGTGGCAGCAAATGCCAGATTTCATTCTCGGAAGAGCAAGAGATTCGGGGTTAGACCCAAATAAAGATAAATTTACTCCGGAAAATCAAACTAAAATTGCTAGAATGTTGATGGCCTCTGTTTATCCTGGAGGTGAGGCGCAACTAGTTAAAGACGCTCAGAAAGATCCAATGTCTGCCGCTGCAAAGTTAAGAGGGACTTGGCCTTCTTTGCCCGGAGGAAGGCAAGCAAATACTACAGAGAAGCAATTTAGAGAAAATTTTGCAAAAGCACTACAAACATATAAATCGCCAACTGCGAAACCAACAAAAGGAGCATGGGCAGCAGTTCTTCCAAGGGGTAATCCAGTTCTTAATGAGGGATTTGGTTATTCTGCCTGGAGGGGTAGAGTACATGAGGGTATTGATCTTGGCGTAGATGCTAACTCGCCAGTAACCGCATTGGCAGATGGAAAAGTTGTTGATATTTATAGAAATTTTGGCACGCATGGCGATGCAGTTTTAGTTCAGCAATCTGATGGAAATGTAATGGTATATGGTCATGTTAATGCTAAAGTTAGGATAGGAGATCCGATTAAAAAAGGACAAACTATTGCTACTGTGAAATACTGGTTACAAAGAGGTAGAGATAATACACATTTGCACTTGGAAAGACGTATTGGAAGTTCAACTGGAAGAGCTGTAGATCCAACTGGGTATTTGAATTCGCTAGTACCAAAACCAGCATCAGGTATCGCAGCAGCACCAGGAACTAAAGTATCATTTAATGGAACTACCTTTTTTAAAGGAACTAATGGTAAGTATTATAAAATGGGACGTGGAAATGTTCCAGTTGAAGTTGATAAAGGAACTTATGATAGTGCAAAGTCTGGTGGAACATTGATTTCTTCTTTACAGCAAAGACCACCGGCATCACTAGCACCATCACCACCAGCAGTTGCATCATTGAATAGGTCTGGAGTTTTGGAAACAGACACAAGCAATATGATTGCAGTAGTAAAAGAAAACTATTATCTCCAGGAAATTATAACTCCAAGTCCAACACAAGTAGCGTAAATAGTAATACGGTAAGTAAAAATTATGACGGGAAGTAAGCAAGCAGCAACTACTGATATATTCGAAATAAGTTCCAACTCTGGTGGGGATTCTTTTGATGTAAGAGCTGGTGCTCCTAGAATTGAATATCGTGAGAGTATGATTGATAATACTATTCGTCTCACTGCAGCAATCGTTGATACGGGACAATCCTCAAGTTCTGTATCAGAAGCTTTAAAACTTCAAGGTGGCGAAAAAGTTTTGTTTAAATATACCGATGCTGCAGGAAATGTTTTAGATTTTTCTGATGAAAATGCTTTAAGACTATCAAATAAAAGTCTTGAGATACGGTCATTTAAATCATCAAGTTTTATCGCTCAGGTTGTATCTAAGGAATTTCTTGATAATAAACTTTTAAAGAACAGAGTTACAAAGAGATATAGTGGAAAGATATCACAGACAGTTGAAAGTATTTTACGAGATGATTTAAAGACTGATAAGGATTTAGATATTAGTGAAACTCTTAATACTTTTTCTGATTTTGGATTAAGAAAAGAACCTTTTGATGTTATTCTTCAACTCCAACAAATATCAATTCCTACTGTAGGAGGAAAAACTGCAGGGTTTTTCTTCTGGCAAACTTCAAAGGGATTTCATTTTAAGTCTGCTGATGAAATTTTTAATGGCACTCCAATTAAAACATATGTTTATAATTTTAAAAGTGAAAGAGAGGAAGTTCCTGTAGGTTATGATGATAAAATTTTAGATGCAAATTATGTACGAGTTGCAGATGTAGAGAAGCAACTCGACAATAATGCATTTGGAACAGTTACAGAAACTTTTAACCCTAGTAATTTAGAATTTGCTAAAGAAACTCCATTACTTGCAGAGGGTGCTGGTAAGATTCTAGCAGGCAATGATTTGCCAAACTATAGCGATTACACAGGAGAAGCAACAGATTTTTTTGCTACACCAATATCAGTTGGTAATGCATTTGGAACTGGAGATTCTCTGGAGCAACAACTTGAAAAATCGAAAATAGAAAATGTTAATATCAAAGAAACTTTAGGGCAAGCAATACAAAATTATAGACAAAGATTAAACTTTATGATTGAAGTTAAAATACCAGGAGATTTTAGTTTAAAGGCAGGTGATATTATACGGTGCGATTTACCAGAATTGAGTTCGAAGACCACTCCGGAATTAAGTCCTTTAGATAGTGGCATATATATGATATTAGAGTTATGTCATTACATTTCTCCTACACAAACTTACACTGGATTGGTTTTGGTTAGAGACTCTTTTGGTGTAAAGGCTTAAGGTAAACAACAATGGAAAAATCACTTCAACAACACATTAATGATGACCGCGATGAACTTGATAATCCAAATACAAGTGGCCAACGTCGTCGTCACTTAGAAGATGAACTTGATGCTCTGGAGCAATATCAAGTTAATCATCCCGATGAAGATAAAGATCCAAACCCATTAGAATTGTATTGTGATACCCATCCAGATGCACTTGAATGTAGAGTTTACGAATGACTAGTTATATTAGAGGAACCATACCATCTTCTGTTTTAATAAAAAGATTTATAGGTATCGGCCAAATATCTACAGATACCTATGAAAAATATTGTATTCCTGACCGTGGAGGTGAGAAAGGGAAGGATGCAAAAGGTTGGTCTGAAAAATATAAGGTTCGCATGTGTTTTTTGAATTCTGAGGAAACACCAGATAATGATTTGCTAATAGTAGAAAGAGAAACCAATTTTCCTTCAGGGCAAGCTGCAGTACAAATGTATATGCCACTGGCTCCTGGCACTAATGTTGAGGTTTATGGGTATTCTTATGGAGAGGGCCCCATTTTTCGATATGTAATGGGTTTTCCAATTACTAATCCCTTATGTGCTTTTGAAAAAAATAAAGATGGTAAGGATAATAAGGGTTGCAAACCAGTATCTGGATTTATTCCGGGATCAGGGCAATTCACAAGAGTTCCCTCATCCAATATTGATGGTTCCGATATTGTAAACTTAGCAGGTGCTGGAGCAGATTGTAAATTCTCACAATCCGATAAAGATCTTGATAAACTAAAAGCGAATTTTTTTGTTCCCCCTGCTTGTAAACCTTTTGACAGCAGCGCGATTAATAGCACAATTAAAAATCTAAAGAAAGATATTGAAGGACTAAAAGAAAGAATTAATGGACCAGATAGTGCTTTGTCTGATGCAGAAACTTTTCTAAGAGAAAAGCAAGCAATTATTGATGGTTTTGCTGATAAAATAACAGGATATATTAAGTGGTTAGTTGGATTTATAAAAGAGATTGTAACTAGAGGGGTTAATTGGGCTGTAAATAAAGCAAAAGCAGCAGCGTTTTTAAATCAAAGGATACCTTTACAAGAGAAGAAAGCAAAAGCAATAGATTTAATTCTCTGTTTGTTTAATAAAATTATTGATAACCTAGCTAAGATAGTTGCAGACTTCTTGAAGTCTGCAGTTGATCGTTATGTCAACGTAGCAGCATGTGCTATTGAAAAGTTTCTTACCGAACTAGTCGGACAAATTATCGGACAAATACTAGGGGCAGTAAGTGGAATCATTAGTGCTGTTCTTGGAGCTATTAGTGCAGTTAAGGGATTAATTAATTCTATTCTTGATTCAATTTCATCTCTTTTAGATTTTCTTACTTGTGATGTAGTAGCAGAGTGTGCTGAAGTTACTGAGTGGAGCCCACTTGAAGGTGCAAAATCATCTGCTGTTTCTTTGAATGTTGGTGGAATTATAAATTCTGCCAAATCTGTTATTTCTTCTTTTGATTCCATTGCATCATCAATCAACCCTAGTAATTTTAATTTAAATATTGATATCAATTCATTAATTTCGGATGTTGCAGATTCTTGTAATGTTGGACCATTATTATGCGGACCTCCGAGTATCAACTTCCTCGGAGGAGGTGGAGGGCAAGGAGCATCTGCAAATGCTGTAATAGGTGCTGCTGGTGAAATTTTGGGTATTGATGTAGTCGGAACGGGATTCGGATATACAAGAGCACCTATTGTAAGTATCGAAGATTCTTGTGGAAGAGGTAGAGGAGCTACTGCTGTTGCGCGGGTTGGTAGAGTTCCTTATGTTCCACCACCAGGTGGTGGTGAAGGTGAAACAGGTGGTGGAGGAACTGGAACCGGCGGTGGAGGTGCAGGAACTGGAGCGGGAACAGGAACAGGTGCCGGAGGTGCGGGAGGCACTGGAACTGGTGCTGGAGGCACTGGGACAGGGACAGGTGGTGCTGGAGGCGCCGGTGGAGGAACTGGGACTGGTGAAACTGGTTCAAGACCAAGACCTGGAGATATTGTTGATGGTATTATAGATGTTATAATAATTGAAAATGGATTTGGTTATCTACAAAAACCAGATGGTAGTTTGGGAGGAGATGGAAGAACATGGGCTGACAGATGTAGAACAAAAGTTAGAAGAGACAATGGAGTTTGGGAGTTCCCATATAATCCAGGAGAAACGGTGGAGATACGGGTTGGTGATTTAGTTCAATTTCCTGGAGATACTGCTTTCACTGCAACAGAAAATTCTTCAATAACTGCACCACCTTGCCCTCCTGAAGATGCAGTTGTTAAAGATCCATCATCTTCAAATGGAACTTTCCCTGTTGTATTGGAACTTGTTGATACTGAAATTTTAGATCCTGGATTTGGTTTTGTAGATGGAGAACCTATCACTGTCACTCCAAGTAATGGCGCAGAATTAGTTCCAAAGATAGGCAATAACGGACAAATCACAGGTATCGATGTTGTTAGAACTGGTATTGGTTTTACTGCCATCCCTGAAATCAATATAGATAGTCTGAATGGTTATAATGCAGTTATTAGACCAGTGTTTAAAGTTGTTAAAGGTGAAAGTGTGAGAAGACTGAGAGAAAGAGGTGTGTTGACTGTTGATGTAGTTGATTGTGTAGGAAAACCATTATGACAGATACAAAAGTAAGTTGGGATTTTTCTCGTATAGGAACAACTCAAGGTGAATTAAGATTTGGTGACGTTGCCCTTGATGGAACAAAACTTGCGGTGCTTCTTCGCAATGTAAATCCATCAAAATCAACAGATCATTTAATGTCATTTATTAATTCTGGAAAGTTTAATGGATCTACCTTGAATGTATGCCCCAGTGCATATCAAATTATTTGTGGAAAGACCCCGGTAGATGGAGTTTCCTTCGTGACATATGCAGAAAATGGTGATATGATTATTGGGGCTCCGAATGGTAGAATTAGAATATTTGCAAAAGATATTGAATTAACTTCAACAGGTAGTAGCAATTCAACTGGATTTATTCAGATGAATGCAAACGGGGGCATTGAAATCAACTCAAGATCAAATATTAATATTCAGACACCTACTAATATTAACGTTACTGCAGAGAAGCAAATTTTAATTGCATCTCCGGGAGAAGTTAAAGTTAGAGGCCCTGGAGGTTGGAGAGCCCCTGTTGATTTTTGTTTTGGACCCATTGTTGGAGGAACAACCACATTACAATTTCTTGATGGACTTAAAAAATTAATTGGTAGTATAGGAGGTTGATATGGCAGATTTTGGTGAACTTTTAGTTGGCGGACAGTTTCAGGTAACTGCAGGTCTTCCCGGAGGTCTTCCAGGACCTCCCCCAACAGTATTTGGAGGTAGTGCTGCAGGACCTCCAGTAAATGGTAGTGCTTGGATTGAAGGACCTATGTTGATTGGTTCTCCAATTGCATATCCATTACCTAGGCCAGCAGCAACTTTTATGTTAGGTAGAACACAAAACTATCTAGCACCAGAATTAAAGGGTTTACCAATACTAGCAATTACAAGTAGGGGGTTTGCACCTACTCCAACTGACTTATTGATCGGAGATCCTGCTGGTATTGTTGGAATATCGATTAATTCATCAACTATCACTGTAACTAATAAAACAACAATTGGTATTTTTTCCAAAAATCTTACTGGAGTAATTCCAAAAGTAAATTTGGTTGGTAAAAAATTAGGTATAATAGCAAAAACAACTGTTACTGGTAAGACCTCAATTATAGGAGTAACTAAAGTTACGCCAAAATTAGCTGTTTTGGGTAAGGCAAATATTAATGGTAGTTTAAGAGTTGCTGGGAAAATATCCAGCCCTACAATTGCAGAATTAAGAGCAAAAATTGCAACTAAAAAGACTAGACCATTTGATATGCCACACCCCAATAAAAAAGGGTGGAGATTGCGCCACGTTTGTATAGAAGGACCAGAAATTGCAGTTTATTGTAGAGGAAAAGTTCCCGAGGATGGTATTATTAATCTTCCATCTTTCTGGGAAGGTCTTGTAAATGTTGAAGATATGTCTATTAATATAACTCCTCTTGGATGTTGGCAAGAACTTTTTGTTAAAGAGGTATTATGGGGTAAGCAAGTTGTAGTTCGCAATAATGCAGGTGGTCCTATTAATGCAGACTATCATATTGTAGCCCGTCGCATAGACGATGACCTGATAGTTGAATATGAGGGAGAATCCCACGAAGACTATCCGGGTGGTAATGAAGATTATTCTTTTGATTTTGAGAGTAATTATGTTGAAAACTTAATTAAAGATACTGTTCGTAGTCATATTGACAGTAAACTGCAAATCGCTGATACAAAATAAATATTCTAAAGATTTATAAAAATGGATCCCAGATATTATAAAATTCTTAATGATACTTTCAGAACGAATTTAGATGAATCGAACACGGCAATTGAAGAAACTCTAGAATCAATCATTGAGTTGGATGGTTCTAAGGCTCCCTATGATGACATTATTTTATCTCTTGATGCAGATATTTTCAATGAAGTAGGAAATGTAAATTCAAAAATTATTGATGTTGCATCTGCATATCAAGATAGGATTAATGTTGGTTGTAGGACTGATGTATTTTGGAGAGTAACTGGGGTTGCGGGAACTGTTTATACGCTAGTTGCAACCAAATTGTCTCTTGCTGGTTATGCAGGAACCCTTCCAACAGTAGAATACTTTGATGGAAGCACAATCACATCTTATGATAATTTTGATATTTTTGGATTTGATTCAGAACCGGCATATGGAATCAAATATTATGACGAACCACTGACAGAAGACCTTGAAGATACTTTTGTTACAAGTTTTACTGGTATTATTGAGTCGGGATCATCCGAATTAATTACACTATCTCCTGTAGGGTCTTCCTCAACAATTGGTATTTCCACATCTTCGGGCCAATTAGTCATCTCTTCAAAACAAGATGTTTTACCATCTTCAAGTAATATTATAGGTATTGGAACCACTACTCTATCGAGATCTATTCTAGGAATATCTACAGAAACTCCTGTCACAACTCTGACACTTGACTCCATTGCAATTGGTGATGCATCCGCTCCAGAATCTGATGGATCTTATGTTACTTTTACCGTCCTTTCTTCAGTATCAGATCTTAATATTGAATATTATGATTTACTTTCAGAAAAGGACCCATCTATTCCACAAATTATTGGCATTATTACTTCTGGCAATCTAGGTATAGGTGTTTCAATTCAATATGATAATTCTGGATTTGAACCAAATGTTATTGCTTGGAATCCTGATGCTTTTGATCCTGATGCATTTGATGAAGAAAACCCCACCGTCACTACTTCTGAACCTGAAGTTGGTGCTGGTAATTTTTATTTCCCAGTAGGATTTTCTTCTTATCCAATTACTTTAAGTGGTGAAAGAGTTTCGGTTGGATTTGTGACAACTGTAAATATTAGTCAAATTGCAGGTATTCTTTCGTCAACATCGCCTTGTCCCACTCAAGAAACTAATTTAACTAATGCAATCAATACATTAAACATTGCGAAGTCTGATATTGCATCTGGTATCAGCACTCTCAATTATAAAATTGATGTGTCAAATACTTTTAGAGAACAACGCAAGGAAATTCAATCCGAAATTTGGACTCTAAGACAGCAAATTGCAGAATTCCGTGCAGATATTATTAAATTTGATAAGGCCCTTAACTTCCTTGGCGTGTCAACGGTGACTGATATAATCTTAGAAACCCCTTGACACCGACCCCTGACGGTGGTATGATACTTGGGTAATCAACGGATGACCTAATGCAAGACGAGTATCTCTCACGCTGCGTGGTGGACCCTATCAAGCGTACAGTGTATTTGTATTCCAATGAAGGGTCAGAGAAAGAAGTGGTATGCGATACCGTGGATGAGTTTATGAACGTGTTAGAGTTTGTTCGTGCTACAGTGGATGCAGAGACTCTCTCATACGCAAATCCACTTTAGCTTCCATTTTTGGTCGGAAAAAATCTTCCGGCAAATCAATCTTATTAGATTTTTTAGGTGGAATATTTATCCCCCATAAATAATAATAGATATGAATAAACTTATGGATGATTTTAGTTGGTTAGTGGGAATTTTTGAAGGAGAAGGATGGTTCGGACTTAAAAAAAGAACATCTAAAATTCAAAACAAAACTTATATCTACTATTATCCTCATATGTCTATTACTATGACGGATGAAGACATCATTAAACGTTTGAGTTCTATTCTAAAACACGAACACTATAGAACTTTCACTCCTTCCGGAAAAAACGTAAAGGGTGAAAACTATAAAACAGCACATCGTTTATCAATCTGTGGACCTAAAGCAATGTATATTGCTGAAAAAATGGAACCTTTCTTATCTGAAAGAAGAAAGGAACAAATTAAATATGCTCGTGAAAATCAATCACGAAAAACAACATATAAAGAAGGATATACTCCGGTAGTTAAAAAACAAACAAATTATGGTTTAATGTTTTAAAAATGAGACCAGAAACAAGAGAATCGATGGAAATGCTGTTCGCAGCAAAATGGAATGTACCAACGGCAGCAAAGAACTGTAATCTTACCAACAAAGAAATGAAGATTACATTCAATGAATACTGCCGTTTACATCCTCCAACTTATGTTGTAGAATCAGGTAGTCAACTCAGTTTCTTCTGAGTTTTTATGCGAGTATGGTGGAATCGGTAGACACACCAGACTTATGAAAATTGAGCCTCATTTGAGAAATCTTATGAGTGTAATTCCTCAAATTCGGTGAAACCTGTAAAATGGCAATACCGAGCCAAGCATCGTAAGATGAAGGTGTAGAGACTAGACGGGGAACACCTAAACCGAAAGGTATGGTGAAGGTATAGTCCAGACCACAAACCGAAAGGGTAGTGAAAACTATAGTGGTACGAAAATCTGTTGGGCGTATGCCCGTGGGAGTTCAAGTCTCCCTACTCGCACTGAGGTTTATCCTCTAAATACTCAAAAGTAATAGGAATATTACTATGAAGTACAGAATTGATGCCGCTTATGTCTGGTACAATCGCGGAAGACAAATCGTTTTAATGTACTTTATAAATTCTATTCCTTTTACTTTTGACGAACTCCCTGACGAATCTTTATTTGACTTGGAGTTAATTGAATTAGCAGACAAAGAAAGACGTTTTGAACCTGAAGACTTATATCAATCTTCTTATTACTTAATTTTAGAAGAATGCCACCCTTTGCTTTATGAGTTGGATTTAGAAAATCCAGAGTGTATGCCTGCTGATTAAATGCCCTTGTAGCTCAGTGGTAGAGCAACGGTTTTGTAAACCGTTGGCCGTCTGTTCGAATCAGATCGGGGGCTTTGAGTTCTATAAAACTCCAAATGTCACTTATTTCACAACAAGACCGCCAAATGGTCATTGAAGCACTTGAGTATTATGTTTACGATATGGAAAAAAATAACTGCAACGATGCGGCAATTTATTCCTACAACACACTCCTTAACTGGATACGACTCGAACACTTCAAACATGAAAATTAATCTTTGGTATTGTGATGGGATGAAGCAATGGCGGTGGACACTGACTGATTCTTCACGCCCTATTAGCAGACAAGAATCTGGTCAAAGACCTTTTCTTCGTGATGCTATGAACGATGTAGCAAATACCGTAGAATATATGTTAGAATGCAAACAAAGTGAGTAGAAATACTTAGATGAAATCAGATTTTTATATAGATAGGGTAGGTAAAGAAGAAATAAAAGAACTTCTTTATACCTATCATTATCTTAAAGACGAATCTAAAGATTTCAAATCGCATTTCAACTATGGGCTTTTCAGATCCTCAGTTTCTGATATTCTTAGGGTTGGTGGGTGCTTGGGCACTTGTATCTTTACTGGGTTACCAGTCCCCGAAATAGCAGTAGGTGCGTTTGGTTTAGAAAGAAACCAACAAGAAGGTATATACGAACTCTCAAGACTTTGTATACATCCCCTTATTCAAAAAGAAGAATATAACATCACATCTTGGTTCGTTAGTCGTTGCATAAGGAGATTTAAAAAAGATGCCCGCGTTCGTGCTATTCTTAGTTACGCTGACAATAATCAGCACTCTGGAATTATATACAGAGCTTGTAATTTTCAATACTATGGTTTGACTGATAAGAAATCGGACTTCTGGATAAAGCAATCTGATGGTTCCTTCATAAAACATTCAAGAGGTCCAATTAAAGGATTAGAAGGTGAATGGAGAGATCGTAGTCGTAAACATAGATACCTGATGATATTTGATAAGGAACTGAAGAAAAGGTTGACGTGGGAAGAGAAATCGTGGTAAAATAAAAAAGGTGATACTAAACCAAACCCCTTCCGTGTGACTTGAAAACCTCCCCTGGAGGTTTTCTTGTAATAAATACTCAAAACTTATTATTAGGTATGACTGAACAACAAAATCATCTTTTTCAAATTGTCGAGCAACAAAAACAAATTATTAATGAGATTAATATTCTTAACGGTCAATTAAATTCAAAAAAAGAGCATCTATATAAACTCCAAGGTGCAATTGAATATCTTGAAGGAATTGGAGTTTCTCTTCCAGAATCAGATACTGAGATTGAAGAAAGTATTGAAGATTAAAAATAAAAACCTCCAGGTGCCTGGAGGTTTTTTTAATGGATAAATAATCTATAACAGAACTTATAAAAGAATAAGATGGGATTAAGTCGTCTTGATAATTTCCTAAAGAATACACGAGGAGAGATTTTATATGTAGATCCTTCAAGTGCTGACTCTACTGATTCTATAGAAAATCGTGGAAATAGTTTAACCAGACCTTTTAAAACTATTCAACGTGCATTTATAGAAGCAGCTAGGTTTTCATATCAGCGTGGATTAGATAATGATAGGTTTGGCAAAACAACTATCATGCTCTACCCAGGAGAGCACATAATTGATAATAGACCAGGATGGATTCCAATTTCTACTAACGGAGGAACCTTCCAAACAAGATCTGGCGATATTGAAACAGACTTCCAAGAATTTGATCGCGCAACAAATTTTGATATTAATTCCGAAAATAACGTTCTTTATAAGTTCAATAGTATCCACGGTGGTGTAATTGTTCCTCGTGGAACATCTCTTGTTGGTATTGATTTAAGAAAAACAAAAATAAGACCAAAATATATTCCAGACCCAGTTAATTCAAATATTGAAAGATCTGCAATTTTTAGACTTACTGGTATCTGCTATATGTGGCAGTTCAGTATTCTTGACGCAGACCCAAATGGTTCTTGCTTCAAAGATTATACAAGCAACTCTTTTGTTCCTAATTTTTCTCACCATAAGTTAACTGCATTTGAATATGCAGATGGTGTAAACAACATTAATATTGATGACAATTTCTTAACCTATTCTGCAGAAAAAACAGACCTTGACATATACTATGAAAAAATTGGAATTGCATATGGTCCTTCAAGTGGCAGAGAAATTCTTCCAGAAACCATCAGTTCTCCTCTCGATATTCAACCAAAAATTGATGAGTTCCGTATTGTTGGTTCAAAAGGTGGTGATGTTGGAATTACTAGTATTAAAGCTGGTAATGGAATAATTCCGACGACTACTGTTACAGTCACTCTAGAAGAAAATGATCTTGGTTTAGATGTTGATACTCCTATTCGTATTGAAGGAATTAATGCTTCTGGATATGACGGCCAATTTGTTGTCAGTGAAGTTGTAAGTTCTACAGAAATTAAATATCAAGTATCTAATCCGCCAGTAGAAGCACTTCCTGCAGTTACTGGATCAACCCTTAACATTTCAGTTGATACCGTTACTTCGGCATCTCCATATGTGTTTAATATTTCTATGCGTTCTGTTTATGGAATGTGTGGTCTTCATGCAGATGGAAATAAGGCTAATGGATTTAAATCCATGGTCGTTGCACAATTTACTGGTATCGGACTTCAAAAAGATGATAATGCATTTGTAAAGTATAATTCAACATCTGGTCTCTATGAAGATAGCACTGTAAGTGGCAATGAGAATATTCATACAGATTCTAGAGCAAGATTTAAACCAGATTATGAAAACTACCATATTAAGTGCTCCAATGAAGGATTTATTCAGGTAGTTTCTGTTTTTGCTATTGGTTATGCAAATCACTTCCTTGCAGAAACTGGTGGTGATTTATCAATTACTAACTCCAACTCCAACTTTGGTGCAAAAGCACTAGTATCTTCTGGATTTAGATTAAATGCATTTCCAAAAGACGATGTTGGCTATATAACTCATATTATTCCACCAAAAGAATATGAACCTACAGAAACAACATTAGAATTTTCTGCTATTGATATTGCAAAAACAGTTGGAATTGCGTCAACAAATCGTTTATATCTCTATGAAGAAACTAATCGTTGGATTCCCCCAGATAATGTTCTCGAAGGTTATAGAATAGGTGCTAAACCAGGCGACACTTTAAATGTATTGCTATCTCAATCTGGAATTACAACTCAGTTTTCGGCAAGAATTATTATGCCAGATACTGAATTTAGTGGAAATGAAATAACCGCAGAAAAATCATATAGAGTTAGCACTTCTGGAGGTTCTAATAGTATTTCTAGTAATATTATTACACTAACAACTTCACATTCATTGAATGATGGCGAAACTGTAAGAGTATTGAGCAATAATGGCCAACTTCCTGATGGAATAGTTCCAAATCACGTATACTATGCAATTACTACAGGATTATCTGCTAACCAGTTAAAGATAGCACAAAGTTTGAATGATGCTTTAGATGGTTCGGAAGTTAGTATTAATAATAAAGGCGGTGTTTTAACGGTTGTAAGTAGAGTATCTGACAAGCACACTGGTGATGTCGGACACCCTATTCAATGGGATAGTACTGAGGGTCAATGGTATATTAATGTTGCAACTGCTTCGAGTGAGAATTCAATATATTCAAATATAATTGGGTTTGGAACAACCGGTTTAGGTGATGCATCCTCAAGAACTTTTATTAATCGTCAGTATGATGCAAGAATACTGGATGATTCAATCTATAGGGTTCGTTATGTAATTCCAAAAGATTCTCCAGAAACTGCAAGACCTCCTTCAGATGGATTCATTATACAGGAATCAAATTCTACGATTGGAAATACTAATACTGAAATTGCCTATCAATTTAATCCATCATCAGTCACACTTTCAAATGTTACTGATCTAAGAAACCAAAAAATAATTGCAAATGCAACTTGGGATGGAACTCAAGCAAATATTATTACAGAAATTCCTCACAAATTGCAAGTGGGTTCTGAAGTTAAAATTTTAAATGTTGCAAGCACAGGCAATTTAGCTGGAGCTGCGAATTCTGCATATAATGGAACTTTTACCGTAGCGGGAATTAGTAGTTCAAAACACTTTAGTTATGCTCTTGCAAATGATCCTGGAACATTTACAAACGATGTCTCCAGTCGCACTTCTTCACTTCCTTACTATCAAAGAAAGAGATATAATACGACTTATGTAATTTACAAGACTAAAGAAATTAAAAGATATATTAAGAACGAACAGGATGGTATATATCATTTAACTCTTCTGAATGCATCAAATTCTCCAAATGTTGCTCCATTTGATAATGTCAGACTTATACAACCTATTGTTAATCTTTATCCCCAATTAAATAGAGACAATTTAGTTTCTGATCCAGAAGCAACTGTAAGTTATGCTTTACCCGAACCTATCGGACAAGTAACGATAGATGAACCACAAAATAGTATTACAAGAGAAACAATTGAAAAAGTAGTTTCTGATTTTGGATTTGGTGTCGGTGTAGGTATTACTAACATCGTATCAAATGCAACAGGAACAGCACACACGATTTTCACCTCAGCAGATCATGGGCTAAACAGACTAACTGGATTCTCTATTGTTAGTGGAGGAACTGGATATGGTACAGGTGTAGGAACTGAAGTCTTCTATAATGCTAAACTTATTGGCGGATCAGGCACTGGAGAAAACGCAACTGCAAGAATTACAGTTAATTCTGGATCTGTAACCAACATAAAGATTATGGATGGTGGTAGTGCTTTTGGTATTGGAAATACTTTCTCTGTTCTTGGAGTTGCAACCACTACTGGATTTTCTCCTGCTACTGTAACGGTAACATCAATTTATGATAATACCGATGAAATTATTCAGATTACTGGAATTAGTTCCTTAGGATTTAGAAATTACAATAGTCTCTATAGAATTTCTGCAGTTGATCCTGGTTCTTCAAATAAATTTGAAGTTATACCTATATCAGCAGTAACTCCAGTTTCTCAGTCTGGAATTGGTAGTCTTATCACTGTAAATGCTAGTGCTTCTCTGGTTGGCAAATCTGTCGGAGTTTCTTCACTAAGATATAACTCAACAACAGGAATTGCAACTGTCACAACAACCAGTAGCCATGGTTTTAATGTTGATAATGTAATTTCCCTTGGCGGAGCAGACAATTCCCTATATAATGACTCATTTATAGTTAATAGAGTTAATAGTCTATCTTCATTTGAAATTGTAGTTGGAGTAGGAACAACTGCACCTGCAGGGTCTGGAACAATTTATGCATTTAGAAGAGGTATTGCTTCAAATGCAGGAAATGTAACTGTAACTGATGAAAACATTGATGGACGTTTATATGCAAAATATGATAATGTATCCACTACTTTATCTGCTAATATTACAGGACCAACAGTAAATACTATTACTATTCCTGTTACTGGTCTAGACTTAAACGTTGGAGATTATCTTGAAATAGGTAACGAAATTGTTAGAATTAAATCAACGGTAACGAGTAATATAGTTTCTGTTTATAGAGGTGTTCTTGGAACATCAAGCGGCACTCATCCTTCTGGAACAATTGTCAGAAGAATTAAACCTTTCCCTGTAGAACTGAGAAGGCACTCTATTATTCGTGCATCAGGACACACATTTGAATATGTTGGTTATGGTCCTGGTAATTACTCTACTGCATTCCCAGATCGTCAAGATCGCCAAATTTCACCACAAGAAGAAATAGTTTCTCAATCATTCAAAAATGATGGAGGTATCAACTTCTTCAGTGGAATGAATGATAAGGGAACTTCTTATTCTGGCAATAAAAAATTAAGCACCATTTCGGGCCAAGAAGAAATATTTGATACTCCTATTCGAACAATTACTGGTGAAGATATTTCTTTCCAACCTTCAATTAACATCACTAGCGCAGTTGAAGGAAACTTCAGCAATTCAATCAGTGTTGAAGGTGGCCCAGACAATAAAGTAACATCAAAATTTGACGGTCCTGTTGTTTTCTCCAACAAATTAACATCAATATCGGACAAAGGAATAGAAGCACATTCATTATTCTTACAAGGTGATGCTACTATTTCTAGAAACTTTACTGTTGGTGTTTCCACCCCAACGAATGCAGGAAACCCTGGAGATGTTGTTTATAAGGCAACTCCAGAAAGTGGTGGTTATAGTGGTTGGGTTTATACTTCACATAATGACTGGAAGAGATTTGGACCTATTAGTACCTCATCAAGTTCTGTCAATATAGTTGTCGATCAAATAGATGCTACATCATTCATTGGAACATTCATTGGGGATGGATCAAATCTGACTAATGTTTCTGATATTTGGGAAGTTGATGCTATTGGTATTCATACTAATACTCCTATTGGTATTGGAACTACTAGTGCAAGAGCAGGTTTCGGTCTGTATGTTGAAGGTAGTACATCAATTAATGGAACTCTAAGAGTTTTTGAAATTATTGAAACTGCAACTATTAGTTCTGGCATTTTGACTGCAACAACTCAAAATATTGACTTGGGTGATAATAATGTTTACTATTATACTTCAGAGGCCGCGGACAACTGGACTATAAACTTTAGAAGTAATGCTTCTCAGACTTTGAATGACTTCTTGACAGTTGGAGAATCTACAACCGTTGCAATATTGACAACTCAAGGATCCACTGCATATTATAACAGCACGGTTCAAATCGATGGTGTAAACCAATCCGTAAAATATTATGGAGGTGTTCCAATAACTTCAGGAAACCCCAATAGTATTGACGTATATACCTATGTAATTATTAAAACTGCAGCGAATACCTACACGGTTCTTTATTCTCAGTCTCAATATACTTAAGGAGAAAGATAAATGAGTCCACTTCTAGGTGCCATAGGAGATGCCTCTGAATACGCATACAGAGGAACACTTGATGATGTCCCTGAGGATTTTAATTTTACTAGTATAGTTGATGCGGAGCCAGGTGTAGCATACACAACTGGTCCAATTACAATTACTGGACTCAACAATAAAGTTCAAGTGGTTGTGAGTGCAGGAGCATCAATTGCCGTAAACAGTGGTATCTTTACAAGTGGACCAACATTTATAAGAAGTAATGACACAATAGCAATTTATACTCCAACTACTCAAGGAACTGATGATGATTTTTCTAAAACTTATACAATAACAGCAACGGTTGGCCAAACTTCAAAAGATTGGACTGTAACAACAAGAGATAAAGATTCATTACCAGATTCTTTTTCATTTACAACCGCAACGAATCAGGAACTTGATACTACGGTAACAAGTAATACAATTATTTTATCTGGATTAGAACCAACAGTTTCTTCAGGAGCACTTATTACATCTGGTATTGGATCTTTTAGCAAAAATGGAGGAGTTCCAGGAACTGCTTCTACTGTAGGAAATGGGGATTCATTAGCTGTTGTATTACAATCTCCAATTGATTATTCAAAAACAAACACAACGACATTGCAAGTTGGTACTTTTAGTACTGATTTTTCTGTTGTAACCAGAGATGCTGATACTACAGTAGACCAATTTTTCTTTACCAATTTTACAAACGTAGCTATATCATCTTCTTTTGACAGCAACTCAATTACTCTAAGTGGCGCAGATACAAATACTGTAGATGCACCTGTTCCATTAACTGCAACAGTAACTGGTGGATTTTTGAAAGTAGATAGAGGTGCTATCCCCATTAGAGATTTTAGTGTAGATCCTATTACGGTTTTTAATGGAGATACTCTCACCTTAAAAATTAATTCTTCTCCGAGTTATAGTGAAATCAGAAATGCAACATTATCTATCACTGGGGTCAATACTCCTGTTGGGGTTGCAAGCACATTTAGCGTTACGACAAGGCCAAATATAAGTGATACTGTAGTAAATAACTTCCAATTCGTAGATAAATCAAATCAAGATAGAGGTGTACTCGTAATTAGTGATCCAATCACAATTTCTGGCATAACAACAGGTGCTGATGATTTTGCAAGTATTTTTCTAACAAATAATGCTGATGGTGGAGAGTTTAGAATAACAAGAAATGGAGTCGTTGTCAGAGATTTTGGTACTGCAAATAGTGGAGTTCGCCAAGGAGATCTTGTAGATCTTAGAATTAGAACATCACCAGCATCTGAAGGAACTGTTCTTACTAATGTGAATATTGCAGGAACAGATAATAATGATATTAATAATGTTTTTAGTCAAACACGTACTGATACCTGGGTGGTTAAAAGTGCTAAGAGAAACTGTCCCCTATCTTTACCAACTTTTCAAACCGTTACTGGCGTAAATCCTGGTACAGTTCAATCAGTTACATTTATTCCAGCAGGTTATGATACTGACTGTAATGTAAAAGTCAGTACATCAAATTCAAATTCTACTCTTTCTGTAGGAGGTACAACAGGAAATAATTTAGTAGTTGCTCCTGGAGTTGCTTGTACGGTATTTTTGACTGCAGGATCATTTGGCCAAAGTAGGACCACAACGATAACGTTAACTGCAAATAATAATATTCCAACTCCAATTTCTACAACATCCAATTTCACAGTAACTACAAGAGCATCATCAGATCCCACAATTACTAGGTTTACCGTAACTCCAAGCACAGTTCAATGCGGACAACAAGCAGTCATAGAGTGGGCTACACAAAATACAGTTTCTATTTCACCTAGTGGATTCTCTGGAGTAACTACATCAGGATTTGCTTTTGTCACACCAACATCAAATACAACTTATTCATTAACTGCAACTGGACCTGATGCAACCACACAAACACTAAGTGTGCCGGTTATTGTTACGGGAGTAACTAACGCAACTCTACAAGCAGATTTTCAGTCAATTCCTTTTAATGACACTGCAACTTTATTCTGGAGTACTCAAGGTGCAGCATTTATTTCCAATAATTTTGGTGCTCCCAGCAGTCAATTAAGTGGTTCAAAAGTTGTTGGCCCTTTAAAGCAAACAACAACATATACTCTAACTGCTTTTTCAGGATCTTCGTGTCCAAATTCTCCACAACGATCAGTAACCATCAATGTTGCTCCCTGTACCGAAGAAGTTACAACAGAAAGTATTGTGTCGGGAGTAGATCTAACATTCACTGTCGCCAATGCTGGTAATGGTTTTGCCGATTATCTTACTAGTTTTGGTGGTTTTAATCTTTCTAGTCCAGCAAGAGCACCTATTAGCGGTGGAACCCAAACTTTTCAATCCGGACCTACCCTTGGGTCATATGGTGCAGGAACTTGCTCTAGTTTTCAATCAGATTCTTGTGTGGCATTCGCTCAATTCAATTCTCCTTCTCAAGCTTGGCAAGTTCCTGCTGGAGTTACTCAAATTCAAGTAACTGTTCTTGGTGCTGGTGGTGGAGGAGCAGGAGGAGGTTCCTCTGTGAGAGGTGGACGTGGTGGAGATGGAGCTCAAACTTCAATAACTGTAAATGTTAGTCCCGGACAATTTGTTAGATATGATGTTGGTGCTGGAGGACAAGGAGGTCCACAATGTGAGTCGGGTAATATTGGTGGGGGTGGTATTGGTGGTGGACCAGGAGGAACAACATTTGCCAGATTTGATAACGGACAGTTTTGTTATGCAACAGGTGGTGGAGGCGGCCGCAGATCTAACTTCCAAACTCTTGATGGATCTCCTGGATTTAGTGATCCTGGAGGAAGTCTTAATTTCAGTAGTGGAGGTCTTGGTGGTACTTCTGGAAACTTCCGTGGAATATGTATCGGCGGTAGAGGAGGCCAGGGTCAGGGAGGAAGACTTTTCATAACTTATACGCAAAATATAGAGGGCGCAAGTTGGAGTTCTCTTCTTAGCACAATTGTTAATCAGTTCCAATCATCTTTTAATAGAAAACCAACTGCGGATGAAGCTTTTGAATATATAAGTCAATACGTAAATTCTAGTATAGATCTTGGTACTTTAGCTTCACGAATTTCTTCTTCTGGTGCATTTAGATCTTCTACTGGTCTCATATCTTTTTGTGGCGCTAGATTATAATAAAACTATAATTATTTAAATGTGTGTCATATCATAAATACTTAAAAGTTTCTATACCATAACCAATGGCAGCAGTAAGCGAAGTACATTTAGTTATTCATAAAGGAACTTACTTTGAGGAAACCTTTTCATTAAGTGCGGAGGATGGTGGTGTTCTTAATTTGACAAACACTACTGCAGTTTCAAAACTCAAAAAGCATCCAACTGCTGGTATTGCTTACACTTTTTCTACCACTATTACAGTTGGTGATAGTACTGTAAAGATTTCAATGCCAGGGGCTTTAACTCAAACTTTACCCAGCGGTAGATGTGTTTATGATTTGGTTTTAACATCTTCTAGTGGATTGCATTCCAAAGTCGTAACAGGAACCGCACTAGTTCAGGAGTCAGTAAGCGTATGACTTACCAAGTTAGAGTATCTTCAAAATCTAAAATCAAAGCAACCGTAGCATCAGGAGTAATCATGGCTAGAACTCTGGATGAACTATTAGATGTAGATGTCTCTGGAGTAAATGATAAGTATGTGATTATGTATGACGCAACAACGCAGAAATATACTGCGGTTAATCCAGATGAAGTTTTCTCTGCAGCAACGTCAGAACCAATTCAACCTGGATTACCTAATGATTTTATGGATATGTTGGATGACGATTTGGATAACCGTATTGATTTCGATGGCGGCAGTTTTTGAATACTAAATAATAATATAATAAAAAAAAGAAGAAGATGACTGCACCTGTTATTCAGTTTAAGAGGGGTCTTCTTGCTAATCTTCCCGGTTTAAGGGCAGGTGAACCTGGTTTTACTACAGATAGTTACGATCTGTATGTTGGTCTTACCTCAGAAACATCAACTAATAAATTCTTTGGATCTCATAGATATTGGACTAAGGAAACAGAATCTACTGGAAGTGGATTAAACCTTGTAGAGGGAACTTCCAATGGTTCTGATTATATTACTATCCAATCTCCCAATTCTCTTGCTGGAATTGTAACTTATATCCTTCCAGGAGTTCAAGGTGCCGTTCAAAGTGTATTAACAAATGATGGAAGTGGAAATCTAACCTGGGCTAGTGGTTCGCTGAACGCAGTATTCAGTGGTATTACTACGATTGGTGGAGATTTTCTTGATGTAAATGTCAACAGTGATTTTGCTGGCATCACGACATTCAGCAATACCGAAGATAATACATTAGGCGATCCAAATACAGGTGCCGTTCAAATTGACGGTGGTTTAGGTGTTGATAAGAACGTAACGATTGGAGCAGGCCTCTCTGTTTCTGGAGAATCATACTTTATTGGCACTGCAACCTTCTATGGTGGTACTTTAAATCTTGGTGATAGTGATGGAGATAATATTAACGTAGCTGGTGAGTTTGTTTCCAATCTAACTCCAAATGCTGACGATACATATGATATTGGCGATAATTCTACACCTAAGAGATGGAGACACTCAGCATTCTCTGGTGTAGGTACATTTGCAACTGGTGTTGTTGCCGACAATGTTCGCCTTGGAATTGGAGGTAATGGCGTAGTTGATACTACATCAGGTTCTCTTTATCTAGATTCGGCAAGTGGAACTACAATAGTTAATGACCGTTTAGATGTTCTTGGTGACTTAGATGTAGCCGGAAACGTTTTCATTGGTGGAACAACAGTTACTCTTCGTGGTGAAGATGTCTTCATTGAAAACAAAGATATTGTTCTTGGATATACAACTTCAATAACTCCAAATGATACAACTGCAAATCACGCAGGTGTTGCCATTGCATCAACAGAAGGCACTCCGTTAGTACCTTTTGCTGCATCTGGAATTAATACTCTTCCAGACACATATAAGCAATTGATGTGGTTCCGTAGCGGAACTCTTGGATTTGCAACTGATGCATTTGCCTTTAACTATGGTGTGGCAATTGGAACCACAACAATGGCAGACGGAGTTCGTCTTGCTGTTGGTTCTAGCGTTACAATATCTGATGATACTATTACGGCACCAAATTTATCATTAACTTCCGCAACAGTAAGCAACTTAACACAAGGCAGAGTTGTTCTTGCAGGAGCATCAGGAATTCTTGAAGATAGTGCAAATCTTACTTTTGGCGCGGGTGGTTTAATAGTTGGTGCTGGTGGAATTAATGTTACTGGAGTTTCAACATTCTCGACAGATTTGGTTGTTGGTGGTGACGTAAGAATTAACGGCAACGATATTCAAGCATCTGATGGAAATGCTAATATCACATTAACTTCCAACACACTAACAGCATTTGCGGGTGATATTAGAGTTAATGGAAATGATATTCAAGCATCCGATGGAAATGCTAATATCACGCTAACTTCAAATACCCTGACAACATTTGCTGGTGATATTAAGGTCTCCGGTAATGATATTCAAGCATCTGATGGAAATGCTAACATTACATTAACCTCTAATACATTAACCACATTTGCTGGTGATATTAAGGTTACTGGTAATGACATTCAAGCATCTGATGGTAACACCAATATTACATTAACCTCTAATACATTAACAACATTTTCTGGTGACATTAAGGTTACTGGTAATGACATTCAAGCATCTGATGGAACTACTGCCATCACAATGTCCTCCGCAAATGTTACTGTTGCTGGAGACTTAACTGTCGGTGGTAGTGATATTAAGGCAGCAGACGGAACTACTGCATTAACACTTGCCAATTCTACTGGTGCTGTTACCACATCAAATGACTTGACCGTTAGTGGAAATCTTTTTGTTTCTGGCAACACAACTCAAGTCAATACAGCAGCTCTAACTGTAGAAGATAGAACGATTGATTTGGGTATTGTGAATGGTGCTGCACCAGCATCTTCAACTACTTGGGATTTGGGTGTCCTTTTTAATTATCATTCAGGTGGTTCTGCAAAGAAATCTGCGGTTATTTGGGAACACGGAGACACCAGATTTAAGTTTGCAAGTGTTCTCTCTGCAGATACTGATGGTTCTGATAATAGTACTCCACAACTTTCAGTTACAACCTTTGCTCCCATCGAAATTGGTGCATTATGGGTAAATGATTGTGCTGGTTCCTCTCAGGTTATTTCTTGCACTGGCACTGAAAGATTCCTTGAGAATATCACTATTGATGCTGGAACTTTCTGATAATTTAAATTAGATAATCTCTAAATACACCTAGTCAACTAGGTGTATTTTTTTATGTCTGAAGAAGATTTGAAGTTGGTTCTTTCAAAATATCAACAAAAAACATTTGAGTTATTCAACCAAAATATTGTATTGGAAACTCAAGTAGAAAAACTAAATTCAACAATACAAGTATTAAATTTAGAATTAGAAAAGTTAAAGAAGCCTAAAAGAGGAGCAAAAGCGGAGGATGAATTCTCATAAATAATAAAAACTCTTATATAAGAGTTTCTACGGTCTCTACCAAAATGAGAGGTTGAATGGCAGATCCAAATATAAGAATTAAACGATCTTCGGTTCCCGGGAAAGTTCCATTACCAGGACAACTTCCTTTAGGAGAACTAGCTCTCAATACTTATGATGCAGAATTATTTGCTCGTAGAGAACGTTCAGGCATTGGCACCGATATTGTAAGACTTGGTGCAGGCGCAACAGTTACTAATATTTTATATGTCACACAAGACGGAAGCGACTCCAACACAGGAAAAAAACTTGGAGACGCAAAAAGAACAATCGGAGCAGCACTCACAACAGCAACAACAGGAACAGTTATTAAAGTTAGTGCTGGATCTTATATAGAAAATAATCCTCTCACAATACCAGAACAAGTATCAATTGTTGGAGATAGTTTAAGAGAAGTATCAGTATCTCCACAGAATGCAGATCAAGACTTGTTCTATGTCTCAAATGGCAACTATATTGCAGAAATGTCTTATACAGGCACTCTCAATAATGGAAAGGCAATATTTGCATTCAATCCAGAAGAAATAGGATATTTCGATCAGTCTCCTTACGTCCAGAACTGCACTAATTTCATTCCAAATAGTATTGGAATGAGAATTGATGGACTAAAAGCCATTGGTCCAACAAAATCAATGGTTGTTGATAGTTATACTCAATACAATCAAGGTGGTATTGGTGTTTCTATTACTAATGAAGGTTACGCACAACTAGTTTCAATCTTCACTATCTGCAACGATACAGCAATCTATTGTGGTAGTGGTGCTGCTTGCGACCTTACAAACTCTAACTCATCATTCGGAAACTTTGGTTTAGTTGCTGATGGTCTTGGACCACTAAAATATACTGGAATCATTACTGCAGCGGCCGCAGAAAATGCATTTGAGTTTGTATTGGACCTAAATGTTCCAACACTGAACGTTACAAACGCACTTTATGATAATACTACGGGTCTTACAACAATTACTGTAGATTCCAACCATAATTTTAATGTTGGAATGGGAGTTTCGATTGTTGGACTTGGATTTACTTGCCCTTCAGGTCCTGGAATTGTAACATATCCATCTGGCAATAAAGGATATGTTTTTGAAGTACAAGCAACTCCTTCATCAACTTCTTTTGAGGTTTATGTTGGTGTTTCTACACTACAACATACTTATGATTCTGGTGGAACTGTAAAGATTAATGCAGTTCGTCCTTTTGACGGTCAGGTGATTTATTTTGATTCTTTATATTACACAATTGATGGAGTTACCGTAAGTTCTGGTGGAACTGGATATACAGATAATGTTGATATTACTTTTGATGATCCAAGTGAACCTTGGGGTATTCCAGCAACTGCTATTGGAGAAGTTAAAGATGGTGTAGTGACTAATGTTGAAATGATTTCAAATGGAAGAGGATATACAACAGCACCAACCGTGACATTTGCTTCTCCCGATGTAGGCATAAACACTGCAACCGGAGAGGCACATTTAGTTCCGACTTATTATGTTATTCAAAGTTCAACACCAATTTCTGCTGGAATTTGTACCATAACTATTACAGATAATGTTCCTTATGCGATTGGGGTTGGTACAACAGTTCCATTCTTTAAGCAAAGTCGTGTATTAGCTTCAGGCCACTCAGTTGAATATATTGGTTCTGGAACAAATATTGCTGCAGCTCTTCCTCAGAATGGAGGAATACCAATTCAAGATAATGAAACTGTTTCTCGTAATGGTGGTCTGGTTGTTTATACTACAACCGATCAGTCTGGTAATTTTAGAATTGGCGATGGTGTTGTTATTAATCAACAAACTGGAACTATTACCGGAACATTTTTCTCAAAGAGTTTATTTTCAACCGTGACGCCTTTCATACTCGCACTAGGAGGAGACTAATACAATGGCACTAGCACTTAATATATTTAAAACTGTTACATCGATTGTTGATACAACTCCAGTTGTGGTTTATACGGCACCAGTTGGTTATACAGGTGTTGTTCTTTTAGCACAAGTAGCAAATACTGGTGTAACTTCTGAAGACACAACATTCGTCCATCGTAGAAATTCTACGGATACTGAAATATTAAAATCATTTCCAATTGCTTCGCACGATACTGCAAATCTTCTTGTAGGAAAATTAGTTCTTGAAAGTGGAGACAAATTAGTTTTATCTGGTAGCAATAATACCAATCTTAAGTTTATTGCAAGTATTTTAGAAACACTCAACTAATATAGAAATCAATGTCTAAGTATACCAGTAATCGTCAAAGAAATTTAAAGATTGGTATTAGTTCTTATACCGATAGTAGTACAGTATTAGAAGTTACTGGTAGAGTTGGTATTGGTACATCTAATGCTTCTACTAACTTAGATATTAATGGAGACCTGAGAGTTCGTGGAGCACTTTATGATAAGGACAACGAATCGGGTACGACAGGGCAAATATTAGTTTCTACTGCTTCTGGTATTGACTGGCAGAATATTGATAGTATTCAAACAATTGAAACTATCATAAACACTTCTCTTACTGGTATTAACATAAAAGATGAAGGTGTTGGTATTGGAACAACCTTCACTGCAATTAATTTTATAGGACTCGGAGTAAGTGCATCTGCGAATGGAACAACCGCAGATATAACTTTCGAGCAACAGGTAGGTCCTCAAGGTATTCAAGGTACTGAAGGAACTCAGGGCACTCAAGGTATTCAAGGTACTCAAGGTACTCAAGGAATTCAAGGCAATGAGGGAACTCAGGGCACTCAAGGTATTCAAGGAGTTCAAGGCACTCAAGGTATTCAAGGTACTGAAGGTACTCAGGGTATTGAAGGCCCAGTAGCAGGTTCTGCATATCAAGTTGTTTATAAAGATGGGTCCAATGTTGCAACAGGATCAACTAATCTGACCTTTAATGGAACTGAGTTAGTCACTTATGATTTAACAGTTCTCAATAATACAGATATTAATGGCAATCTGAATGTTGATGGAACTATCACAATTGGTGGTACAACAGCACAATTAAACACTCAACAATTAACAGTATCGGACCCAGATATTGTTCTTGGTTTAGGAACTGATTTTTCACCAACAGATATTACCGCAAGTCACGGTGGTATTGCGATTGCATCAACTGAAGGAACTCCTCTTGTAAGTCTTGCGATTGGTGGCGAAACCAACCCAGACACATATAAGAAAATTATGTGGTTCCGTGGTGGTGATATTGGTGCTGGATATACTGATGCTTGGTTATTTAACTATGGAGTTGGTATTGGTTCCACACAAGTTCCAATTGGCGTAAGACTTGCTGCTGGCGGAATGCAAGTTACTGATAGCACCATCAGTTCTCCACAACTCAATATCTCTGGCGTTTCTACTTTTGGTGGAGTAATTGAACTTGATGGTGGTTTAAAAGATTTCTATGGAAACACGGGAATAGGAGGTTCAATTCTTGTTTCTACTGGTACTGGTGTTTCTTGGACCACTCCATTTGCTGCCGGTATCCAGGGTATCCAGGGCACAACAGGTTCTCAAGGTACTGAAGGATCTCAGGGTACTCAAGGTATCCAGGGTATTGAAGGATCACAGGGAACTCAAGGTATTCAGGGTATTAAAGGTGAAGATGGTATAATTGGTGTTAATGGAGCTCAGGGTACTCAAGGTATCCAGGGAATTCAAGGTATTCAGGGAATTCAAGGTTCAACTGGATTAAACGATTGGGAATTAAAAACAAGCACTTATACTGCAGTAAGCGGTGACAGATTAATTGCCAATACATCTGGCGGCACTTTTACAATTAATCTTCCATCAAGTCCTTCATTAGGAGATAATGTTGCTATTGCTGATGGATCAAACTGGGAAACTACAAATCTAACAGTTAGTAGGAATGGATCAACAATTGAAGGATTGAGTGAAGATTTTACTTTAGATATTACGGGTACTGTCGTTCAATTTGTTTATGATGGATCAACTTGGCAGGTTTATGCAAATATTGGAACTCAAGGAACTACAGGAGCACAGGGGACTGCAGGAAGCCAAGGTATTCAAGGTTTTAGTTTTAATAAAACTATTGATACTTTTACCGCAACTGAGGGCCAAACAACATTTACAGTTAATTATGTTGTTGGATATGTTGATGTTTATTTGAATGGAGTTCATTTATCAGAATCTGAATTTACGGCAACAAATGGCACATCTATTATTCTTGCTGTAGGAGCTACAGCAGGAGATCTTATAGATGTAATTAGTTTTACTGCCGCTGGTCCTCAAGGTACTCAAGGTACTCAAGGTACAACAGGTGCAGGTATTCAAGGTATTCAAGGTATTAAAGGTGAAGATGGTATAATTGGTGTTAACGGAGCTCAGGGTACTCAAGGTATCCAGGGAATTCAAGGATTTAGTTTTTCTAGACAAGAAACTAGTTTTACAGCAACTGAGGGGCAAACAACATTTGCAGTTAATTATGTTGTTGGATATGTTGATGTTTATTTGAATGGTATAAGATTAGGTGACGGCGAATACACTGCAACAAATGGAACTAGTATTGTTCTTACTGTTGGGGCTAGCGATGAGGATATAGTTGATGTAATTTCTTTTGAATCTGCTGGACCTCAAGGTACTCAGGGTACGATAGGTATTCAAGGTGCAATAGGAGCAGGGGCTCAAGGTATCCAGGGAATTCAAGGAATATCTGGTGCCAACTTTGACAAATCAACAGTAGTATATACAGCAACTGATGGCCAGACCACATTTGCCGCAACTTATACTGTTGGTTTTGTCGATGTTTATCTAAATGGTATTAGATTATCGCCTTCTCAGTATACCGCAACTAATGGGACTTCTGTTATTTTATCTGCAGGAGCAAGTTTAGGTGATATTATAGAGTTAGTTACTTACACTGGTGGAACTTTAGGAGCTCAAGGTGCTTCTGGCGTTAGCTACGATAAAGCAGTAACTGTATATACTGCAACTGATAGTCAAACAACATTTGCTGTCACTTATACTGTTGGTTTTGTTGATGTCTATTTGAATGGTATAAGATTATCACCATCTCAATATACCGCATCTAATGGAACATCAGTCATTTTATCTTCAGGAGCAAGTTTAGGTGATATTTTAGAATTAGTCGCTTACACCGGAGGAACTTTAGGAGCTCAAGGTATTCAAGGACCTCAAGGAACAACAGGTATCCAAGGTGCTGAAGGTACTCAAGGCACCACTGGAGCACAGGGTACTGAAGGTATTCAAGGCATTCAGGGTACTGAAGGTATTCAAGGTACTGAAGGAACTCAAGGAACTCAGGGTACTGAAGGTATTCAAGGCATTCAGGGTACTGAAGGTATTCAAGGTATTCAAGGCATAATTAGCCCAGTAGCAGGTTCTGCAAATCAAGTTGTTTATAAAGATGGTTCCAATAATTCAACAGGTTCTGATAATTTAACTTTTACTGGCACAAATCTTGGAATAGGAACTAATAATCCAATATCAAAACTTACCGTTCAAGGTGACGCAACAATTAGTGGTATTGTTACTGCAAGTGCTTTTGTTGATGACGGAACAAACCTTCTTACGGAAATCAATACAAAACCATCTACAGGTAAAACTATTGCACTGTCTATTATTTTTGGATGATGCTAAATAACTATCAAGGAGATTTAAACAAATGGCTGCACCCAATATAGTCAATGTAACAAGCGTCTATGGTAAAACTATGGGTGCTGCTTTAGGAGTAACTCTTACTACAAATATTTTAACTTGTCCTGCAAATAAAGTTTTAAAGATTAACTCTATCATCGTTGCGAATGTTGATGGAACAAATAATGCTGATGCGAGTGTAACTTTTTATGATAGTAGTGCAGCAGCAGGATATAGACTTGCAAGTACCGTTACAGTTCCAGCAGATTCTACTTTAGTTGTACTTGGAAAAGATTCACCAATATACCTTGAAGAATCTGATGAAATTCGTGCAGGTGCAAGTGCATCGGGTGATTTAGAAATTATTATTTCTTATGAAGAACTTGATGATGCTTAATAGGAGGTAAGAACAATGCCAAAATGGTTAGGTGGTATATTTGGGAATACGGTTTCTTCTACTGCTGATGGTACTGAAATAAAAGGAGTTTTTAGTTCTAGTGATCGATATTATATGAAACGAGAGGGGGGTGCGGCATTTGCGACTTATTCTGTATCTCCTTCTACAACATCACTTAATGAAGGTTCATCGGTTACTTTTACTGTTAGTACCTTTAACGTTTCTGACGGTACTACTTTATATTGGACTTTAAATACAGTTTCTGGAACCATCAATGCATCTGATTTTACTGGTGGAGCAACTTCTGGTTCTTTCACTATTACAAGTAGTTCTGGTTCTGTTGTTCTTACGCTAGCAAATGATTCAACCACAGAAGGTTCAGAATCATTCCAATTACAAGTAAGAAAAGACAGTACTTTGGGAACTGTTGTTGCAACTAGTTCAACAATAACAATCGGAGATACTTCACTAACTACAGTTACAGCAACTGGTGGAACTGTTATTGATAGTGATGGATTTAGAATTCACGTCTTTACATCTCCAGGTTCCTTTGTAGTTTCTAATGCAGGTCCGGGAACTGTTGAGTATCTTGTGGTTGCTGGAGGTGGTGGTGGTGGAACTGGAGATGCTGGTGGAAGAAATGGTGGTGGAGGTGGTGCCGGTGGTTTTAGAACTGCTACTGGATTTTCCATAACTGCAACCACATATCCTATTACTGTAGGTGGTGGAGGACCAACAGGAGGTTCTGGTGGTGCTGCTCCTAAGGGAAGTCCTTCAATATTTTCAACAATAACTTCTGCTGGAGGTGGTGGAGGTGCAGGTGGACTTGTAAGCACAAACGTAGCTGCATCTCCTGGTGGTTCTGGTGGTGGTGGTCAGAATGCATCTGGAGGTAATGGAAATGATCCACCAGTTTCACCACCACAAGGAAATGCTGGAGGATCTACTGGAAATGCTTGTGGTGGCGGCGGTGCTGGAGGAGTAGGGTCATCTTCTCCTTCAGGTTCTGGTGGAGTAGGGTCTCCAATCACTTGGTTACCAGCATCTTATGGAACTCCAGGGCCTGCACCAGGTAGATACTTTGCTGGTGGAGGTGGTGGAGGAATTGCTGGTACTGGAGGTGCCGGTGGTGGAGGTAACAACATAACACCAGGTACAACAAACACTGGCGGTGGTGGCGGTGGTGGAAGAGGTCCTGGAGGAACTCCTGTCACTGGTGGTTCTGGTGGTTCCGGAATCGTTGTAATCAGATATCCCATATAAAATTTAATAAATACTTAGAAAAAAGTAAATGGATAAGACCAGACAATCTGCAAATCTGGTTTCGGAAAATAATATTTTTTCCGATATCACTAATAACAGAGTTGGTATAGCAACCACAAATCCAACATCAACACTTCAAGTCATCGGTGATGCAACAATTAGTGGTGTTGTTACTGCATCAAGTTTTGTTGGAAATCTAACTGGTACGGCATCCACAGCAACAGAAGCAGGAACTGCTTATGGACTAACTGGAAGTCCTAATATTACTGTTGGAACCGTTACTGGTAACTTAACAGGAACTGCTTCTACAGCAACAGAAGCAGGAACTGCTTATGGACTAACCGGAAGTCCTAATATTACTGTTGGTATTGTTACTTTATCAAGTGCGGTTGTTAGTGGAAACGTAAGTATCGCAGGAACTCTTACATACGAAGATGTAACGAATGTAGATTCGATTGGGATTGTAACAGCTCGTGCTGGTATTGTTCTTGGACCAACAGCAAATACAATTCAGTTAGGAACAGGAACCACGATTAGTTCTCCAAGTTCTGATACATTTACTGTAAGTACTAATGGTAGTGAGAGAGTTAGGGTTGATTCGAGTGGGAGACTGGGTATTGGCAATACGAGTCCTGATACAAAACTAGATTTAGATGGCGCGTTCTTCTTGCGGCCAACATCAGAGTCATTCCCGTCTGAAAATGGCGGGGGCCTAAGGATTAGATCGGACACGTCGACTCTTGAACTACGGGGATTACAATGGACACCCAGTGTTGTTTATTACGATATAAATTATCAGGGACTGCAGCATTACTGGAGTGTTAACGGTAGTGAGAAAGCGCGCATCGACAGTTCCGGAAGATTTGGCTTGGGTACGTCGAGTCCTGGAGCAACTCTTGATGTTTCGGAAACTTCATCGGGCGCAACAGTCACAAGTCTGTTCCTGCGCAACCCTGCTGCTTTAGCTGCTGGAACTGTTTCTCGTCTTGCAATGACTGCTGTCAATACAGGCAGTCGATTTGCATATATAGATGCTGGAGTCACTGGAGCATCCGATAACGGGCATTATTTAGCCTTTGGAACCAACCCTGCTGGGGGTGCCCCGACAGAAAAAGCCCGAATATCATCATCAGGTGGTTTCTCAGTAGGAACCACAGCAAACCCTGGAGCAGGAGCAATCTATGCAACAGGAGACATCACTGCATTCTATTCATCAGACATCAGATTAAAGAAAGATATTGAACCAATCTCAGAACCCATCAAAAAACTGATGGAGATTTCTGGTGTTACTTATAAGTGGAATGAAGAATATCTGAAAGATAAGGATGTTGATGGATACTTTGTAAGAGAAACTGAAGTTGGTGTGATTGCACAAGATGTTGAGAAAGTTCTCCCAGAAGTTGTTGCAACTCGTGAGAATGGATATAAGGCAGTTAGATATGAGAAACTGGTTGCTCTTCTGATTGAAGCAGTTAAAGATCAACAAAAACAAATCGACGAACTGAAAGCAAGATTAGAGGAGGTTTGATAAATGGCAACACCTTCAGGTCAGATTGCATTTTCTCAGGTAAATGCTGAGTTAGGAGTTTCTCCAACATCAACACAAGCAAATATGGGTTCTGCACCTTTTAGAGGTCTTGCAGGTGTTCCTTCTGGCCAGATTTCGATGAGCAATCTAAGAGGTAAGAGTAGTTTTAGTGCGACTGGTGGAACTGTTATTGATAGTGGAGGATTTCGAATTCACGTCTTTACATCTCCAGGATCTTTTGTAGTTTCTGGTTCAGGAACTGTAGACTATCTTGTAGTTGCTGGTGGAGGTAGTGGTGGATCTGATGGAGGGGCCGGTGGTGGTGCTGGAGGATTTAGAACTGCTACTGGATTTCCTGTAACTGCAACCACATATCCAATTACAATTGGTGGAGGTGGAACTGGAGGAACTGGAGGTACAGGTAGTGATGGATCTGTCTCCACCTTTTCTACAGTAACTTCTACTGGTGGTGGAGGAGGTGGGTGGTATGCAATTGGAGCAGGAAATGCTGGCCGAGCAGGAGGTTCTGGTGGTGGAGGAGGTGGTGGAAGTGGCGGTGGTGGGTCCGCAGGAGCAGGAAATACTCCACCAGTATCTCCACCACAAGGAAATCCTGGAGGAGCCGGGTTTCCTGGAGGTTGTGCTGGTGGATGCCCTAATGCTGGCGGTGGTGGAGCAGGAGCAGCAGGAGCAGCAGGAGGAACTTCTCCCGGAATTCCTGGAGGAAATGGAGGTCGAGGTGGTACAGGTTTACCAATCACTTGGTTACCAGCATCTTATGGAACTCCAGGACCTGCACCCGGTAGATACTTTGCTGGTGGAGGAAGTGGAAATAGTAATAACGGAGCAAATACTCCAGGCGGTGTCGGTGGAGGGGGTAATGGTGGATTTAGAACTTCCGGTCTTGGAAGTCCAGGAACCACAAATACTGGAGGCGGCGGCGGTGGAAGTGATGTAGGAAACCCTAGTGGAAACGGTGGTTCCGGAATAGTCGCAATCAGATATCCAATCTAAATAAAACAAAAACAATATGGCTCACTACGCAGAACTGAATGAAAACAATGAAGTAATCTACGTTGCCTATATGGATAACGAGACTATTACTGATGAAAATGACAATGAAGTAGAAGAACTTGGTATTCAACATCTTCATACTCATCACGGTGCAGATCGTAGATGGGTAAGAACATCATACAGAGGTAACTTCCGCAATAAGTATGCTGGTCTTGGAGATACTTATAGAGAAGATCTTGATATGTTTATTTCTCCCCAACCATTTGCATCTTGGATTTTGAATGAAACGACAGGTCAGTGGGAAGCACCTACACCTCAACCAGAACTTACTGAAGAACAACTAAATGATGAAACATACACCTATTACTATTTCTGGGATGAAGAAACTCAAAGTTGGTCCTTAAATCAAATTGAAAAACCAACAGAACAATCTGCATAATTTTTGAGGGAGTTATTATGTTTAACTTATTTCGTCAATTTTTCATCAAAAAACCATACACCTGTTGTATGGAACTTCATAACGCTCTTGGTTGTTATATTTCAATTCATCATCCCTCATCAGGTCCGATTGAAGGATACAACCAGTTTTTCTATGAAAATAACTTTATAATTATAAGTAATCTAAGAGAAGAACAAAATGTTTCTGATGTTCTCTCTTCCGTTTATTCCTTTGATATGAAGAGTTCAAACATCAAAATCATTAAGGGTAAGAAAAAAGTTTATCTACCAAATAAAACATTTGTTTCTTTAGATGAGAACTCTGTGTTTGTTTATGATAAAAGTAAAATTAAAATTGTTTGATAAATACTTTAAAAGTAAAGTAAAGTAGTTAATAACACCAATGCCTTCCCTTTCTTCTTTTATAGGTTCATCATACATAGGAGCTCAAGGTGTTCAAGGCATTCAGGGAACACAGGGAACACAGGGAATTCAAGGTCTTGATGGTGAATATGCCGCGCAAGGAATACCGGGAACTCAAGGCACTCAAGGTACTACAGGTACTACGGGTGCTCAAGGCGATACTGGAACTCAAGGTACTGAAGGAACTCAAGGAACTCAAGGTACTGAAGGAACTCAAGGTTTAGAAGGTCCCCAAGGCATTCAAGGTACTGAAGGAACTCAAGGTACTGAAGGAACTCAAGGAACTCAAGGTTTAGAAGGTCCCCAAGGCACTGAAGGTATTCAAGGCGCTACTGGAACTCAAGGTTTAGAAGGTCTCCAAGGTACTCAAGGTATTCAAGGCCCTCAAGGAACTCAAGGTTTAGAAGGTCTCCAAGGTACTCAAGGTACTCAAGGTATTCAAGGCCCTCAAGGAACACAAGGAACACAAGGAACACAAGGAACACAAGGAACACAAGGAACACAAGGAACACAAGGAACACAAGGTATTCAAGGTACATTTGGACCATCAACAATACCTCAAAACTCACAAACATCGGCATATGCTCTTGCTATTGGTGATGTAGGAAAACATATTTCTATTACTACAGGCGGAGTTACAGTTAACTCTGGCATATTCAGTGCAGGTGATGCAGTATCCATATACAATAATTCTTCTGGCAATCAAACAATTACTCAAGGCGGATCAGTGACGATGTATCTTGTTGGAACAGCAACAACTGGTAATAGAACATTAGCACAAAGAGGTGTTGCTACTATTCTTTGTGTTGCTTCAAATACGTTTGTAATCTTCGGAGGAGGTTTAACCTGATGTCAATACTACAAAACTTTTTTGCAAGTGCTGCAGCTGCATCTCCAGTTTCTATTGAAGTTCTTATGATGGCTGGCGGTGGTGCAGCAAACAATACAAGTACAAGTATGGGTGATGACGGATTCCCATGGGGCGTTGGTGGCGGCGGTGGCGGGGGGGGTTTATATATCTATTCCACTACTTTAGCTCCTGGGACAAGTAGAACTGTTACTGTTGGTGGTGGTGGTGCCGTTCCAAGTCCAGCTGGATCTAACACCTCATTTACTGGTGCTTCAGATGCTATTGGTGGAGGTCGCGGTGCGGGTTCCGTCGGCACCGTCTCAACAGTAGGTTTTCCTGGTGGTTCTGGTGGCGGTAGTATAAATTCACCAGCTGGTGGAGCAGGAACTGCTGGACAAGGAAATTCTGGAGGTTCCGGAACTAGAGGACCTGCGTCTGGCACTGGCGGCGGCGGCGGCGGAAAGGGGGGAGCAGGATCCGCCGGCACCCCAACCGTTGGCGGCACTGGTGGAGCTGGATATAATCTATCTACTTTTAGGGGAGGTAGTTCTCTAACGGTTGCTTTTGGTGGTGGCGGTTCTGCTGGGAATTATTACGGATTGAATAGTTTTGGAATTAATGGCGATGGCACAACAAATATCAGCCAGGCAGCAAATACTGGTGGCGGTGGTCGTGGAACTGGTGCACCTGGAGCATCCGGAAGAGTTATTGTGAGATATGCCGGAACAGTTGCAAAGGCAACTGGTGGAACCATTACTACAGCAAATGTCTCTGGAACTGATTATGTAATTCACGATTTCACTGCAACTGGAACTTTTACCGTAACTTAATTAAACTTATGGCACACTTCGCAGAATTAGATCCTGATAATGTAGTCACGAGAGTAATCGTTGTTTCGAATGATGACATTCTAGATGAAAATGGTAATGAGTCTGAACAAAAAGGAATTGAATTTCTGCACAATTTATTCGGACAAGATACTAAATGGATTCAAACTTCATTTAATGGAAATTTTAGATATAATTTTGCTGGAATAGGAGACACTTATGATCCAGAAAGTGATGTTTTTATTCCTGAAGGATATTCTTATAATGAACAATATCAAAGATATTTGCCTCCTATTCCAGAACAACCACATCCTCTTTGGTGGTATGACCCAGATAGATTAAAGTGGAGGCCACCATTTCCAAAACCATATGATACATATCAATATGAATGGGATGAATCTATTTCAAATTGGAGGCAAGTTGAAGGGTCCGAAGGTGAAAGAGCGTGGACTCTTGATATGGAGCAACCAGTATTCGAAAGAAAATATTAGAAAAATAATATAAAAGTTGACGTATTATGCTATGATAAGTTAAATATACAATATATTATGGAAAGAAAAATTAATATTTTAAAAGATCCATTTCCACATTTGATTATAGAAAATTTCTATGATCAAGGGGAATTGGATCTTATTTGGGAAGAATTAAATTTTTTAAATAAACCGGGAAAACTTTATGATCCTGGCCATGATCATGGTGCGCAAAATCCAGAAACCAAAGAATTTTATACAAAATCAAAAGCAATTGAATTAGAGACCGCTTATAACAATATTAATCTCTCAAATATTATTTCAGTTTCTCAGAAACTTTTTAATCATGGATTTTTAAATATTTTTTACGATAAATTTCCACAATATAAAAAAATATTATATCCAAATTATTGCAAAACTAAAGTTAGATATTATAAAAACAAAGATTATTATGCACCACATATTGACATTAGACACGATTTTTTAGCTTTTAGTTACTTTTATAAAGAACCTAAAAAGTTTTCTGGTGGGGAATTATTTTTCCCAGAATACGATGATTATGAAGTTGAATGCTCTAATAATAGTTTAATATTACTTCCTTCATATCCAATTCATGGAGTTAAATTAGTTACTATAGATGATAATGATTATTCCTCTGGATATAGTCGATATTGTATCTCTCACTTTTTTGGCATAGACCATAATACTTTTATTTTAAATTAATACATTTAAATCATGCAAACAGCGTTAAATGCTGGTCAAATATATCATACAGCATACTGTGGTTCTACTTTAATGGCATCATTATTGGCAGGATCTTCGACAGTTTATTGTGAACCTCCATGGACCAAGTTATTATTGCAAGACAATCAAGAAGAAATTTTGAATATTTTAGAAGAACAATTTAAAAAATATGAAGGAAAAATTGTTGTAAAATTTCAAAGTATTCTTTGCTTTGCGTCTAAAAATTTTACTGATAAAAAAATATTTTTACATAGAAAGTTGATTCATCATCTATTTAAATATAAATCTTCATCACCCTTAAGGTACGATGATATTTTAATTTATAAGTATCAAATTCATAAAGATCATTGCCATCCAGCATTAAAACATCTTCACTTTGAAAGTGATTTAGAAAAGATACTGTTTATTTGGGCAAATAATGTTCATTGGATGTTGGAATCTAATAATGTTTTATGGATTGAATCAAATAATTTTTTTAGAAATAAACAAAAAGTTATGAGTGATGTTTGTAATCATTTAGAATTAGATATGGTTACCAACTTTGAATTATCTAACTTTTATGTGAAAAGTTTTAATCTAAATGGAAATGAACATAAAATTAACAATTTGGAAATTCCTAATTTAGGAACCTCCAAAACTTTATATCCCTCATATGGAATCATTGAAGATGACATGTGTAAGCAATATGATGATATTAATGAATTAATAGAATGGTCACATAAAAATATGCCAACTATATCTAAAGAACTTTTACAATAATTGCAAACTACAAAAGTGGCCAAAGAAATTCTTTATTATGAGTGGATTTATGATCCAGATACTGAGACTTTCACGGATCCACTAGAACCTGAACCTGTAAGCGAAGAAACAACTTGATTTTTAAGAGGGGTAACACCCTCTATTTTTATATAAACTTAATTGATAAATACTTATAAAAAGTAAATGAATAAGACCAGAAGATCTGCAAACCTGGTTTCTAAAAATAATATTTTTTCTAGTATTACCAACCATAGAGTTGGTATAGGAACCACAATACCACAATATCAACTTGATGTTCTTGGTGATATTAATTTCAGCGGATCCTTAAATCAAGGTGGTAGTTCATTTGTTGCATCTAGATGGACTGCTGGAACTGGAGATGATATTTACAGATTAAGTGGTGACGTTGGCATAGGAACCACAAATCCTCAATATAGCCTTGATGTTCTTGGAGATATTAACTTCACAGGGACCTTTAGACAAAACGGTAGTGCATTTGTTGCATCTAGATGGACTGCTGGAACTGGTGACGATATTTATAGACTTAATGGTGATGTTGGAATTGGAATATCAAATCCCCAATATAGCCTTGATGTTCTTGGTGATATTAATTTTACAGGGACCTTTAGACAAAACGGTAGTGAATTTGTTGCATCTAGTGTTGCAACCAATTCTGTTGGTCTTGGAACTCATACTTATGGTGACTATGTAAAAGATATTATAGGAACTGCAAATCAAATTACAGTTACTTCGGGAACTGGTGAGGGTTCTTCTCCAACACTAAGCATACCAAATCAATTTACAGCACCACAAGACGTTAGGATTACAAGAGATCTTCAAGTTGATCGTGATTTAAATGTAAATGGTAATATCACAATTGGTGGTACATCAGCTACATTATTCACCACAGAATTAAAAGTTTATGATGCTGATATTGTTCTTGGTATAAGAACTGATGAAAGTGGTAATGATATCTCAACAGATAATACAGCTAATCACGGTGGTATCGCTGTAGCATCAACAGAAGGAACACCACTTATCAGTCTTTATGATGTTGGAATAGGAGAAACAAATCCAGCCACATATAAGAAAATTATGTGGTTTAAGTCCGGTACTTTTGCTGGACTTGGAACTGATGCTTGGTTGATTAACTACGGCGTCGGTATTGGAAGCACCCAAGTACCTGATGGAGTAAGACTTGCTGCCGGATCAGTTCAATTTACCGAGAGTGATTTATCGGTTGTCAGAAATATTAATGCAACTGGTATTGTTACTGCTACCAGTTTTAGTGGTGATGGAAGTTCTATTACTGGTATTGCTCGCGGCGGTGGTTCTGACGAAATCTTTTATGAAAACGGACAGACAGTAACCACAGACTATACAATCAGCACATCCAAAAATGCGATGAGTGCAGGGCCCATTGGTATTGCAACAGGAATTACAGTCACTATTCCATCAGGTTCTACCTGGACCATCGTATAAGGAGGTAAAAACAAATGCCCGTATCAATTAATGGAGATGGTATTGTCTCTGGAGTTACTACCTTTGTTAATACTACAACACCTTTCACTTTTGTAGGTGTTACTACTTTTGGTTCTATTGAGGCTAATGCTATTAATGCTGGTGTTGTTACTTCTACAAGTTTTGTTGGCAATGTTACTGGTAATGCCACTGGACTATCAGGAACACCAAATCTAAATGTTGGTGTTGTTACTGCATCAAGTTTTGTTGGCAATGTTACCGGTAACGTAACAGGAAATGCAACAGGATTAAGTGGAACTCCAAATCTAAATGTTGGTGTTGTTACTGCATCAAGTTTTGTTGGCAATGTTACTGGTAATGCCACTGGACTATCAGGAACTCCAAATCTAAATGTTGGTGTTGTTACTGCTACTTCTTATTATGGCTCAGGGGCCAATCTTACTAATTTAAATATACCTGCAGGTTTCAATGAACTTGATGCTGCTTTGTTTAACTAAATAGAAATAAAAGATGTAAAGATGTCTCTTAGAAGAACTAAATTATTACACATTCAGTCAGTTACAGGTATTGCAACAGTTGGTATTTTTACTGTTGGAACTACCCAAACTGCTGGTGGTGTTGGTATTGCATCAACTACTTATCTGCGTGGTGTAGTGATGCATAATACAGGTCTTTCAACAGCAACTTCATCACTCTACATTTATCCAAACAGCGTTTCATCTCCAGTAACTGGGGTTGGCCAAACAGCATACCGATTATCAAGAATTGATTTGAGATCTAATGAAACATTCTTCTTTGAGACAAATTATCCGATAGTTCTTGGGCACGGCGATAAGGTAGTTGTAGAAATTACACAACCAGCAGTTACAGTTGGTGGTGCTGGAATTGGTAGTGCTGTAAATTACCAAATACTTGGCGACACTGATATTTGAGGAGGATAGATAAATGGGCGTAAGATCTACTGATTTAGCATCATCTTTCTTTGATCGTTTCTTGAGAACTCAGAATGGGGGAACTAATCCACCCAATACAGGATTAACAGCAACTGGTGGTGTTATTAGTGATTATACAACTCCTCCAGGAGCAGTTTATAGAGCACACATTTTTACTTCATCAGGCACTTTTATTGTAAGTTCTATTGGTGATTTTGATGCTACTGTAGAGTATCTCGTAGTTGCTGGTGGTGGGTCTGGCGGAGATACTGGTGGTGGTGGTGCTGGTGGATTTAGAACTAATGTATCCGGACATCCATTAGCAGGATCAGCATTTCCAGTTAGTATTTCTTCATACCCAGTAGTTGTTGGTGCAGGTGCTGCTCCCGGAGGGGGGGATACCTTACGGGGTGTTAATGGCAATCCTTCTACTTTTTCTACAATAACTTCTGCTGGTGGTGGAGGAGGAGGGGGAGAAAGTGCCCCGATTTCTCCTGGTTTGTCTGGTGGATCTGGTGGTGGGGGTGGATATAATTCGCCAGGATCTTTTGGATCTGGTAATACTCCACCAACATCACCCCCACAAGGAAATCCTGGCGGAAACGGAGGAACATCTGCTTCCGGTGCTGGGGGAGGTGGTGCTGGCGGCGCTGGTGGTAATGCTTCTGGTGGAACTGCTGGCGCCGGTGGAATAGGATCTCAAATATCTATTACTGGAATCACTACTTATTATGCAGGAGGTGGCGGAGGAGCATCATCTCCAGGAGTTGCCGGTGCAGGAGGATTAGGTGGAGGTGGAAATGGTGAGCAGGAGAATGCTGGTGCCGGTGCTGGACAAGAAAACACTGGCGGTGGCGGTGGAGGATTTTGGGGGCAGAATCTCCCACTGGGAAATACTGGCAACGGTGGTTCCGGAATCGTAGTAGTCCGTTACCAGATAGGACAATTGACAGCAACTGCAAAAGCAACTGGTGGTGCTATAAGTTACTTTGGTGGTAAGACAATTCATACCTTTACGAGTTCTGGTACTTTTACCGTTACTAGCCCAACATTAACTTCTGCGGAATACCTGATGGTTGGTGGCGGCGCTGGTGGAGGTGGAAGACACGGTGGTGGAGGTGGTGCTGGTGGAATGATTTTTGGAAGTCGTCCACTGTCAGTAACTTCATATCCTATTGTTATTGGATCTGGTGGAATAGGCGTAGAGGGATATTCAAATGGTGGCAATGGGGGTAATACAACTTTTGGCGGAGAAACTGCTAATGGAGGAGGTGGTGGTGGATATTACAGAGATTCACCTTATGCCGGAATAGCAGGAGCTGCTGGTGGTTCTGGTGGTGGCGGTGGATTTGGTCCCGGTGGTAGTGGTGGAGCATCTAATCAACCAGCAGGAACATTTGGAACTGCATATGGATTTGGTGGGGGAACTGCAAGTACGAACAATCCTCCTCTAATTTGTGGAGGTGGTGGAGGTGCTGGTGCAGCAGGAAATCCTTTTACTACTGCCAACGGAGCAGGAGGTGCTGGTAGATTATGGCCAGTTACTGGTTATTACTACGCTGGAGGTGGAGGAGCATCTTCGTGGGAAGCAAATGCAGGTAATGGTGGAGTAGGTGGTGGAGGTGGAGGTAATGTTGGAAACTTTGGTTCTGTAGGTGTTGGTGGAACAGGAGGATTATTTGATGGTGAGAATGGATTACTTTCTGGAAATGATGGTGTATATCGTAGAGGTGGTAATGGAGCTCAATCTACCGGTGGTGGTGGAGGAGGAGGAGGACAATCTGCATATCTTTCATATAGATCATCAGGTGGTAATGGTGGTTCCGGAATCGTCATCATCGCATATCCTTCATAAATATTCAAAACGAACATTACAGATAATTAACCAATGGCACATTTCGCACAACTTGATGAAAACAATATAGTTACTCAAGTCATTGTTGTGAGTAACGAAGATACTTCCGACTCAAACGGAACAGAAATAGAAGAAATTGGAATTGGTTTCTGTAAAAAACTTCTTGGTGCTAATACAAAATGGAAGCAAACCTCATACAACAACAATATGAGAGTTCGTTATGCTGGTATTGGTTATTCTTATAATGAAGAACTTGATGCATTTATTCCGCCACAACCATTTGTCTCTTGGGTATTAAATACAGAAACAGCAGATTGGGAATCTCCAGTTGGCCCTGCTCCAGAACTTACTGAAGTAGAAAGAGAATCAGGTTCTTTCTATCAATGGGATGAAGAAAACACCCAGTGGAATCTTATAACCCCAGAACAGTAGTAGAAGATAATAAATACTAAAAAGAGTACCATAAGAATATAATGTCTTCACTCAAGTTATACGGATCTACCAGTGGGTATGTTGAGATTGTCCCAGAAGTAACAGCAGGTAATAATTCGGTTACTCTTCCCAATACTACTGGTTCTATTGCAGTAAAGGATGCGAGTGGTAATCTTGAAGTAGGAACTGGAGTTACTATTTCTTCTCCAAGTGCTGATACTTTCGCTGTAAGTACTAATGGTAGTGAGAGAGTTAGAGTTGATTCAAGTGGTAATGTTGGTATAGGAACCACAATACCACAGTATAACCTTGATGTTCTTGGAGATATTAATTTCAGTGGATCTCTAAATCAAGGTGGTAGTGCATTCGTTGCCTCTAGATGGACTGCAGGAACTGGTAATGATATCTATAGATTAAGTGGTGATGTTGGAATAGGAACGACAAATCCCCAATATAGCCTTGATGTTCTTGGTGATATTAATTTTACCGGAACCTTTAGACAAAACGGTAGTGCATTTGTTGCCTCTAGATGGACTGCTGGAATTGGTGATGATATCTATAGGTTAAGTGGTGATGTTGGAATAGGAACGACAAATCCAACAGCAAAACTTGAAGTTGTAGGTAATGTTGTTGCAGATGGATCTGATATTAGAAGTTTATCGGGAACACATTTAGTCTCTTATTCTTCTGTTTCTGATATTGCTAATTCTGCAAAGAGTATTACTGGATTTAGCACATATCGTCAAGTTGGTGTCTTAACTGCTGGTAGCAATACAAACTCTGGTGATGACTTTGGTTATTCAGTTGCAGTAACTGCTGATGGAAACACTATTTTTGTTGGTGCAAGAAAAGATGAAATTGGAGGAAGTAGTAATAGTAGTGGTGCTGTTTATGTATTTGATCGTGTAGGCCTAGGTAGTTCTTTCTATCAAGTTGGTATCTTAACAGGATCACTTGCTTCAAATAGTTCCGATTATTTCGGACAAAGTGTTGCTTGCACTCCTGACGGAAAAACATTAATTGCTTCTGCTCCTTTTGATGAAAGCGGTGGTTTAATGTATGTTTTTGATCGAGTTGGAAATAATTTTAATCAAGTTGGAATTTTATCTGCTTCAATTGTAAACACATCTGACGAAAATTTTGGTGTATCTATTGACATAAGTGCTGACGGTAAAACAATTGTTGGTGGTTATGATTTCGTATCATTACCTGGATATACCGCAAATTCTGGTGCAGCATTTGTTTGGGAACGTGATGGGAACACATTTACAGAGGTTGGAATTTTAACAGCAGCAACACCTGAGACTTTTTCTCAATTTGGTGAGGCAGTAGCAATTAGTGGTGATGGTAAAACAATCGTTGTTGGATCTCTTGGGGAAAGTGGTGGCACTGGTTATGCTTATGGATCTATTAATATTTTTGACCGTGTTGGTGTTGGAACAACGTCAGTATTTAATAGGGTTGGTGTTATAACAGGCACTAAGGCAACTTCAATAGATGATGATAATTTTGGATGTTCTGTTGATATTAGTTATGATGGAAGTTCAATTATTGTTGGTGATTTTAATGGTGATGTAACTGGTGTTACAACAACTGGTACTGCTTCTGTCTATGACAGAGTTGGAAATAATTTTAATCTTGTTGGTATTTTTACTGGATCACGTTCTACAAGGCTTGGATACTTTGGAAATACAGTTGTAATGAGTCCAGATGGTAAGAGAATGTTGGTGACTGCATTAAGTGAGGGAAGTGGGAATGAAGGACTTGTCTATATTTTTGAAAGACAGGGAAATACTATTAGTCAAGTTGGCATAGTAACTGGATATAGTCCTGGAATTACATATGATATTGGAACTCCTTTTGATAAGCATCTGGGAATGAGTGCTGATGGAAAAACAATGGTTCTTGGAGCTCCTGGATCTACTGTTTCTGGAAATGCTAGCGCAGGTGCCGCTTTTGTTTTTGATGAGGTCGAGCAAACATACTTATATTCATCTCCTACTGGAAATATCGGTATAGGGGTCACAAATCCAGGTCAGGCCTTAGATGTATCCGGTTCTATAAGATCATCATCACAAATTATATCAACTCAAGCAAACTCCACAACAACTGGTGGTGGCCAAATATACTTGAATGGTGCAACAGGTAACAGAATTGATTTTAACTCAAATGGTGTTGCTGCTCCTACAACAACTACAAGAAGTGCAGGAACCAAGATAGTTTTATATCCAAATATTAGTCCTTCATCTGCAGACTATGGATTTGGTATTGAAGCTTCCACATTATGGTCTGGAGTTTCATCAAGTGCGGATCAATTCAAATGGTATGCAGGAACCACTAACGTTGCAACTTTGAGTGGCACGGGTACATTTACTACAACAACACTCGTAGAAACTTCAAGTATCACACTCAAAGAAAATATAAATCCTATTGAGAATGCACTAGATAAGATACTACAATTAAATCCAGTAACTTATGATCGTAAGAACAACATAAGTAAGAATGAAGCAGGATTGATTGCAGAAGAAGTTAATGAGATTATTCCAAATATTGTTTCTAAAGACAGTGAAGGAAATCCAAATGGTATCAATTACACAAAACTTTCTGTGTATTTGATTGATGCAATTAAGGAACTGAAGAAAGAGATTGAGGACTTAAGAAATGGCAACTCTTAAGAACACAATAATTGATACTACTGGAGCTCTTCAACTACCAGTAGGAACCACAGCACAAAGACCGACTGCAGATGCTGGCCATATGAGGTATAACTCATCATTTAAAACAGTAGAGACTTATACTGGAACCAGATGGGAGTATATGCCAGATATTGTAAGAACTGGTTTGGTTCTTAATTTAGATGCTGGAGAACCAAGTTCTTATTCTGGTAGTGGAACTACTTGGACTGATTTAAGTGGCAATAACTTTGTCGGAACTCTTACAAATGGACCAACTTATAGCAGTTCTAATGGTGGGTCTATTGTTTTTGATGGTTCCAATGATTATGTGAGAATACCTTATAATAGCAACCTCAATCCAACTACTATAACAGTTGGGGCCTGGATAAAAAGAAATCAAGTCGTAAATTACGCTCATTTTATTGGACTTCCTATCAGCAATTCAACTTGGAATTCGCCTTATATGTCTTATGGTGTTGAATATATTGGAACCACAGATACAATTAGTTTTCCTCTAGGATTTACTGATAACACTTTTGCTTATACTGATGCGGCTACTTATGGAAACAATATATGGTTTTATTTTACAGGAACCTACGACAAAAGTAATGTAAAAGTTTATATTGACGGGGTACTTATTACTACCAGGGCAGAAACTAGAACATTATACAATTCAACTGCTGATTTTTATATTGGCGCTATTAACACTTCTTCTCAATATCCTTTGAATGGAAACATAGCACAAGTAACCATATACAACAGAGCCCTCTCAGCATCAGAAATCCAACAAAACTATCAGGCACTTAGAGGAAGGTTTATATAAGAAATGGCAACTCTAAAAAATCTTACAATCAACGACACTGGATATTTGCAAATGCCTTCTGGGACAGTTGCACAAAGGCCTGCATCACCTTCTCAAGGAATGATAAGGTACAATACTGACTATAAAGTAAGTGAATATTATAATGGAACTGAATGGGTTTCCACATCACCAGTACCAATGGTAACTAATGGTTTAACTCTTTATTTGGATGCCACATCTTATCCTGGTTCTGGTACTACTTGGACTGATTTAAGTGGCAATGGATATAATATGACCCTAACTGGATCATTTACATTTACTGGTGCGGCTCTTCAGTTTAATGGTGGATATGGTTATCTAACATCATTAAACTATTCGACTACTAATTTTACAATAATGGCAGGATCAAGATATTCTGGTGCGGCAAGACAAAGAGTTATTTCTTCAATGGGAAATAATTGGTTGTTCGGTCATTGGTCAAATTCAACACAAAAATACTATGCTGAAGGGTGGATTACAAATTCAAGTCAAAATGAAAATAGTGACACAAATTGGAGAATATATACGGGATTGGAAAATTATACTTCAGACCAAAGAAGTTTTTATGTTAATAACACTGCATTGGTAACTAATTCCACTGCAGGCGCTGCTGGTTTTAATGGATTAAGTGTCGGTATATGGGGATATAACAATACTGAAGGTTCAAATTGCGAAGTATCTTTTATACTAGTTTATAATAGGTTATTGTCATCAGAAGAGATGACACAAAACTTTAATGCTTTTCGTGGTCGTTTTGGTATCTAAATACCTAAAAAACAATGTACGACGAAAGAAATTTTGCAATCTTTTCAACAACTGAACTCAACCAAATTAACTTTAGTGAAGTATTAGAAACTTCAGCAGAAACTTGTCGCATCAGTACAAATGGTTCTCTCACATTCGTTAAGTGGGATGGAGAAACTGTACCACCATCAGTACAAGCACTTACAACCATTCAGGGTTATTATACTTATGAGGAAATGTTGAATATTCTTGCCTTACCCGAATGGACTTCACCAGACCTCATTGAACCATAAGAAATGGCAACTCTAAAAAGCTTAACAGTTAATGATACTGGTTTCATAAAATTACCTTCAGGAACCATTGCACAAAGACCTTCATCACCATCTAATAATATGATGAGGTTTAATACTGATTTGGGTTGTAATGAAATGTACTCTAATGGAAATTGGATGGACCAATTAACAGGAGGCCCTGCAGTTATTAAGAATGGTTTAGTTCTTCATTTAGATGCAGGTGCTCCTAGGTCTTATCCAGGTTCAGGAACCTTATGGAGAGATTTAAGTGGTAGTGGACTAAATGCATCTGGAACTGCAGCAAACATCACTTCTTCTGGTGCTATTTCTGGAGCATCTTGGACAACTTCTTCAACCAGTATATTGAATACGGATACTCATTCAATATTTTTTATGTTAAAACTGAATTCTTCTGGAACTTATCCAGAAGGATATACTGGAAGTTGGGAAAAAATATTTACTTATGCTCCTGCCGGAACTGATAGAAGTCCGGGTGTTTGGAGATATCCAAGTGAAAGAAAAATACATTGGAGATATGATCCGGGGAACAGTGATATTGATTTTTCATCAACGGCGAGAGGACTTTATCCTGCTCCGGGAACACCATTTGCATTAAATACTTGGTATTATATAGGAGTAACTAAAAATGGAGCAACTGCAACAGCATATGTAAATGGTCAAAGTCTTGGTTCTAGTACAGTATCAAACCCAAAAACATCTGGAAATGCAACAGTAATTATAAATGAATCTTATACTAGTCAACTTAATAATATAAATTCTGTAGTTGTATATAACAGAGTACTCACAGCAACGGAAGTTTTACACAACTTTAATTCTATAAAATCAAGATTTGGTTTATAAAATAGCCACTCAGATTAAGATATTATAAATCTATTACATCAAACGCAGATCCATAAATATTAAAAAAGTCAATAAGTAAATAATGTCTACGTTAAGAGCAACGAACATTAAAAATCCAGACAGTAGCAGCAATAATATTGTGCTGGATGGCAGTGGTGGTGTTGTAATCAGTGGAGTGGCAACTATAACAGCATTAAATGCATTAGAGATTACTGGTGGAATGTTTTTAAGTGGAGTAACTACAGTATCTGCAGGTAGTACCAGTGCTCCATCAATAACACCATCGGGGGACAATAATACTGGAGTATTCTTTCCAAGTGCCGATACTTTTGCTGTAAGTACTAATGGTAGTGAGAGAATTAGAATTAATTCGAGTGGTAATGTTGGTATAGGAACCACAAACCCAACATCATCTAAACTTTTTGTAGATGGTGATACAAAAATTACTGGTATTTTAACGGTTGGTACATCAAGTATTATTATCGATGGAACAGGTAATGTAATTAATGTAGGTTCAGGTGTCACTATTCATTATCTTGATGGTGTCCAAGTAGGGCAGAATGTTATACATTCTAGTGGAATTACTCTCAATAACATCAATTCTTCTGGTGTTTCCACACTTACCAATGGGCCAATATTAGTTGGATCAGCAACCTCAACGGGAACTTCATCACAAAGACTTCAAGTAACTGGTGGTGCTTATGTAAGCGGTAATATTGGTGTTGGTGTTACTAATCCTCAATATAGCCTTGATGTTCTTGGAGATATTAACTTCACAGGGACCTTTAGACAAAACGGTAGTGCATTCGTCGCCTCTAGATGGACTGCTGGAACTGGTGATGATATCTATAGATTAAATGGTAATGTTGGAATAGGAACCATAAATCCAACAGAAAAACTTCACGTTGTTGGAGTAGTTTCTGCAACTTCTTATCGTGGTGATGGTTCTCAACTGACGGGCGTTGGTGGAGCATCTGCTGTTACAGTTCTTACATCAGATACGACTTTATCAAAAGGAACTGCATATATGCTGAATGCATCGGGTCTTATATTAACACTTCCTGCTTCTCCTTCAACCGGAGATGCTATAGATATTCTAAATAACGTTAGTGGTATTCATACACTTGCTCGTAATGGTTCTACAATTCAAGGATTAACTGAAGACATGACGTTTGGAGAGCAAGGGATAAAGTTTAAAGTTTGGTATACTGGTTCAACCTGGAGTCTGTTCTAATGTCTAACATCTCACAATTTTTTGCAGGAAGAAGAAAGCAAAACCGCAGAATTATCCATGGTAGTGTTGGAGTAACCACTGTTACTTGGCGAGTTCCTCCCGGTGTAACTGAAGTTGAGGTTCACTGTTGGGGTGGTGGAGGGGGAACCTTTGGCTATCCGATCGTTGGTGGCGGGGGTGGTGGAGGTTACGTAACCCATGTGTTCCCCGTTACACCTTCAGATAGTTTATTAATCACTGCTGGAGCAGTAAATGGTGGAACTTCAAGTGTATCAGTTCCAACACAATCCCCGATTTCTCCCATAAGTGCTACTGGTGGAAGCGGCGCATCTTTGCCAAACCCGGGGTTCTCCGCAGGTGGTGCCGGTGGAGTCGGAGCATACACTATTGCTCCTGGTATTTCAACAGCAAGAACTTTTAGTGCTTCTGGTGGATCTGGGGCCCCAGCTGAGGGGGGCAATTCCTTTGCCGGAGGCGGCGCAGCTGGAAGTCCTTTTGGTAAAGGTGGAAATGGGTCTTTTGCCCTTAGTCCTAATGGCATACCTGGAGGTGGAGGAGGAGGAATAGGTGGACCAGGTAATAGTGGTACATCTGGCGCTGGAGGAGGTTCTTTAGGTGAAGCAAGTGGAGCTATTGGAGGACTAGGTAAAAATGGATATAAAGTATTCAGTTCCGTAGCTGCTCCTGCAAATGCTGGATTTGTTGAAAATACTTCTGGGGATAGTGATTGGTTCTATGTAGATGAAATTTTAGGTGCTGGAGGAAGTGTAAACTCAATTCATGGTGGAGCAGGTGGAGGCGGATGTTTTCCTGGCGGCCGAGGTGGTATTTTAGGTGGTGGTGCTGGATCAGGGCCTGGAGGCCTCGGAGGAGGAGGTGGTGGCGGTGCCGTCGGAGGTGCCGGTCTCGTAATACTTTACTGGTAATAAGGAGGTAACTAAAATGTCTAAATGGGTAAGAGTAGATTCAAACAACATTGTTCAAGAGGTAATCTCATACAATCCTTTTGAGGTTGTAAACGAAGCTTTTCATTCTTTCTTCCATGAGGTATCTGGTGAAGAATCTTATGGGTGGACTTATGATCCTAATACTGGAACCTTTACGGAACCACCACCACTTCCAGAACCACCTGAGGAACCTGTAACCGAAGAAACAACTTGATTTTTAAGAGGGATAACACCCTCTATTTTTATATAAACTTAATTGATAAATACCTAAAAAGCCTCTAAGATGGGAAAGTCCAGAGATACTGCAAATTTAGTTAGTCAAAATAGTATTTTTGCTGATATTGATGGTGATATTGGAATAGGAACCACAAATCCAACATCAAAACTTCAAGTTGTTGGTGATGCAACAATTAGTGGTATTGTTACTGCTACAAGTTTCTCAGGTGATGGTTCTCAATTAACAGGACTATCAAGAATATTGACAATTGGTGTGAGAACTGGAACAGCAGTAACATTTAGTGTTACCGAATCTTCATTTAATATTTCTGGAAGAGATGGAGATATTCCAATTAATGTCAATGTATAATCAATAAATACTTTAAAGTAAAGCATTAAGATGGCTAATAGATTTCCATTAATTGCAAATTCTAGTTCAAATCAAATACAAGAACTTGCTTCTGGCGATAACCTTGATTTGACTAATTCGGGAATCAATAATGTTGGTAATATTTACTCAGTTGGTGTTGTTACTGCCACAAGTTTTTATGGGGATTTGGATGGAAATGCAACTTATGCAACAACTGCTGGTTTAAGTACAGACGCAACAAAGCTTCAAACACCAAGAACGTTTGAAATTACAGGTGATGTAGTTGCCTCTGCAATTTCCTTTGATGGTTCAGGTAACGTATCATTAGCCGCAACCATTCAACCAAATTCGGTTGGTCTTGGAACTGATACTGAGGGTGAGTATGTAACAAATATCACGGGTACAGCAAATCAAATTGAAGTTACTGGTGGAACTGGCGAAGGTTCAACACCAACATTAAGTGTTCCAAGTCAATTCACAGCACCACAAGATGTTACGGTCACTAGAGATTTACAAGTCAATCGTGATCTTAATGTAAATGGAAACATTACGATTGGTGGAACTGGTGCAACTCTCTTTACAACTGAGTTTAAAGTTTTTGATCCAGATATTGTTCTGGGTTTTAGAACTGATGGTAGTGGTAATGATATCTCAACAGATAATACAGCTAATCACGGTGGTATTGCAATTGCATCCACTGAGGGAACTCCTCTGATTTCTCTTTATGATGTAGGTGTTGGTGAAACAAATCCTGCCACATATAAGAAAATTATGTGGTTTAAGTCTGGAACATTCTCTGGATTAGGTACTGATGCTTGGATAAGTAATTATGCAATTGGCATTGGAAGTACTCAAGTACCTAATGGAGTTAGACTTGCTGCTGGTTCAGTTAAATTTACTGAAAATGACTTATCCGTTGTAAGAAATATTAATGCAACTGGCGTTGTTACTGCAACATCATTTAGTGGTTCTGGATCATCATTAACTGATGTCCCGATTTCTACAGGTATTTCTGGACTTGGTGCAAATGTAGCAACATTCTTAGCAACACCTTCATCATCAAACTTAGCATCAGCAGTTACCGGTGAGACTGGTTCTGGAGCATTAGTATTTGCCAATACCCCAACATTAGTTACTCCCGATATCGGTGCTGCTACAGGAACTTCTTTGAGTGTTTCGGGACAACTTGTTTCAACTCAAGCAAACTCCACAACAACTGGTGGAGGACAGATATACTTGAATGGCGCAACAGGTAACAGAATTGACTTCAATATAAATGGTGTTGCTGCTCCTGCATTTGGAACAAGAAGTGCGGGAACAAAGATAGCTTTATATCCAGGCCTTGGTGCTTCGAGTGCAGACTATGCACTAGGTATTGAAAGTAGTACATTATGGTCTTCTGTTCCCACTACTTCACAACAATTTAAATGGTATGCAGGAACCACCAACGTTGCAACTTTAACGGGATCTGGAAACTTATCATTAACAGGAAACTTAACTTCTAGTTCCGGAACTCTAGGATCAAATGGCACTGGAAATAGAACAGTTCAAGCCGGAGGATCTCCTAGTGGAGGTTCAGATGGTGACATCTATTATATTTACTAAGGAGATAAAAAATGTCTTGGATTCCCACTAATTTACCCGAACCAACAAAGGAATATAATAATTTACAATCAAGTAAAAGATATTTGGTTGATGAAGAAATTGAAAAAAAACATCCAGGTTGGAAATATGACAATGGAGCTCTAGTTTGTGATGAATATCTTTTCAAAAATAATGGATGGCAACTAATAGTTGATAACTATCCAACAGATTCTTCTGGAAAAATAGTTGTAAGAAATCCATCAAATCTTTGGATTAATAGTTCTGAAAATAATACTGTAGAAGTAACTTATAAAATTTATACTATACTTGATGATGAATCTGTTGATTCGGATAATTTAAAAACCAAAACTTTAAAAAATCAATTAGATTGGTCATATAATGAAGAAGATTTGACGGTAACAAAAACTTATGAAATTACTTATTATACTGATGAAGAACTTAATCAAAAAAAACTTTTTGATCTAAGAACAGCCAGAAATATTATTTTGGGCAGAACTGATTATATGATTACACTTGGATATGAAAAAAATAAGACAATATCCCAAAAAATGAAAGATTACAGACAAGGACTGAGAGATATTACTGAAACAATAGATTTGAGTAAGGTTACTTTTTCTGATATTAGATCAGAAAAATGTTTCCCAGCACATCCACCATTGGAGGAAATATATGACGCTTAATGTTAGGAGTTCTTCGGTTTGGAGAGGAATTGCAGATGTATATGTAAAAGTTTCTGGAGTTTGGAGGACTATTCAGCAAGGATGGATTAAACAATCTGGAGTATGGAGAAATTTTTATGTTGCAGCTGAACCTGCAGAATATGTAATTTTTGGTGGAGATAGTGCTCCCACTACTGGAACTCTCACAGATCTTTCCGGATACACAACTATAAAAATTGGAGGGGTTGCTGCAGGAGGAAATGGAACTCCAAATCATCCGGGAGGATGTTGCCCCGGAACAGGAGCTGGGGGTGGAGGGGCCGCGAATATTAGAGGTAATAGTTTTCCTGTTCCAGGAAACTCTATTTCTAGTATCTATTATGAAGTAGGTGGTACAGGAACATCCGGAGATACTTATGTTAAAATAAACGGACCAAGTGGAACTGATTTAATTAGATTTGTGGCAGGATCTCCTAATCCCAACCAAACTGCAGGTGCTGGAGGACCAAGTGCTGGAGGTGGTCCAAATTGCATAGCAGGTTCACCAGGAGCTCCTGGAGCAGATAGATATGGTAACGGTCCGGCAGCAGGCCCTAGTTCTGATGGAGGAACTGCAGGTGGAGGAGGTTCTGGTGGAGCAGTTGATAATTTTAGACCAGGAACTACTGGAGGTTCAGGAGGATCAAGTAGTTTTTCATTTTCAGCACCTACATTAATGACCACAATCGGAACTGGTCCTGCGCCAACAACTTGGTCAATAGGACCAGGTGGGCCACATGCTGGTGGTGGAGGTGGTTATGGTTCTACATCAAACACCACTAACGGAACAAATGCTGGTAGCGTTTTATGGGCTGAAGGTGGTGGTGGATCTGGTGTGTATGCACCACCAGGTAGCGGTAATCCTGGATCAGGAGGTGCAGGTGCGGGTATTAGGTGGAATGATCCTTCAAACCCCACAAACAATGGAAAGTTTTTTGGTGGAGGAGGAGGTGGATTGGGTTCTTCAGTTAACCCACAAAATGGAAAAGGAGGAAAAGGATTCTTAATTATTCAATTACTAACTTCATAATAATATTAATATGATAACTGAAATTTATACTGGTTCTGAGGCTATTTCTATAGCAGATAGAAATACTCTTGAAGATATTTTTACATCTGATCTATTTCCTTGGTATTATAACCCAACCACCATAGGGGATAATAAAATTAATAGATCTCAATTTACTCATAGAATATATCTAGATGATACTGTTTGTTCTGATCATTATTCTCTAATACATGATATTTTTTCTCGAAAAATACCCGAGTTTGAGACACATAAATTGACTAGAATTAAAGCAAATTTAAATATAGCTCATTCAAATAGAAGGACACTTCCTCCCCATAGAGATTTGGATGGGAAAGAAGGCGTAATTTACATTTATTATGTAAATGATTCTGATGGATCAACTATTTTGTATGATGAGAGAAAAAAAATTAAAGTATATCCAAAAAAAGGCAAACTTATTAGATTTCCTGCTACTACATGGCATACAGGAAATGTTCCAAGAAAAAATGATAGAAGAATAGTTATTAATTTTGTATTTGAACCTTTAACATAGAATCTCCAACTCCAAATTCTCCTACAGGGAATAAGTTAAAAGCAATAGATATTCTTTCTGGATCTTTATAGTTAGTGCATATTCTATGTTGCAGATAACTTGGAAAAATTATCAGATGATTTTTTCTTGGATAAATTGGCCATATTCTAGAATTATGAATATTCCATTCAACTGGATCTTCCAACATAAATCTTTGAGCATTTGGTCCATAACCAAATTGTAGAGGGGTATTCATATTGTCAAAGTAAAAAACCCCACTATACATTGAATTGCAGTGATTATGATATTGTCCAAAAGATCCTCTTAATGATTTCGTAGCCCATGAGGTTGTAATTTCAAAAGTAGAGTGATATTGTTTTAGAATGTTGTCTTTGTAATGGGTATTGAAATAATCTAGAAATATTTTTTTCTCTTTGGTAAATTTTTTAAAAATATATCTATTTAATGAAATTTGTTGATTATATGCTAACTCAGAGGTTATTGGCTTGAACTCTAGATTTTTAACTTGTTCTTTAAACTCTGTAAAATCTTCTTCTACTTCTATATCGAGAACTGTTGATGGGAAAAGAGGATAAATTTCATGAGATGTCATATTATTAGATCAATTTAATCCAATTATAACATAAATTGACATTACTTATCAACATCATATATAATAACACTGAATACATTATTCAAATATGGCATTTCAATCAATTTGGTACTTTACAAACCTACCAGACAAGATCGTAGATATTATTGAAGAAGATCTTGCAGAAAACTTTGACCCACAACTCCAAGATTCCAGAGTTGGTGCTGGTGATTATGGAACTGTAGATAAAGATAAAAGAAACGCAAAAAACGCCTGGGTTCCCACAAATCACTGGGTTGCAGGCTTTGTGTGGCATTATGTTCAACGAGCAAACCGTGAGAACTTTTTATATGACCTGACAAATATTGATGGTGAATCACTTCAATATACTGTGTATGGGGAAGGTGAGTATTATGGTTGGCATAATGATGCTGGACTTGCTTCTCACTACAAACCAGTTTCTGCAGGTAATCGTGGAACTGGTGAAGAAATTGCTTCAGATTTCATTAATGAAAACTGTGAGAAAGTAAGAAAGTTGTCTTTCAGTTTGCTTCTTTCTGACCCAGAAACTTATGAAGGTGGAAACTTACAACTTCTTTCGGAGAATGGGAAATCTTATATTGCCCCAAGGCAAAGAGGAACGATTATTCTCTTTGATTCTCGTACACAACACCGAGTTCAGAAAGTAACTAAAGGTGTTCGTAAGAGTTTGGTTGGTTGGACTGTTGGACCTCGTTGGAAGTGAGTTATGGCAGAAGAAATGACACAAGAACAGATTGACTGGCAAGAAAAAGTCAATTCTGGTACATCACCAACAAATAACGAAGAGTTTGATAAGAACGGATATCTGGTTCTAAGAAATCTTTGGGATCCGAAAGATCTTTATTCAGACCCACCAGTAATCAAAGGACAATACAATTACTTTGGAAAGGTTGATAAGTTCAATCACATCCCAGTAGAAAATCAAGTAGAAGGTTCAACTTCAAGGTATTATTGGCCTCCTTATAAGTTTGCTCATTCTCAAATTCGTCTCAAACTTGAGGAAGCAATTGGTAAGAAACTTTATAATACTTACTATTACGATAGGTTTTATAATCCAGGACAAGCACTGACAAATCACGCAGACAGACCAGCTTGTGAGATTTCAGTAACAGTTCATATTGGTTCTAATATCAGTACTCCTTGGCCTATTTGGATTAAGACACCAGATACTTATGATGATGCCAAAAAGAGAACTTTGGTTATAAAAAAAGGTGAAAATCGTTCAGTGATCTTAAATCCTGGTGATGGTATGATTTACAAAGGGTGTGAGAGACCACACTGGAGAGATCCAATGCCAACTGAGTATCGTAGAACTTGGTATGGTAAGAAGGTGGAAAAAGAAGGTTTATATTATCATCAAGTCTTTTTCCATTATGTTCTTGCTGATGGTACAAGAGCCCATTGTGCTAATGATATGGCATCATAAAGTGACTAAAGTTTTGTGAATGAAAACATTACTGATATTTTGATTGAAGCAATTGAGGATCAGCAAGAGCAAATAAATAGTCTCAAGGAAGAAAATCAATCTTTAAAAAATAAACTTTATTATGAATTTTGTAAAACTTGCATTGGAAAGTAAAGGCAGCATAAAGCCTTTACTTATTAACCCAGAAGATCTTACAGGACCATCAATTACAAATCCTTCTGTCTTTGTTTATCAAAATAAGATATTAGTCAATCTTCGCAATGTAAATTACACTTTATATCACTCAGAACTCAATAGATTTGAGCATATGTGGGGTCCGTTGTCCTACATTCACCCTGAGAATGATATGCACCTGCGAACGACTAACTACATCGCAGAACTTGATGACAACTTGGATATAGTTCATTATTCAAAGATAGATACATCTAAGTTTGATACTTACAAACCACAATGGGACTTTGTGGGACTGGAAGATGTTCGTTTAGTAGAATGGAACGATAAGTTATATGGTATTGGTGTTCGCAGAGATTTAGACACCAAAGGAACTGGAAGAATGGAAATCAGTGAACTTGAGATTTCTGGTTCTGAAGTTAAGGAAGTGTTCCGATATAGAATTCCAGGACCACCACCTGATAACGAGTACTGTATGAAGAACTGTACTCCAATCTTAGATAAACCATTTCATCTTTTAAAGTGGACCAATCCAACTTGTTTGATGAAGTTTGATATTACTGGAAAAGAAACAGGGGTATTTGAAACAAATTCATATGCACCTACAAATAATGATTTGAGAGGTGGTTCTCAGGTCATTCCTTATAAAGGTGGTTACTTGTCAATTTTACACGAAACAGACCTTTATAAGAGTGAACAAGGAAGAAAAAACGCAACTTATAGACACCGTTTTGTGATTTGGAATAAAGATTTTCAAATTATTAAAGTATCCAAACTCTTCTCATTTATGAATATGAAGATTGAGTTTTGTTGTGGTATGGCAGAGTATAAGAATGATTATCTCATTACCTTTGGAGCTCAAGATAATGCTGGGTATATTCTAAAAGTTTCTAAGAGTGTAGTGGAGGACTTTATCAATGAGTGAACTAATTCAATTTTCTTTAGATACAGAAAATGCAGAGAAGAATTATAATCTTGCCAAATGGTATGAAAATCAGGGACATACTGCACCTGCACTTACATACTATTTGAGAGCATCTGAAAGGACAGAAGATAAAACATTTGCATATAAGTGTCTAATAAAAGGATATTATTGTTATAATTCTCAAAAATCAAGGGATAATTCTGAAAAAATATTCCTTCAAAATGCAATTTCCCTTCTACCAAAAAGACCTGAGGCATATTTTCTAATTTCTCAATTTTATGAGAGACAAAAGAATTGGCAAGAATCTTACATCTATGCATCATTAGGATTAGAATGTTGTGATTTAGATTTAGAACCATTGGAAGAGAGTAATTATCCAGGAAAGTATGGCCTAATCTTTCAAAAAGCAGTGTGTGGATATTGGTGGGGTAAGGGACAAGAGGCAAGAATTCTTTTCCAAGATTTGATTGATAATTATCAAATGGAAAAACAGTATTATGACCTTGTAGTATCTAATATCACTAAACTTGGTTCAGGTCCGAAAGAAATTGTATTCCGACAATATACTAAAGAAAATTTAGATAAACTCAGATTTAAATTTGATGGTTGCGAAAACATAAAAGAAAATTATTCACAAGTGTACCAAGATATGTTTACTCTTTTTATGCACGATGGAAAGAGAAATGGAACATACCTTGAAGTAGGAAGTGGAGACCCATTCTGGCTAAACAATACTTACTTACTTGAGTCACAATTTAACTGGAAAGGAGTTGGTATTGAGTATAACCAATCTCTATGTGAAAAATATACCAAAAATCGTAAAAATCCAGTTATTTGTAAAGATGCTCACCAAGTTAATTTTAGAGAACTTCTGAACTCTTCTTTTGGCACTAAAGAAATTGATTACCTACAACTTGATTGCGAACCATCAGAATCAACTTATAGAATACTGACATCATTACCCTTAGATGAATATAAGTTTGCTGTGATTACATACGAACACGATTATTATGTTGATGTCTCAAGGACATATAGAGATAAATCAAGGGAGTATTTGAAGTCCAAAGGATATAAACTTGTGGTTTCAAATGTTTCACCAACAACTTGGAGTTCTTTTGAAGACTGGTGGGTTCATCCGGATTTAATTTCCAAGAAAAGAATTAAACAAATTAAAAACAAAGACAAATCTGTTAAAAAAATAGACGATTATATGCTTAGTGGACAGTCATAAAACTGTCACACCCTACCCCTGAAAGACCTTCAGGGGTTTTATAGTAGCCACAGTTCACCAGATACCAATGAGGTATTCCAACCTAGACCGACTGATTTTTGTTGGTAGTTTTATTTGGGTCGCACACTGGGCGACAAAAGTATCTGAAGTCGTCCTTAAGTCTTTGTTCTGATGTATTCCCTTGATATTACGGGATATAATGCCCGTAAGAGACGTGTAGAAGACACTGTGGCTTGGTTTCTTGGGAAATACTTACCACGTCATCACATTCACGTTGAAGTGCTACATAGAGGTCTTCGTAGGGAAGAATCTTATGGGTATTGTTCTGTCTCTGGAGACATTTACAGACCCCGTGAGTTTCTGATTGAAATTGACCCTAAACTTGACCTTGAGCTTTATACAAAGACAATCATACACGAGTTAATTCATCTTCGTCAATGGGTTCAAGGAACTCTGAAAGAACGTAGAGGAAAGATGTATTACAAGGACATTAATTGTGATGACTTAGATTACTGGGAACAACCACACGAAGTAGAAGCTCACTCACTCGAACAGATGTATTACGAAGACTACTTGACGGATACCCATAAGAGTGTGTAGAATACCTTTGTCGAGGTTGATAAAAATATAGGCTCATAAAGCTCATGAAAACAGTAGAAAGACACAAATACGATAAGAATACCATCGTAAAGACAAGAAGATTAATTTTTAATCCTTATGAATATACTGAAAAGAATATGTGTCTTGTTGTGGGGTTGGTTCGTAGGAACTTAACCCCAGATTTGTTGAAAGGTAGAAAGAAACTGATGTATCCTGATGATGTAAAGACTAATCCCTGTTACGGTCATTGCTATCATTCCAGTCAAGCATTATTTTATCTTATGAATACAGACCAGTTAGTTCCAATGAGTGCAGAAGACTACAGAGGAGAAAAGCACTGGTGGTTACAGAATGGTGAAAAGATTTATGATGTAACTGCAGAGCAATATTATACTGTAGGGAAACTACCTCCTTATGCTTCTGGTAAGAAAACGGCATGGTATGGATGGAAAGGAAGACCACAACAGATTTCATTAGATTTGATGGTTAGAGTACTTGGTGAGCGATTAGTGAGTGATGAGACATTCAAGGTCAATTAAAGTTACTTAGCTCTAAAGTGGATCTATAGTGTGAGGGACAAACGGTTCATACCACTTCCTTCACTGCCACACTTGACAATGCTCTTCTGCTTTGTTATAGTAATCACGTTGGAAATTTCCAACACAATGGTTCCGCTGCCTTAAAGCGTGTTCTTTACTTACAATTGTCAATCATGACCACCGTTTCATATTCCGACAACCAGGTCGGTTCTTTTGCGCAAAAAATCCTTGGAATTAAACTTCTAGAGGATTCTAAATTTGCGAAACTTCGTAATATGGTTGAGGATAATCTTGACCAAGTTGAGGTCATTTATCCTGAAGGAGAATGTTCTCTCGATGTTGAAAATTTTGTTGAAAAACAAAAAAATCAAACTAATGAAAAACAAACCTATTCTGTTTCAGTTCCTGTAAATCTTATTGAATATGCTCAAGGACAAATTCGTTTAATTCAACCTAGTTTTTGTGAAGAAAATTTCACAAACTATAAATTTAAAGTAAATTTCCAGGAGTCAGAAACTCCGGTGTTTATCTTTAATGAAAAAACTGGAAGGTTTCAAGTTACTAAAAAACAACATACTACAATGCAAGCTTTGGCAATTGCATCTGCAGTAAATCCTAACATGACGATTAGGGGTCGTGTTGTTGCTTTTAACTCAGATGTTAATCAAGAAGTCCGCGATCTTGAAGCATCTAATATTTTTTACCGAGAGGTAAAATCTATCAATACCACAAAAGATTGGGAAAAACTTGAGCACCGCTGTCAACTTCATGAAGAAAGTGCTCTTCGTACTCGCTCCTTTTATCTGAGTATTCCTGGACTTACTTGGCAACCAGTTTCTCACGCTTATCCATTGGTGCAAAATTCTAAATGCACCATCACAAAAGTTCGTGAAATGGAACGCCTTGTTGGATGGGCTATTAACGATGACCGTCTAGATGTTCTGAAGGAGATTGTTGAATCTCTTTCCACAGAAATCAATTGGGACAAAGAATCAGAATCTAAAGAAATTTCTTCATATCTTGTCAAAGCACTTTATAATTTTGATAAGATTATGGTTCCAATCTATGAAGAAAAAACTGGTGAAACTTTCGATACAATTGAATTTATTCGCTGGTACTTTAAGAACAAAGTCCGTAAACAATCCATGGTGATTGGTAGCACTAAAGATACTAAAGGTGCCTGGCTTCAAGTTCTTCAAGTGTGCAATCGTGTTAACAACTACATGACGAGTGAAGGTTTCGTTGAAGAAGCTTTCTTCACTTCAAAGAACAAATCTTTTGTTCAGTCTGTAATTAACCTCTGCAATGCAAATCGTAAAAAGGGAAACTTGACTCCAGAAAAAGAAATCAAAGGTCAAATTACCGCTCGCTGCGATAGTTTCTAATCCAGTAACCACACTGTCACAAGGGGTCGCTACTGACCCCTTTTTTGTTCTATAATACCTTCAGTTCTTAAAACACCATGCCTACTAAGGTCAAAAAACAACTCATCAATGTTGCACCCAAGAGTTCGAAAGCGAAGAACCGCTTTTCAAATCTGATGGATAGACTTCACGCAATGGAAGTAGAGCAAGAGAATGAAACACAATTGTTTGTAGTTTCTATTAACCACCAATACTGCTTTTGGTTGAATAAGGAAAATGACCCACATTGGAACATTATTAAATAGCTGTTAGTTGGAAAGTTATGGTTGCCTTACTTGCTACAACTGTAATCAGCTGCTCTGATGCTTTTAGGATTATTAATCGCATTGGAAATGTAATCGGACTTTCATATCAACAAAAGATAGAAGTCGTTAAAGTAGTCAGCCAGCACGTTCCTTCCTGTCCTCTGAAAATTATTTCTGATGAAAGACCAAAATCCAGTGATTGATGAAGAATCCAAAGACATAAAGTGGAATCGTGGGTTAGATTTGTTTATTGAATCAGTGCATAAACCTGATAGTGAGTTGCGACAGTGTGCTCACAATCAAAAATGCTACAATGAGTTAATGGAAGTGCGTGCTACTGTGCTAGAATATCTAAAAACAATAAGAAGATGACAGCACAATACATCTATCTCATCATCTTCTTTTGTGTTGGATATTTAATCGTTACAGATCAAAGTGTTGCAAGAGCAGTTGTATTTGTAACTCAAATCCTTAAGAATAAGTTTCTGGTGTTTAAGTGGTGGTTCATTCATAATCCCCGTCTTCCTTGGGCAAAGTATTCAATGTATAGAAACTCTATGAAGATGGCAGAGGATCTAATGAAAGAACTTGAGGGCAGACAATAAACTGTCACACGACCCATTGATTTTTCTGTCAATGGGTCTTATAGTATAAACATTGAAACACCTTTGAAAATGTCTTATTCTGCCGAGGTCAAATTTTCTTTTGACGCCACATTCACGCCCTCTTATAGTTCTTCATTCTCTGATGATGACTTTATCCCAGAAGAACACTATTTGATTACTGCTCCTGCTGCAGATTTGAATGCAAAGCAGTATTTCAAACTGTTTGAGAAGTTTCTGCTGTGTGTTGGTATGAACCCTGCAAGTATTCGTAGTGGTGCTATGTCTCTGGTGTTTAATGAATGGGTTATTGAAGAAGAACAGCGTAAGGTCTGTGAGGAATATGAACTGACAATGAATGAAGACCTCCACAATAGGTTCATTGAGTGGAAGAAGAATGAAGAAGAACTTGCAGAAAAGATTGCAAACTCTGTGATTGGTGCAATGGGAACTGTACTGTCTGAAGAAGAACTAACCAACTTGGAGGAAGGTAAGTGAGTGATAGGTCGCAAGAGTTTATGAGTTTCGTATGGGACCAACGAAACAATCAAGGTGCTGATACTGAAGAAAAACTGGTCGCAGCTATTCTTTCCATTGCTGCCGAATATGTAGTCTCATACAACGCACAGGATGGAAGAGTTGTATTGGATAAAAATGACTTATTGCAACTTGCTGAGGAACTAAAGCAATGAAACTGATTTCTTTTAAACACCGTGAAGATTACGGGCACGAATGGTACGTTCAAGTTCTTCATAACAAATACTGGGCGCTTCTTCAAGCATCCGTTTCTTATAATGATTTTCCGTCGTGGCCCTATATCCAAATAAAATCGGGGATGGGGTCGTTATTAAGTCTTATGGTCTGTGTTTATAAACTGGGATTTGATATTGGTATCTGTGAGCACACTTGGAACTTTGAATACCTTAATGAACTTGATGGTGAGGAAGATGAAAAAACTTGAATTTCGTCCAGTCACAATCACTTATGTGAGGACTATGATGTTCACACCAACAGCAGAAACATTTGAAGACTGGGATGTAGAACCAACACAAGAGAGTGTTTATGACTGGGCAGTAGAAGAGTTTCTCACTACAATAGAAGAAGAAGCAAAGGATGGTGAGTGGAGAAACTTTACCATTATTACAGAAGACCAACCACCAGTAGAAGTTGAATGGGGTGAAGAAGATTATGACTGAACGAGCACAAAAAATCTGGGATACTTACATCAACGGATATTCTGAAGCACTAATGACCCCTGTGGAGAATTTTTCTACTTATTTGGATAATGATAGTAGAAAGATTATTGCTTCTGTTCTCCGTGAAGTCATCAACCAACTCCAACAAAGCCCTGGTGTGATTATGTGTGCTGATGTGTTAGAATTGTGTGAGGAGATTGAAAACTTATGAACTCCAACATCAAAGACAATCTATTCCAAATTCAAGAGGTTGCTAACAAAGCCCTGGAACTTCATAAGAACTCCACAGAACGATTTGGTGGTGTAAATTATGCTAACCTACGAGTGGTGGATGTATGGGTGAAGTATAGTATTCACGAAGAGGATTTGGAGTATGGTGTGCTGATTGAAGAGTGCTCACCAACTGCTTATGATTTACAGGATTATATGTTAGAATACTTGAAAGATAATCTACCTAATAATTTGGGGTGGAGCATTTATGTGGAGTTGGATTGGTAATGACTAAAACACAATCAGCATTAGAACGAGTTATTATTGAACTTGATAGTTGGTGTGATAATTGGACTCCCACATCTTATAATGACCCTCGCATTAGTTTGAGACAGATTGCTGACCGTGCCCGTAATGTTTTAGAACAGGAGAAAACGAATGAAAGCTGCTAATGTTATCTTTTACACTTTGGTGGGTGTTTGTGTAATGGGAATGATTTATAGTAATTCAAAACCAGACAAAACACCACAACATACTTCCACAGTTTCTGGTTCCTCTGGAGAACTTAACTGTGGTACATCTTGCACCACTAAAAATGACCCTTGAAGAAATCCTAGAAGAATACGGACAGGAAGTATTAGATACTTACTACGAACTCTTCCCAGATAAAAACCTATCAAAGTTCCCTGACCGTTTCTGTGGCCCTGTTGGTGATTATGCTGACTTTGTGTTAGACTGTTATCATTCAACTGGTAGTGATGAGTTAGAAAGTATTGAAGACTTTGAGAACGGAGTCTTTCAAGAGTATTACTATTACTGCCACAATACCAACACTGGATTTGTATTTTATAATGAACGATGACTGAACGCAACTTTACCAAAGAACTCTTATACACATATTATAATGATATGGAAGGTGGAGATGATGTTGAGAGTATTGACTATCGTTCTCTAATTCACATTATCACTGAACTTTGTGATAGAATAGAGCAGTTGGAGAAGGACAATGAACTACGGAAATCTTATGATTGGAGAGGGGTATGACTGAAGAAGATAAGTATGCTCTCAAAGAGTTATTCCGTGGTTTTGGTGTATTTGCTGGTGCCTCTGCTGTCTTTATCGTTATTATTCTTGTGCTTTCTTACTTTGCCTCAGGTGGTGAGCCATTGAAACCATCTTTTGAAGTAGTTGATGAATACAAAGGATGTGATGTAGTAAGATATGCTCCACATCAGGCAGCAGAGTACAAGTATTTCCTCTATTGTGAGAAGAATAAATGAATGAAGATATGCCTTGGGTCAATCTCACTCAAGAAGAAATAAAAGAACTTCGTAACAAAAAACACGAACTCACTGAATACGGCAAACAGAGATTGAAAGATCTTATGAATAATGACTTAACCTTTAAAACTAATGGGAAAGAAACATTCAGTATTCCTTCTCAAACTCTTGGAAATCTTACTCTTGGAACCAAAACACCTGAAACTAAACTTGAAGTAAAGGAAATGAGCCACGAAGAGATGTTAGAAGAGGCAGCACGAAGAGAAGCAGAAAATAAGGCACTTGCTGCTCTCGATGAACTCTATGAGAAGCACGGTGATGCTATGCTGAAACTTGCTGAGATTGAGAAGGAAGAATGGGAACGCAAAGAACGCAGTGACACTGTGCTGCGACGGTATAATCACTTCTACAATGAAGAATGTTCTGGTCTTCCTCACGGCACACCAATAACCCCAGAACATATGCAAGCAATGGCACTTGAATGTATGATTGATGCTCTCCTTTGTGAGAATATGAATGTAGAGTATAATGCTATTGCTATTGATGATATTAAGGATTTGATTGCACGATTATATCAACAGAGTAATGAGTTTCTAAAGAGAGTACAAGAATTCAAAGATAGTGCTGATGGAGTAGCATAATGGACCTCACATTTAGACAACACATTTTGTTATTATCTGCAATCACGGTATTTTATGATGAGGTTGCAAAGACTGATAATTCTGAAATGAAACACGAAATTATGGAACTTGCTGATATTATCCAAGAGTCCGCAGAGAAGATGAAAAATGCCTGAAATAGACATATCAAAAGTTCTTATAGAAGGTGATACTGCAACCATTATGGGTGTAGAATATAAAAGAATGGAGAACAAAATGAGTCGCTTCACTGAAAATCCTGATGAGATTGTGTTGAAGAATATTGATCTATTTCACCTGGAAAGTATGAATGAAAGAACACTATGGATTGGTGTATATGGTAAGGATGGTAAAATCTATCACTTAAACATTTCTGCAGATGGTGATAAACTAAAATACTATTGGAGTCAAGAGGCACCATAAATAACAATACCTGTAAGTCGCATTATAGGTGGAAAAGGTGCTTTCGGGCACCTTTTCTTATATAAATAGTATTGCGACTTACAGAGTAGAACTATGACTTCACAAAGTCCAAGAATATACACATATAAGATTACCTTTGAAGAAGTTCCTTACTATTACTATGGAGTTCATAAGGAAAAAAAGTTTGATGAGGAGTATTGGGGAACACCAGTAACAAATAAATGGTGTTGGGAACTTTATACACCAAAGAAACAAATATTGGAAGTGTTTGATTATACTGATAATGGATGGGTGGAAGCAAATAGAATTGAAAAAATAATAATCAAACAATTTTATAATACAGATAGATGGTGTTTGAATGAAAGTTGTGGTGGGGATATTTCGTTAGATATAAGAAGAAAAACTGGTAAAATAATCGGTAAAATGGTAGGCAAGAAAAATGCTAAAAGAAACAAAGAACTTGGTGTTGCTATTTTTTCACTCACACCAGAACAATTGAGTGAAAATGGTAAAAAAGGAGCAGCAAAAGTAAAAGAACTTGGTCTTGGGATATTTGGAATGACTATGGAGCAAAAATTAAATGCCGCAAAAACTACAAACTCTCAAAGGTGGATGTGTGTTGAAACTGGTTTTATTACATCTTCTGGACCACTTACCAGATATCAACAAAAAAGAAATATAGACACTTCTAAACGAGTTAGAATATCATAAGGACACTTGAAGAACTGGCATAAAGGCACTTTACAGGTGCCCTTTTTGATGATATTATACTTTTATAAGCAACCAAACTGATGAACTACCTTTGTCTTGTTGATGGTCTTGTTGAGTATAGTAGCACCAGTTTGACTGATTTTGCTCATTACCAACTGATGTATGCCGAAGAACATCGTGATGCTAATGTAGAGTATCTTACTCTGACCGATGAAGAGTTTGATGCTTTGTTCCCTGTGGAGGATGAAGAGTGAGACTTGAAGAACCAACAAAATGGGAATATTTCCTTGATGGTTTCCGCAACATTCTGTGTATTATTGATTGTTATAATGACGGTGATGAATGGGGTTATGATGAGTTCTGGGAAAGTTTAAGTATTGGTTGGTATAGAGAATATATCTTTCCTTATGATGACCCATACAATCTAACTATCAGCCCAGAACGTAAGTTGAGATTAGCACAAGAACTACCAACATTTTATGTTTCAGAAGAAGCATATGATGAACTGATAGAAGCAATTAATAGTCCTCCAAAACCATCACAGGGACTGATTAACCTTATGAACCGTAAAGTACCTTGGGAAGAATGACTGATAAATCTAAAATGTTCTACAACATTTGGTGTTGTGCTTATAACCGACGAACACTATATAAAGGAACTGCAAGAGAACACAGAGAACACGAAACCGTGAGAATGTGTTTAGATATGAAAGACGTGAAGTTCTATCAGTTTGATACAGAAAGACCGCACTACATCTAATGACCTGGCCTCAATACATCTTCCAACACCTTATACCAACTTGGTTCTTTTCCTTTAAGCATAACTTTAGGATTTGGAGTGACTTGATGACTTCAAATTATGAGAGTTATGCACTAATGCGAGAAGATGACCCAGAGGAAGAATGTAAAGAATGGTTCTGGACTTCTCTGAATGAAGACGACACATATTCAAAAGATTTTCTTGAGTATCTACAGCAAATGGTAGATGATATTGAAAGTGGAAAGGTTAAGACTTATACTTTAGATGAGATAAGTGACCTTTTTAAGGAGGAAGACTGATGGGAATGTATGATACTATCCGTTCTTCATATGACTTGGGAGAACAATTTACAAATGTAGAGTTACAAACAAAGGATATTGAAGAATGTTATGGTGGCACAATGACTGACTACTGGATAGACCCAGCAGGTTATTTGTGGTGCGGTGATTATACTAACACTGCTGCTATGGAAATCTATGAGGAAGGACACCCAAAGTATAATGCTGATAAGTCGTGGTTGAACTTTGAGTGGATACCTACAGGAATTCACGGTAAGTATAGAGTTCATCCAATTACAAAATACGTAGAGATTTACGCTGCTAAATGGGACGGTGAATGGGCTGACTGGCCCCGTTGCAGAATCCACTTCAAGTATGGTAGAGTGGTTGAGCACGAACATCTCCCCAGAAATTGATTTCTACAGAACTATTCCCCTACGAAAATCACCCATACAGATTAGAGTTTGGTGAAAAGAAAAACCCTACAGTCTGTTTCTTTTCGTGTGAAGAACACTTGCAAAAATACCTCACACGGTATAAACTGGATGAGAGAACTATTAAACTTGATTACCGTGATGGAGAACCCGTTGAGTCTGGTAAAAAACAGCAGAACAGTATACAGAAAAGACCTAGAAAGACCAGTGACCGAAGTTCTGGTACAAGTAAAGGACGAACCACCCTCGTGGATTCCCCTAGAAACACTACTAGCCCTACAAAGCGTAAGAAATGACATCCAAAACTAATCTTATTCTTGCTCTGCAGCAAGTAGAAAACATTGGTAATCTTGTGCGAGAGAATAACTATGAAGCATTTTTTACTTCACATCTTTTGCCTATTAAATTTGAACTTGAACGACAACTAACACTACAAAAGAATGGAAAAGAAACTATATGATGATGCCTTCTATGTGGAGGAAAAGAAGTATGGGCTTTGGACCTCATCAGATAAAGAAGGTAATGGTATTATCACATCACTAACTGAGGAGCAGTGTGTTAGGTCTACACGATGGTATTTGAAAGCAAAGCAGGAGGGATTTGAGGAAACGCAAACATACGATGGCGAAGTAGGAGGCAAACTCTAAATATCAGAAGATGCCTATTCTTCGGATGGAAGAACTGCATAAAGGAGATACCGTTAAGTTTGTTGGTTGCTCCAAAGAACAGATAAACTGGGGCAACAATGATGACCCAAATAAACTACTTTTCGTTGGTGATAAGTATATCATTGAAAAAGTAGAAGTCCATTCATACCACACAAAATTGACACTTCGCGGTGTTTATGGTAGATTTAACTCAACTTGTTTTAAAAAAGTATGACTACAAGAACTTTTATTGACAAAAATGGAAACAGTTGGGAGTGGGAAGAAACTCCCGAAACTGTTGAAGCACTCAAACAATTACATAATACTGTGAAGCAAGTAAATGAACAGCAAACCACTAACGCCTGAAGAAGTCCAGGTAGCAGCAGAGCAATTCTTTCCACTATTTGATATTGTTCGCAATCGTATGCCCGAAAGTGCTACTATAGAAGACACACTGAAAGTAATGGAAACTGTCTGTGGTCTCGCACACAAACTTCGAGCAGAGGAAGAGAAAATCAAGTTCGGATTTAATAAGAATGAAACTAACACCGAACCAGCAACTGTGGGCTGATGTGTTTAGATGTGCTGTCTATCGGTCTAATCTTTACTTTGAAGAGAAAGACCTTGATAGGCACGCAAGAGAGCACACAACAGCAATTTTAGCACTTCAAAAGGGTGAAAAATTTTGGATGAAATTTCTGTAGAGTATCAATACCACGTTTTTGATGAAACAACTCCTTGGTATGAATGGTTAATGTATTGTGAAATCTGCCATCAATTAGACGTTCCAGGTCAACCTTCCCTGGGACGTTTTATGGCATATCGTAGATATTTAAAATCTGTTGGATTATTATAATGATTCGTAAATTTATCAAATGGTTTATCACACCTTCACCTAAGCCTATTGTTGAAGATGTTGACTTGTATGCTAAAATTGTAGAACTTGAGAATCGGATTGCAGACCTAGAATGTGAAAATGTGGAGACATCAAATTGTCTTTATGAACTATCAAATCATATTGAGGCAGTTGATGCTCGTATAGATATTTTGTCCGTTGAAGCATTTACAAAAAATGTATGAACTCGACGATTTTGAAAAAGCACTGTCACATTTTGGAAAAAGAGTTGAAATCATTATTGCACTTGAAATGGGTGGAAAGTTAAATGCTGAAGCTGCTTACAAGAATATTAAATATGAACTCAGAGAACTCAAAAAACTTAGAAAGAAGCACAACAAGGAGATGTAGTAATTGTGGTGAAGTAAAACCACTTGATGAAAATCACTACCAACCTCTAAAACATTTCAAAGAACACTTTTCGTTCTATTGCAACGAGTGTAACAAACCCAAACCCAAAGAAGATTGATTATGACTGACTTTGATTATAAAAAGTATTCACTTGAAAAACTTGAAACTTGGGTGAGAGATGCTGTGTCTTCTGCAGAAGCATCTCCGCACGAAATTTATGAAACCATCACAAAAGTTGTGAAGGACGAATACTATTACTTCAAAAACCAAACAAGTCGTCTTTATGAACTTCTTAGTTTATTGAATGGTTTTGGTAAGAGTCAATATGAATCTATTTCTGACCCTGACTTGTGGGATACTATTAAAGATAGAGAATATTATGAAGGATGGGATTATAAATTAACTTGTGATAAAGATGATAAGTCTCCCGAGTGTCAAAAAGCCTGGAATGATTTCTGGGAAGAGAACTATTATCCTGAAGAACATTCGCAATACTCTAAAGAAACAGTAGATGATGGTATGCGTCCTTGGGGTCATAGTGATTTGGAATATCTTGCCAACTCTGTTCTAACTGAAGACCGCATTAGTAATTTTCCTGGAGAACAATACTCTGAAGAAGAACTAAACGCGATGTGTGATAGAGCAGCATCGCAACAAGAGAAAGAAAAGTGCCGTGAATATAACCTACGGGAAGCAGAGTATTATGATAAGAGAGCAAAGCTTGACGCAGAGCAAGATAAAGTGGTAAAATGGCAACTACCTGTTGAAGTTGACGGATTAACTGGTGATTGTTTTATTCAATTCCCAGATGATTTGTTGGAAGCAGCGAATCTAAAAGAAGGCGACCAAGTAGAATGGGTTGACCTTAAAAATGGTAATTATGAATTGAGGAAAGTAAATGGCACTAAGTGAATCCGTAGAACAAAGCTTAAAAGAAGCAGAATCAAATTTGAGAAATGCTCTTGCATATTCTGCAAGACAAGAAAAACCTTTTGTAAGTCGTGAGATTTCGGAGATGATTTGTCGAATTGATAGTCTAATCAAAACCGACCAACTCCTAGATACACTTGAAAATAGAATGAAAGGATTGGGTGATGATAAAGGTTCTTTTGGAACTTTCTTTAGTTAAGAACTGTTAATACACTCTAAAGACAATATTAAGAAACCGCACATCTTGCTTAAATACTGTTAGGATATGAAGACAAACGCGGGAGCAAAACAGTATGACTCTTCCATCAAGGGGACAAGAGAATCTAACAGAAGATGAATGGTATAGAATGACCGCACTTAAAAATGTAATCAATCAAAGACCAGCAGCAGTTGTCCCAGAAAAAATGGAAGAGTTTACTGAGTATTTGGTGAGAAGTTTAAAAGAAAAGGGTGGTTGAATTAAAGTTACTTAGCTCCAAAGTGGACCTATAGTGTAAGCACATCATTGAAATGGCAACTCGCGGACGAATCGGACTGGAACTGAAAGACGGTTCTATTCTTTCGGTTTATCATCATTGGGACTCTTATGAATCCTGGTTGGGTCGTATTCTCACCACTCACTACAACTCTTATGAGAAAGCTGCAGAGTTGATTGATGGTGGAGATATGAGTTCTGCGTGGACTAATGCAGGTTTCAACAATGAAACTGTCGCACAAGGTCCGCTGTATTATTCTCAACGCGGTGATGATTGCCCCCCTCGCCTTGATGCTGACCTCTGTGAGTTTCTGCTGCCTGATAATAGCGAAGAGTATGCCTATGTCTTCCGCAATAGTGAGTGGGTATGCTATAATATGAATCAGTTTGACGACAGCAAACTGCCTGAAGTTGTTGAAATCCCTAGTGGAGCACTTGCAGTATGAATACTTATGAGTTTTGGAATGAATCTGCAGACGAAACTATTGAGATTGAAGCTGATGGATTTGAGGAAGCATCGACCATTATGTTTGGCGATGGAGAATACGATTCCAAAGATTGGACCCTTCTAACTGTAAACGGTCAGTATTGAACTATGAAAACTTCTACTGCTATTGGCGTTATTATTGGTGCTATTGCTATTGTAACTGCCAGCATCTTATTTGAAGCAGCATTGCTTGGATTGATTTTGTCTTGGTTCAACGTATCCTTGACCTTCTGGCAGAACCTTGCTATTGTGGTTCTTGCTAATATGATTTTCAAAAACACTGGGAGTTCTTCTAAGTGAATCGCAAATACATTATCACTTTTGCATTGGGATTCCTTGCAATCATTGGATGGAATGTGTTTCTAATCCAACGTGATGAGAAACTCTATGATTCATACTATCGCGCAAAAGCGATGGAGAATCTAAAGAAACCACCTTCTGCTGAAATACGGTGATTTACTTTCTTCTTATTTCTGCAGCATTTGGGTGGTTCTTTTATGTCCTATTCTCCAAACATTTTGATTACTTAGACGAGAGAAAAAACAAATGATTCCTAAACTACTTCGAGAGCTGATTATGAACGCCGAACGCGAAAAAGTTGCCCGTGATTTTTGGGACGAGATTGAGCGTCTTGCTGCCGAAAAAGAAGTGACTGTCGATTATTTCTTAGCTGAGTTTTACTGATGATTTTTATTGCTGGATTTGGTCTTGGTATTCTAGTCACAATCGGAGTTGCACTTATTGTCTCTGGTGATATTGACAACAACACTGATTTTCGTTAAACTTAAGGAGTAATTTACAAACAACAATGGCACAAAAGTTTCTCTACATTGTAGACCACTACATTCCTTTTCCTTCTAGTGAATATGGCGGACTTTGGAATGTAATTGCAGAAGATGATAACGAATGTTTTGATTTGATTTCTGCAGAAGATGATGGTAATTTCTACGAACAGCACTATACTGTTCTTCGTGAAAACATCTTAAATGCAAGAACTTATGCACTTGCCGAAGACTTGCAATCCACTGTTGTTGAAAGCTTTACGACCTGATGATTAATACTACAATCAACCGCCTGGAATTCGATTTGAAAGAACAGTACCAGGCACAAATTAATCGTCTTCAAAATAAGATTAGCGAGCAGGAACAAGAGATTGCCAAACTCAAAACACTGATTTCTCTTCTTACTATTGAACGAGAGTATGATTGCTGAATTTCCGCACAAAGCCCCAAAAGATTATAGTTATGAGTTCGAAGAGTTTAAACGTGGCGTGGTCTCTATTTGGTTGCGTTGTCATCGCAAGTTTGATTACAATAATGGTGCCTCAACCAGAACCATCTGGGGGTTTTGGTCAAAAAAAGATAGGAAGTTCTATTCTCCTGTAAATAGCAAAACTATTGGAAAAGAAATTGCGATTGATAAAACAACCCCATATACATCTATGCCATTAAAACTTACTCCTTTGGAAGCAGCATTTTTTTAGGTGTGGGGCATCAACTTGTGTCTTGGCGGATTATAGTTGTGTAAGACCCCTTAAGTATGGTATAATAAATACATATGTCTCGCCAAGGCACAAATGTATTACACTTACGCATATCTACGAGAAGATGGAACTCCTTACTACATCGGTAAAGGAACTGGTTATAGAATAAACGACAAAAAAAGAAAAAACATTAGTGTTCCACCAAGAAATAGAAGATTAATTCTCAAAACATTTTCTAATGAAAAAGATGCCTTCAAACACGAAATCTATATGATAAGTGTTTATGGTCGCAAAGATAAGAAAACAGGTATTTTGAGAAACCTGACAGATGGTGGTGAAGGAACTACAAATGTTATTCGCAGTAAAGAACATTTAAATGCCTTAAGTGAAGGTAGAAAACACATTTACACTGAAGAACATTCTAAAAAAATTAGCAAAACTCTAAAAGAAAAAAATATCAAACCACCCATACAAACAGGTAAAAAATGGTGGTATAATGGTGAAAAAACTACATTATCAAAAGAATGTCCAGGTCTCGGTTGGAAGCTTGGAAGACCCTCTGTAAATAATTGGAGTGTTTTGAACAAATGACATATGAACCACAAGTTAATGACTACGTTGTATGGTCGAAAGGTGTGGAAGGATGGGTTTATTTCAAAGACAGAGAATACATTACCATTGAGTATATTGTTCGACCAAAGGATGAAGTAAACCTTGAATGTTGCCCCATTCACAAAAATGAAAGATTACTTGTGATTTGTTATGCCCAGCAATGGAAAGAATTAAAATATATCAAGTCTCGTCAATCAATACATGAAAAAACAGAAAACTGCTTGGCGATTGCTTGCTAAAGCACTTGGAGAGAAAGCAAGTAAATGTGATAAGGAAGCAGATAAAGTAGCACTCATCCGTCTACTGATTACCATACAAATTCTTGTCACTAACTTCTTTATCATCTATGGTGTAATTCGTGTTAATCACTTCCCAATAGATAGACAACAAAAAGTTGAAGTTGTAATTGATGGTTCTGTGCTCCCAGAGTATCAACCTCCGCCAAGGAGAGGACTAAACAAACCACTTGAATTTGAATGAATTAAAGTTACTTAGCTCTAAACTGGACCTATAGTGTAAGGATGAATGATTCTATGGACTGCTTTGATGACATCCAAATTGAAGAAACTTCAGGTTTTGATTTCATCGAACAAGATTTGTCGGACCTCATTGAAGAGGAAAACAATTTCAATATGAATGATTACCTCAACGGAAACTACGATTACTGATTATGACTGAAACAAGCAACTATTGGACTCCCAAACTCAACAATGCAACAAATCGTCGTATTGAGAAACTTGAAAGTGAGGGTGTAAAGATTAACACAAGCACACACGAAGGACGCAAGGTTATTGGTTACAATTACCTAGAACTTGCAAAAGACTGAACCTTAACTTATCAAAACAATGACCGAACACATCCCTAACGTCCTGCCCTACATCCGAGAACTGAAAGATACTTGGCGTCGTCAAGATTTCTCCTTCACTAAACAACAGCAAGAAGAATATGACATTCTAATTGCTACTCGCCGCGAACGTGTTAAGTATTTCTATGACAATGATATGGTCTGCAAGATTAGTAAATCGGCACAAGATAAACTGAAAGAAGATAATTAGTAAGGTTGGGTCCAGTTGAGAGGCTGGACCCTTTCTATTGACTAAATACCTGAAAAGGGTTTATAGTCAATAAAGATGAGAAGTTTTCAGCAGTTCATGTCTATTTGTGAGGAAGTTGAAGACAAGTCAAAGAGACTTGGATTTGCTGCTACAATTAAGACTGCACAAGCAGGTGGTAGGGTTCGCCCAGAACGTAAGAAAACACCTGCCGAAATACGCAGAATGAAAGCTGTGGGTGGTGGTAAGATGGAACCTGTTGGTCCATACAAACCCCGCAAAGATATTGGAACTCAAAAGACTGCTGCTCAACGTCAGCAACAACCAGAGAAAGAGCGTGGAAGTAAGGAAGTCGCACAATCTTATGCTGAAAAAGTAAAAGCAGAACGTAGAGCAGCAGCACAAGCAAGAGCAGCAGCTAAGAAAGGTGGTTCTGCAACAACCACAGCAAAAGCAAAACCCAAAGACTTATCAAAACAAGCATCTCAACTTCTTTCAACAAAGAAAGCAGAAGAGAAACCAGCAACCCGCACAAATAGAAAGTGGAGAACTGAAACTGGTGCTGGTATGACAAAGAGCGAAAGAGCTAGTGCAAGAGGTAAAGAGAAAACTGCAAAAGCACAAGAAACTAAGAAATCTTCTAGTGAAATTCTTGCCAAGATGCGTAAAGAGTATGAAGAAGGTGGTGGTAAGTGGAGCAATGCTGTTGCAGTTAGAATGAGAGCAAAGGCAAAAGCAGCAGCACAAGCATCAGGAAGCTGAGGGGCAATTAAAGTTACTTAGCTCCAAAGTGGACCTATAGTATGACCGACAACATTATGAAAGTTTCTGAAAAACCCCAAATCATTAACGGTATGGAACATATGGTTACTACTGTTAATGGTTTGGACCGAGTGGAAATTAACAACAAACTTCATCATCTTGGCGACCAACTTATGAAACTCAAGTTGGAACAAGACCAACTTATTCAAATGCGGAATATGATTGACCGCCAGAATGAATTGAGTGAGATGAATAACTTATTCGACGAAATGTTCGGCGGTTGATTAAATAAAAATGTGGGCAGCAACTGTAGGTCTTGGCGGAAATATAGTTGCGTAAGTCCCACTTTTATTGTATAATAAATAGATATAGTCTCGCCAAGACCTACAATGAATAATAAAGAAGCGCAATGTGTGATGTGTGGTCGCACATATAAAAAGTATAGAAATAATCAGTTATATTGTTCTAGGATTTGTTGTGGTAAATCCGATAGAATAAAAAATGGTTATCAACATTCTTTAGAACATTTAACAAAAGGCAAAATGGGTTCCATATCTGAACTTGAAGTTTGTACTTATTATCTAAAGCAAGGTTATGAAGTTTTTAGAAATGTAACCCAAGATGGTCTTGTTGATATCGTTATTTGGAAAAAGGAAACTAATGAAATCCATTTAATAGATGTCAAAACTTATCTTAAGAAAACTGACCCACAAAACTACATAAAGCAAATAGAGGAAAAAAATGATTTTGGTGTAAAAGTTGTTCCATACAATCATATAACTAAAGAAGTTTTAAGAGACCTCTAAACACTTCTACAAGCGCCTCTAACACCATTCTTCTTGTCTTTAGATACCAAACCACTGAGAACTATGAATTATATTCAAATCCCTGATTTTGTGCTGGATAGTATCATCAACTCTCTTCAGCAAGGTTATGATGTTTGTGCTGGAGTTGATTATTCTTCCGATGAAACTGAGAAGAGACCAGAGTATGCAACTGGATACAGTCGTCCTACAATGTGGGATGTAATTGTGCGATTGAAGCAATACCAAGAGAAGACCAATTAAAGTTACTTAGCTCCAAAGTGACCCTATAGTATGACCGACAACATTATGCAAATCCAACTCCGTCCTCACCAAGAACGTGGCGTTGCTGCTATGCAAAAGCACGCCAAAGGTCAAATCATTGTTCCTACTGGTGGTGGAAAAACGCTGAAGATGATTTACGATGCTCTGCGCGAGTTGCAGTCTAAAACTCCTCAGACCATTGTTGTTGTTGCTCCTCGCATCTTGCTTGCAGAGCAGCTGTCTTCTGAGTTCCTAGAGTTTATCACCAATGCCGAAGTGATGCACGTTCACAGTGGCGAAACTCACCACTTCAGTTCCACTCGTCCTGGTGAAATTCGCAACTGGGTTGAGAGCAATGCCGACAATCATCGCCTGATTGTAACCACCTACAACTCCCTGTCGCGTCTTCAAGTGGCAGAGATTGATGTGGATACCATCTACTTTGATGAGGCACATAACTCAGTTCAGCGTCACTTTTTCCCTGCAACAGAGCACTTTGCTGCTAATGCACGTCGCTGCTATTTCTTCACTGCTACACCCAAGCACAGTCTAGCTGTAGGCAAAGCAGGTATGAATGATGCTGCAGTCTACGGTCAAGTAATCTGCAAAGTTCCTGCTCCTGAGTTGGTTGAAGGTGGTTACATTGTGCCTCCTAAAGTGGTTGTCAAGCAACTGGAGATGGTACAGGGCAAGCAGACCAACTTCGACCGCGACGCTGAGAATCTGCTGGAAACGATTGATGACAACAAGGTTGGCAAGATTCTGATTTGTGCTAAGGCAACCAAGCAAATCGTCTCTCTGGTGACTGAAACTGATTTCTGCTTCCAGTTGGAATGTCGCGGTTATTCTTGGATGTATATTACTGCCAAGACTGGTGCAGTTATTGACGGTCAGAAGGTCAACCGTGAGGTATTCTTTGACACCCTAAGTGCCTGGGGCAAGGATAACTCTAAGAAGTTTGTGGTTCTTCACCACAGCATCCTAGCTGAAGGTATCAACGTCAGCGGTTTGGAAGCAGTGCTTTTCCTCCGCAATATGGACTTCATTGGTATCTCTCAGACCATCGGACGTTGCATCCGTTTGCACCACGATGATGCCCAAGGTATGCGCGATGGACGTATCGAACCTGGCAACCTCAGTCAGTATAGCAAATCGTTCGGTCTTGTGTGTATCCCTGTCTACAGCAGGGTTGGTATCACTACCGCCAAAGCTGTGCAGTCGGTTGTTGATACCATCTTTCAGAAGGGAGAACCTGCCATCTCGGTGGTTCGCAGGTAAGTCTCACTGAGACCCCAGGCCACCACTGGGGTCAAAACCGGATTTTTCTGCAATTTTACGTCACAGACCCTATGGGTCATCCACCGCAACCAAATTCACGATTTTTCTCAAAGTGAACCCAAAGAACTGGAAAGCTTACTGCCAAACTACATTCAACTCATTGGCAGCAAATGTAGACAACTGGGGAGACCCTGATTTCTTCCGACCCATCACACGTTTGTTCTACATTGGCGTGTTCGATTGTGGGCAAGTGAATCATCTTGGTCTGATAAGTGAAGAAGCAAAAGATAATGCTAAGGAGCGCACACACGACCATTGTTTGTCACCACAATTTATCGGTCGGATGATTATGGATAACCCAGACAAATACCTGTCTGATTATGATGTATTTGAGAACCTGTTTTGGTTATCTTGCTCTACGATTACAGTGACCAAGGATGAGAATAGGAGACTAAGTATGCTGACAGAGAATGATGGCACAAACTACAAAGTTCACGTTCCAACTAATCTCAAGTATCAGCATCTTGGCATCAAACTATATCAGAAGAATGGTGCAAGATGGGATAATGCTGTAGAATATGATGACAACATTATTCCAGCACCTGTAGATTTGTTGGAATATGAGAAGAGGTTTCTAGTATGAAAGAAGGATTTATTGTTGGCAAAGGTAACTATGCAGCCGTGCCCTATGGTAATCAACTGATGATCATTCACAACGGAGAGCAACTCAAAGTGTGTAGGACCGAAGCATCAGCACGAAAATTTATTGACGACCACAAAAAGGGTAAATCACAGGCAAAGCTTCCTGTCGATTAAAGTTACTTAGCTCCAAAGCGGACCTATTGCATGATCACCCAATTTCAATGACTTTCCCACAACAACTCATTGATGCCGTTAATTATCTTTCTGGCATTGTAACAATCAGTGAGAATCACGAGGATGGTCGTGTGAATAGTATCACAGATGAAGATACTGTAATTGATCTCCTCATTGAAAAATATGGTGAAGAAAATGTACAAAAACCAGCAGCACGTTGCTGGTGGGATGTAAAATTATTTGGTTATCCTCTCAACATTAAGTCTTCCGACTTTGCTAAGGGTGCATCAGACAACTTTTCATCTAAAGCAGCAATTCTTTATGCTTTGACTGATCTTCCCGAGGATAAAGTGATTGTTTCCTCCTGGGGTAAGTTTCAGGATGCCCTGAAGAATCATGGCGGAAAAGAAAATGACCGCGATTATTATATCATTGCAGTTGATAAGGGGACTCGCGAAGTTTATTTGCAGAGTCTTAAATCTCTGAACAAGCTAACTCCTAACGGCAACAATCTTCCATTCCAAATCAAGTGGAAAGATAACATTCAACCTGTTCAACGTGACTATGGACAATCGTATGAGTTTCTGATAGAATGTTACAAGGAATCAGTACGCCGTAAGATTAACGCACACGATGGTTTTGAACAACTTTGATCTGCAATTTGGGGATTGTTTGGAGTTGATGCAATCAATTCCAGACGAATCTATTGATTTTATTTGTTGCGATCCTCCTTATGGAACTACTAGCATTAAGTGGGATTCTGTTCTCGATTTCAACGAGATGTGGGAACAGTATGGTAGAATCATTAAACCGAAAGGTATAATTTGTCTGTTTGGTTCTCAACCTTTCTCTGCACAACTTATCTGCTCAAAGATTAACTGGTTCAGGTACGAATTAGTATGGAACAAAAACAAATGTGGGTCGCCTGGACTTGCCAAATACAGACCAATGAAGACCCACGAGAATATAATGATCTTCTCCAAAGAATCAGGTGGAACTTACAACCCACAGATGGAAAAAGGAGAACCATACTCAAGAACAAGTAAAAATCCTGAGGGTTACGTTGGGAGAAAAAATGATCACGGTTATGGTATGAAACCTCGCAAATCATTCTCCAATGATGGTACTAGGTATCCAAAGTCAGTTCTCAACATTTCTAGAGATTTCAGTGCTCAGCAACAAGTTCATCCAACACAAAAACCTGTTCCTCTGATGGAATGGTTGATCAAGACTTATTCTAACGAAGGTGAAACTGTACTTGACAATTGTATGGGATCTGGATCAACTGGTGTAGCAGCTGTTAAACTTGGTCGCAAGTTTATTGGAATGGATAGTGATCCTGGATACTTTGAAATTGCTCAAGATAGAATCACTCAGATTCCCGTGGATGTTACCTCATTCTAGCAAACTTTTATCAAATTAAAGTTACTTAGCTCCAAAGCGGACCTGTAGTATGAAGACCAAACCGATGCAAAACAAGCACCTAGAGCACCCAGAAGATGAGATTTTGACTGGCAATCTGTCAGTGCTTGATTGGTTCTCTGAGGTAGAATCTACTATCAGTGTGAAGATGGATGGTGCCCCAGCTATTGTGTGGGGAACTAATCCTCAGAATGGTAAGTTCTTTGTCTGCACCAAAGCAGCATTTAACAAGAAAAAGATTCGCCTTTGCTATAACGAAGATGACATCTTCACCCATTTCGGTGGACAACCAAGGGTAACACAGATTCTCATTTTCTGCCTAGATTTCCTGCCTCGCACTCAACAAGTGATGCAAGGTGATTGGATTGGTTTTGGTGGTGGGTTGGATACATTTACTCCCAATACGATTACTTACAAGTTCCCTGCGCCAGTTCGCCAGGATATTGTTATCGCTCCACATACAATCTACAGCGGTTCCGATGACATTCGTGAGATGACTGCTGCTCCTCTGACTAGCAAACTCATCAGCACTAAGCATTGCTTGTTCGTGCAGCCTGAAGTCGAACTTAACCCTTTCCGTGAGGATTTGGAGGATGTGTGTAAGTTTGCCAAGCAAATGTCTACTCTGTGTGAGTTTGTGAGCGATAAGAAAGCATCACAAATCAAAAAAGAGATTAACGCTTGCATCCGTGAGGAAAAGGTCGTGGATGAAAATGAAATTGCAGAAAAATGTGATTGTGACAAGTATCTCATCTCTTTGTGGAAACTGGTGAAGTCTATCAAGGATGATTTGTTCCTTTTCATTCACGAACTGGATGAGATTGAGTGCTCTATTGGTGATGAGGTAAGTTTCCACGAAGGTTATGTCATTCGCAACAAGTTTGGTACTTACAAAGTCGTTGACCGTGAAACATTCTCTCACGCAAACTTTACCATCGCCAAGAATTGGGGGTGATTAAAGTTGCTTAGCTTCAAAGTGGACTTATAGTATGACAACCACTGAAATGACCGACACTATTAACGACCTTACAGTAACACGTTCCCTGCGCCTGCTGCGTGATGGTTTCAAAAGTGATTTTGCGACCTTTGCTTACAATGACGAAAGGATGACAGAACTTATAGCACAACTTGCAAGTGAGTTTGTAGAATCAAACATTCCTGTGATTGATGAAGACAACCAGATGGAACTTTCTATGATGCTGTTGGAATCCCTGGAGATTATTGTACGATGAAACTCTTTCAATACGATAAAAAAGTTTGGGAAGGTGGTGAAACTTCACGCACTTGGCAGTTTGGTATCTTCAAAAATCATTCATTTCTGTGGGTGAATTATGAGAACCCCAGTTGTCAAGTTTATCCTTCTGGTGGTCTTCATATCCTACTCTCATTTTTTACCAGTTCTTTATTTGGAGTAGATTTTCAGATTGGTAAATATGATTTGAGTTTTAACTTTTTTACTGAATACTTTGAGGGGTGGAATGAATGACTTACTCTAATCTCTCAAAGATTCGTCCTAAACTTCGTACTGAAGGTCGCATAACTGGAAATTGGGGAAAACCAAAGGTTTCTGCGGGTTCTACACTCAACGACATCGGTGGTGATGGTAACATAGGAGCAACACAAGACGAATACTTAAATCGTCTGTATTATGCTTTTGATAACACTACCGACCCCAAACTTCAACGCTTCATTTACTCTGAAATCCGTAAAATTCACATTCAAAGAGGTACTTGGTAATGGCAACTTGGCGAGCAGATGTATTCGTAAACTCCCGCGTCGGACGTATCACGACTGAGGTTCAAGCTTCGACATTCTCTGGTGCAAAAGAGCAAATCTATGCAAAGCACGGTGACGTTCAACAAATTGCTAATCTGAGAGAGGTTAGAAATAGTGGCAGTTCTTCAGGTTCTGATTTTGGTAGTATTGGTGGAACTGTAGGACTCATCGGATTGGTTGCAGCTGCATGGGCATTTGTATCATTCACTCCCTGGATTTTGATGGGTTTAGGTGGTGCTTTCGGAACTTGGGTTGGTGAGAAAGTAACAGGACAAAGCATCGAAGAATATAACGAACGTGATGATGATTTGGGACACTCAAAGGCAGCAATCGTTCTTGCACTTGCACTTATTCTAGGTGGACTTGGTTTCGTCAAAGGTGATGAAATCAAAAAAGGATTTGATGTCCCTGATGCACCTGCAGAAGTGAAAAGTACGCAGAATTAAAGTTACTTAGCTCCAAAGTGGACCTATAGTATGAACATCACTGAAATGCCCGAAGTCTACCACTATCACACCAACTGGAAAGAAGGTAAAGTGAATCAAATGTGGATTCAGCAAGTGAATGACAAGTTCGTTGCTATTGCATACAACCCCGAAAAGAATGTTTCGATGCCTATGTCGAAACCCCGCACTTCCTACGATGAAACTCTACAATGGGTTCGCAAATGGTGCGGCACTTTCTGTATCCTTCCTGCCTGATTGATGATGACTAACATAACCGAACTTGAGGATTTTTTGCGCGAAAAGTGTATGGAAAGTCCTGCACTTCTTGCTGTAGTGATTGGTGAATACATTAAGAGTTTGAATAAATCTCAAATCACTCAGCTTGAGGACTTCCTTATCGACAACTTCGGTGACAATTAAAGTTACTTAGCTCTAAAGTGGACCTATAGTATGACAAACACCAATCCCTACGTTCAAAACCTCATCGAAATGGGTTACGATGAGAAAGACTGCCAAATGGTTGCTGATGCTGGGCGTCAGAAAGTTACCTACCCTCGTACCATTCACGGTCGCACTTTTGCTACTGAAACTGAGTACAAAGAAGCACTCGCAGACTTCATCAACGGTCTGTGAATTAAAGTTACTTAGCTCCAAAGCGGACCTATAGTATGACTAACACTTTCACCGTCCGTTTCGAGTCTCCTTCACTCAACTCTCCCGAGTATATTGGACCTTTCTACTCTGAAGATGATGCACAAGATTATGCTGATGACCGCAACAGTTCGTTAGCATTATCGGGTATTCCTTCCTCTGTTGCTTGTTACTCTGTTGTTTGATTGATTATGACACAAACCACTCTCACTTTTGAGGAGATTGATGCTCTTCTGGTACTCATTGAACATCACACAAAAGAAAGTTGGCATGAAATGGTTGAGATTACTGGTTACGATGTAGGCATCTGCAGAGATCTTTATGACAAACTCACTGAAATGCAGGATGAAGTCTGATGAGAATTGCTTTTCTGATTGCAACTTTAGCACTGGGACTTCGCCTTGGTTTGAGTGCTCATGCTACAGTGAATGAGTATCAAGAACAGCAAGCAGATCGCTTCTGTCAGATAGATCCAAGCTACTGCAATTAAAGTTACTTAGGACTCACATTATGACTAACAATGCTTTCATTCTCAACGACACTGCAAAGAATGATGCTGCAGTGCAACTTGCAATGGCAAATTATGTCAAACAGTTGGAGCGTGAAGAAGCACGTAGGCAAGCAATTCTCTCTGGGAAGTATATTCCTTGCCCCGAAACTGTTTGGAACATCTCTGACCGCGATTGATGGCAAGGAGACTAACACTTAGGAATCCATCGAAAGTGAAAACGATTGCACTTGTCTTCATCGTTGCAATGATACTCTCACCAGGAGTTCGCAACACAACATCCAACACACTACACACATTAGCAGACATTATTTCGACCAATGATTGAGACTGAGTTCTTTCTTCTGAATGAGGAACAATTCAATGAGTATAGCACACTTGCAGATGAAGCTGGTGTGAATATTGACTATTACTTGTCAGAGTTTTGTGATGTGATTGGACCTGATGTTATCGTCAATTAAAGTTACTTAGCTCCAAAGCGGACCTATAGTATGAACATCACTGACCTCTTCGACTCCATCAAACTCAGCGAGCAGATTGCTCTCGAACACTATCAACAACTCAACGGTGTTGTTGATTATCGGTTGCCCGGAGTTTGTAACCACTACTTCGCAAAGTATGATTTGCAAGGTACACGAGATGGCGAAATCTGCCTGACCTGTAAAGTTGCCAAGACTGTAAAAGGTCAGTTGCGTTATACCTTCCAAATCAACGGTAAGCGTATCGCAGAAAAGCAAATTGCTGCTGAGTTTAATGCTCTCGGTGCTTTCACTCACTGACATCAAATGAACAATCAAACTAACATTGAAGCAACAGTATTTGCAGCAGTTGTAGGCATTATCATCATCGCACTTGCCTTTGCTATTTTACACTTTCGCAATCCACAAATCGAAGCAAAGTGTATTGCAAAAGGAGGACAAGTTCTTGTTACTCCAGGTCGCATCAGTTCTTGTCTTTATCCGAGCAGGTAATTAAAGTTACTTAGCTCCAAAGCGGACCTATAGTATCACCACACATAACCAAAACCAAATGCGAGTTATCGAACGCCAAATGAATAAAGCAATCAGCACTGAGACTGATTGGAAGAAAGACAACACACAAGTTGTCAACATCGAAGGTGTCAGCTTTGTCTATCTGTATAACAATCTGATTGCAATGGTAGGTGATACTTGGTTGGAATTGTTTGATGGTGGATATAAGTCTGCCACGACTAAATCGCGTCTCAATGCTATTCTTGCAGAGCACGGGAATAGCGAGTATGTCTATCAGAAAAACTTTGAATGGTTTGTGTCTACTAAGTATGGAGATGTTCCTTTCTACAATACCATCAAGTTGAACTGAATTAAAGTTACTTAGCTCCAAAGCGGACCTATAGTATGACTGACACTCAAATGACTACCAAGCAAAAGGAAACCTTCCGCGATCTCTTCACTGAAGACCAGTGGGATATGATCTACAACTTCGTCGGAAATGCACTCGATGATGATGATTTTGATGCAGAAGATGTGTATAGCATCCGCAACAAGATTCACGCACTGTTTAACTGAAACTCACTGAAATGACAATGACATTTACTGAAGCACTTATCGCATCTGGTTATTACTTCCAACCTGAATGTGGTGCATTTCATAAAGCAGATGCCAATGGAAATGAGCACTCTTATGTAGAGCAAGATGAGAACACTTGGTCCTATGAAAAGTATAACCAAGACGGTCAACTTGTGTCTTCTAAAGTATTCTCACTGGACTGAATTAAAGTTACTTAGCTCCAAAGTGGACCTATAGTATGAGCAACCAACTTCAGCAAATCTGCCTAGACAAAGCACAACAAATTGCCAATGAAATCAACGGTGATTTGTATTATGTCCCACAAGAAGACATCGACCAACTGTTATCTCAACTCACCGAAGATAATGTAGATGATGTTGCTGAAGAACTTGCCGAATTAGCACACTGGTTTAACTAAATGACCGAACAACAAAAGGATACAATGCTCGCAAACATCCTAGAGCAAGTCCAATCTCAAATCGAACATTTAGTCGATCAAGATTTAATCGAAGAGTCTTATGCTCTGTATAAAGAATGGGAAGAACATTTCGATCCTAATGTTAAACAACTAGAAATCATTACTGTTATCGATCTCACTACTATTCAATGAAACCTTTTCTAAACATCACGTTTGCTGTTGAACTTCTAGTCCTCACTTGTCTTGCTACAGTAGCAGTCAATGCACAATCAAACAATAACGAAAACGTCAACAAGTTCTGTGCCTATGTTGTAGGAATACCATATGCATCAGATAACTTTACTGATGAAGAATGGGAGAGGTTCAAGTATTGTAGAGACACACTCAATCAGTAACACATAGTGAGGAAGGAGTTTGCCTCATCTACAAAAGAAAGTGACTCTGTAAAGTGATAGATAATTCCTATTCATTTGGTGGCGCTTGCGCTCCCCCTTCGGGAGTTGGATTATAGAGAGAGGGAGTGGTTACCCTCTCTTTTTTATTGCCAAAAAACGTTATTTTAATGCTTAAATGTTATGAAATCAATAAAAAAGCCTTTTTTAATTATAGCTAAGCGGTTTATTTGTTCTCAATAAGATGTTAGTTATTGAGAATCAATAAGGGTTCTAATTGAGAATTAGTGACCTTTTATACCCTATTAAACCCTTCTAGACCTGACACTTATACCCTTTTAAATGTGCTGAGACCTTGTGATCTTTGCCTGCAAGCTATCACACACGCGCACAAATGTCAAGCACCCCCGCGTTATCAAATCCCCACACATACCTCATAAAATCTCCACGCCCCGAATAAATACCCCCAAGGACTTGACAACAATTCCCAGGCATCTTACAATACCTACAGTAACACTCAAGGAGCACACTTATGTCGGTTGCGTATCAGAAAGCTCAGAAGCAGCGTTATAGAGTCACCCTAGAACTTGAGGTCTTCGAAGACTTCGACCCGCACCAACTTGACTGGGAGAAAGTATTTAAGTTGGAACCAGCTGAGAAGGTAGAAGCATACGTAGAAGACCTAAGTAGACCTGATAGGTGGTAACTTATAAAACCTCATATACACTCCTTGAAAGACTCCTAGTGGGGTCTTTTTTAATGCCTTGACATACCTTACTGTTTCTGATACAATTACCTTTGTGGAGGTTAATAAGGGAACTATGAGTAAGCTTAAGCCACCAGTCTTATTATACACCAGAGAACACCGTTAGGTAATCACGAACGTAGTGAGTGATTGAGTAGAGAACTGTAAGGACCTAAGTGATACGTAGAGATGCACCAAATAAAGTTGCTTAGCTGCAAAGTGGACTTATAGTATGAGGGGCACACAACTCACCCCGAAAGATTCACTAACTAACCACCAATGACTGTTACTTACCAACGCAATCTCCTCTCCACTGAGTATAATGGTTGGGAGAATTATGAGACCTGGAATGTTGCTCTGTGGATCAACAATGATGAGGGTTTGTATCACCTTGCTGCTGAGTGTGGTGATTATGAGTCATTCATCACCACACTGTTTCTGATGGGTTATCCCGAACATAACCCCGATGGCGTATCTTGGGGATCCCCTAAAGTTAACAGGATTCAGATTAACTCAGACGTGTTCGATTTCTAGTCTTAAGTATCACTCACTCCATGTTCGTTTCTAACACTCAAATGACACAATCACGCACCGTCACCTTCACTAACGTACAAGACAATGTGGAGCGTACTGTAGAGTTTCCCACTATCAATCAAGCAATGCAATTTGTCAACACTTTGCATATCGCTGGAGTGCAAGCAGTAGTTAATCTTCTCCCTGAAGATATCGCTGCCTGATATAACTTACTCCTGTCACAAGAGTATAAACTAGGCACCTCACAGTTACTAACACACAACAACACAAAATGTCTAAGCAAGTTCTCCTTTCCCTTCTGGCTCAAGGTAACACTGGCACTGAGATTCTTTCGATTCTTGATGCACTCGTTGCAGACCAAGCTTCGGAGGGTTATGATAACGAACCCACTGCAGATATGATCGAGTTCTGATACTAACTGTGCGTGCTCTGGTTGACACTGGGGCACGCATATGTTATGATGTATTCGTGTCAGTATTCGGCAGTTATATTGGCGCGTTGTTTATATCGCCGCGCGGCGTTGCGTTATAAAAATGCCTAACTACCCTAACCTACAGAGGTGACAAATCGACCTCGAAGTATCACATTCATAAAAATTTTCCGGAAGTATGAGAGCACTTAAAAACCGCCGCACAACGCCCTACTGGAATTTCTGGAGAGTGATACTCGCAGGTTGGATAATCAGATATCCAAAGAGTATGGGAAGAATTGTATTCATCCCCCTCGGATTTTTGATTGTGATGATATATAATGCGTTAGTAAATTAAAGTTTACTAAAAAAATTCCCGGGTATATTTTTTATATGGAAAAGGTTTATCACATATACGCAAAGGATAAGTGTTTATTTCACTCTATCAAAGAAGAAGATTTTCATACAACATGGAATACTCTCAATAATATGGTAGGCTTAATGAAGACTGACTATAATGTTGATGATTTGACATATGAAGAGTTATATGTGAATAAAGATACTATTTTGAATTCTTCACATTAACTCTAAGGGGGGCATTGACAAAGGCATATATAGACTGATAAAATTTGAACTGAAGGTTTAATTTTCTTATGGCAAAAGGATTTACAGTAAAAGCAAATGCACCTGCACCCAAAGAACAAGAATGGGATATTGCAGCAATTAAAGAACGTATGCGAGGGAAGAGTATTGTATTCTGTCTTCCTGGACGTGGATGTTCTTTTACTTTTCTGAAGAATTTCGTACAACTATGTTTTGACATGGTTCAGAATGGAATGAGTATTCAGATTTCACAAGATTATTCTTCTATGGTAAACTTTGCACGTTGTAAAGTTTTGGGTGCAAATGTACTTCGTGGTCCGAAGCAAATTCCTTGGGATGGTAGATTGGAGTATGATTATCAACTTTGGATTGACTCGGATATTGTCTTTGACACGAACAAGTTCTGGCAGCTCTGTGATCTTGCTCTGAACGAAGAAGGTGAAGAGAAGGAAATTGTTGCTGGTTGGTATGCAACAGAAGATGGTCACACAACCTCTGTCGCACACTGGTTAGAAGAAGATGATTTCCGCAAGAATGGTGGAGTCATGAATCATGAAACCGTAGAGTCTATTTCAAAGCGTAGAAAGCCTTTCACAGTTGATTACACTGGATTTGGTTGGGTATTGATTAAGAAGGGAGTCTTTGAGAATCTCGAATATCCTTGGTTTGCTCCTAAGATGCAAGTCTTTGAATCTGGCAATGTTCAGGATATGTGTGGTGAGGATGTTTCATTCTGTCTTGATGCTAAAGAGGAAGGTTTTGAAATCTGGTGCGATCCTCGTATTAGAGTGGGGCATGAAAAAACTCGCGTAATCTAATGGAAAAGAGATACAATCTTTTGTATAACGGTAGAAAACTTTATACTGACCTCAGTGCAGAAGAATGTACTGAGGTTCTTCAAGAACTTTCAGAAGATTATTTTTCTGAAATTGATATTGATCCTAATTTAATCGAACTGGAGGAAATCTAATGGCACTTAATAAAACTATTTTTGAACCCGGAGCACCAAAGAAGACTCGCCAAGGCCGTTCTCCTCGCACATTACTTAGTGCAACCTCTCGCAATGGTAAGAAGAAAAAGTATCGCGGCCAAGGTAAATAGATAACAGATGTAAGTTTACATATGTACCACTTAGATTGTTTGGATGAGTGGAATTCAATTCATTCAGATGATTTGTGGGTATATAGTAAGTTAATTCTAAATCATCGTCTAGGGCATCTCTGTGGACCTACAGGGGTGCCTGTTCCATATCCAGGGTATTATATCGTCCGACCAAGTATTAATTTACTTGGTATGGGACGATTTTCTCGTATAGAATGGATTGATGAAGACACAGAATACTTTCATCCTTCTGAGTTTTGGTGTGAAATATTCAAAGGAGATCATCTAAGTGTTGATTATCAAAATAGAGAGACGAAATTGGTTGTATTGGGTGAAAAAGATGATGAAGATCCTTTCTATAGATGGAAAAAATGGACTAAAATTGACTGTAAGGTAGATTTTCCTCTTATATTAAATAGTCTAAAGGGTGATTATGAGTGGATTAACTGCGAATTTATTGGAAATCACCTTATAGAAGTGCATTTTAGAAGAAATCCGGACTTTAGATATGGAAATTCAGTAGCAATACCTGTCTGGAATGATGAAAAAGTAGAAAATATTAAAAATTTGGAGTTTATTGAGGATAAAGATTACTTAAGAAGAGGTTTTTATATTGATTAACGGGATAGCAACCCCGTAAAAAGTTCTGATTTAACAAATCAGGAGGGCAAAATGGACCAAAAAATGCTTCGAGAGATCAATAATGACGATTTGACTCCCAAAAAACATGATTTTCACACTCAAAACGAAATCCATGAGAAAATTCGCAATGATGAGGATTATGATGACTGGGAATATGGCACTGAACCCCTTTATGAATCAAAAAAACCGTAATAAATAACAATATATTATAGTCTTACCAGTCTAAAAATGCCTATTGAAAGGATAAGCAAAGAATTTAAAGATATTAGTTTATCCTTTCAGGTGAATCCCCTGAATTTTGACTTGATTGCGATAAAAAATGAAACTGCAATTGCAAGATCAGTAAGAAATCTTGTATTAACTCAACCTGGAGAAAGATTTTTTAATCCAATTTTGGGTTCTAAAGTGAATAGATCTCTTTTTGAGAATATTGATGAGATAAGTGCTTCTATTATTAAAGATGAGATTGAGAATACGATAAGAAATTATGAGCCAAGAGTGAGTTTGATTGATGTAACAGTTACACCAAAATTTGATGATTATGAGTTTGACGTTAGAGTAAGGTATAACATAATTGGCGCAGATTTATTGCCTCAGCAGTTATCATTTGCATTACAACCGACACGATAAATGACACTAGTAAATTTTACAAATCTAGATTTTAATCAGATAAAAACTTCAATTAGGGATTATCTGAGATCAAACTCAAATTTTACTGATTATGATTTTGAGGGGTCAAACCTTTCGACAATCATTGATGTTCTTGCATACAATACATACATCTCTTCATATAATGCTAACATGGTTAGCAATGAGGTATTCATTGACAGTGCAACATTGAGAGAAAATGTTGTTTCTATCGCAAGAAGTATTGGATACACACCTAAATCTAGAATTGCATCGAAAGCTAATATTTCTTTTTTCGTAGATACTTCTCTAACGCCACTTCCAAGAAAACCACTTACTCTGACGCTTAAAAAAGGTATTATTGCGACTTCTTCAGGTTCTTTTGGAAATCAAAATTTTGTTTATTCTATTCCCGATGATATAACAGTTCCCGTTGTAAACGGAATTGCAGAATTTAATAATATTGTAATATATGAAGGCACATATATTACAAATAAATTTACAGTAGATTCCCTAAATCCAAATCAGAAGTATATTCTGGATAATGCAAATATCGATAGTTCTTTAATTAGAGTTGAAGTTAGAGATGGCCAACTTGGAATAAGAAAAAAATATATTCAGGCAAATAATATTTTAGATATAGATTCTGAATCTAGAATATTTTTTATTCAAGAAATAGAAGATCAAAGATATGAATTAATATTTGGTGATGGTGTATTTGGTAAAAGATTGATTAACGAAAATATTGTCGAAGCTTCTTATATTGTTACTAGTGGGGAAAGCGCAAATGGCGTATCTTCATTCTTGTTTAATGGGACTATAGTTGATAATACCAATCTAGATGTTTCGGGAGGAATTTCACTCCTAACAACAAATATTGCTTCAGGTGGAGGAAAAGAAATTGAATCGGTAGATTCTATCAAAAAATATGCAACAAGAATATATGCAGCTCAGAATAGAGCAGTTACTGCAAACGATTATGAAGCGATAATACCAATAATATATCCAGAGGCAGAATCAGTTTCTGCATTTGGTGGAGAAGATTTAGATCCCCCTCAATTTGGAAAAGTTTTTATTAGTATCAAGCCAGAAGGTGGATTTTTTATATCAAACGGAGTTAAGGATAATATTAAAAGAGAATTGAAGAAATATGCAGTTGGTGGAATATTGCCCGAAATAATAGATCTAAAATATCTCTCGATTGAAATTCAAAGTAAAATTTATTATGATAACAATCTTGCACCTTCTTCAAGTTTTGTTTCGGATACTGTTTATAAAAATATACAAAAATATGCAAATTCTTCAGAACTGAACAAATATGGTGCAAGATTTAAGTATAGTAAGTTTTTAAAAATAATCGATGACAGTGACGAATCAATAACTTCAAACATAACTACGGTTCAAATCAGACGTAATTTAAAACCATTGTTAAATAGTTTAGCGACATATGAAATATGCTTTGGTAACAAATTTTACATAAAAAATTCTGGTGGTTTTAATATAAAATCTTCTGGATTTTTTATTGGGGGTATTCAAGATCCTGTTTACTTTACAGATTTCCCCAATCAAGGTGAAAAGACAGGAATTATAAGTATCTTCAGAAAAGATTCACTTGATGGTTTTAAAATTATTATTGAAAATGCGGGAACAATTGATTATGAAAAGGGCGAAATAAATATAGATTCTATTGAAATTTTAAATACATCTAAAGAAGACGGTGAACCAATTATTGAAATTTCAGCCATTCCAGATTCTAATGATATTATTGGATTGCAAGATCTTTATTTAAATCTGAGTATAAATGATGTAAAACTTGAAGTAATACAAGATAAAATATCTTCTGGAGAAGATAGATCTGGTTCAACCTACATAAAAACAACAAGTTACAGTAATGGTTCTATCATAAGAGAATAATATGTCAAATACGAGAGTTAAAATTGCTTCAATTGTACAAAGTCAACTTCCCGATTTTGTTAGAGAGGAATATCCACTTGTAAGTGAATTTTTAAAAGAATATTACAATTCTCTTGAAGTATCGGGAGGAACCTTGGATGTTCTTCAGAATATTGACAGATATGTTAAAATTGACGAATTAACAAAATCTCTTTCTGGTAGAATAATTACTGTAAGAATACAGGATCCGCAATCATTCTTTACTATAAGTGGTGGATTTTCGGTTAATGAATTGATCGTATTTAAAAACGGAACCAGACTACTTTTAAATACTGACTACTTTGTATTTTCAAGTACTGAACTGTCATTAGTAGAAGAATGTATTAATGGAGATATTTTGGAGTTTTATATCCAAACTCCATCCACAACATTTTTGAAAAGTGAAGTTGGTTTTACTGATGATGTGATAAATGTTGAATCAACTTACGGGTTCCCAGAATCGAATGGAATAATAAAAATTGATTCTGAAATTATTTTATATAAAAGCAAAACGGAAACTTCTTTTGTAGATTGTAAAAGAGGTTTTAGTGGAATAACATCATATAGGACAGAAAATACGACAGATCAATTAACTTTTTCAACTTCTCAAGTAGAGAATCATGAAAATAATTCTTCTGTAGAAAATTTAAGCCTTTTGCTGCTAAAGGAATTTTTATTAAAAATTAAAAAACAACTAACTCCGGGATTTGAAAACAAAACTTTTGTTGATGGAGTAAATCAAAGTACTTTTATAAAGCAAGTAAAGGATTTTTATAGTTCAAAAGGAACTGAAGATTCCTATCAGGTTATATTTAAAGCACTTTTTGGTGAAAATATTGAAATTTTAAGACCAAGAGATTATTTGTTTAAACCTTCTGATGCAAACTATAGAATAACAAGAGATTTGGTAGTAGAATCTGTATCAGGGGATCCAATGTCTCTCCTTAACAGAACTCTATATCAAGATGAATCTGGATCAGAAGAATCTCAGTTTTTCTCTAAAGCATATGGGACTATTACAAGAGTAGAAAAAATACAAAGATTAAATAAAAATTATTATGTACTGAGTTTGGATGCAGACTATTCTAAAGATCTGACAGTTGATGGAACTGTTTACGGAAATTTTAAGATACATCCAAGTACAAAATTAACTACAAATGCTGACTTAAATTCTGCAGTCTTGACTGTAGATTCTACAATCGGATTTCCAAAAACTGGTGAATTGACGTATTCTGTTAATGGTCAAGAATACATCAATTCATATATAATAGAAAATATTACACAATTTTCTTTATTTGGTACAACTGATGTAGAAATACCAAAAGGAACTGATATAAAAATAAACAATTTTGCTTACTCTGAATTTGGTGGGAATATTGTAAAAGTAAGAATCACCGGAGTTATCTCCGATGTTTCTTTTGATAAAAATAACTATTTGATGTCAAAGGGAGAGACTTTTAAAGTCAATACACTAGGATATCCTGCAAAAGGTGTTCTTGCTAACAATTGGATATTCAATATTGCCAATAAGTTTAAAGTAAAACAAATTATAGGACCAAAATCCTCTAACGCATCTTTAAATTTATTTTCATATGAAGTTATAACCATAGATAAAAATAATTTTTATATTGGTGATATTGTTAAACTAATTTCATCTGATGGAAATATTAATGATTATACCATAAGGGGAATTAACAATGAAAATTCTGTAAGTATAGAAGGTCCTTCAATAGGAAATTTAAATTTAAAATTTTTGATAGAGAGGAGCATAGTAAAACCAAAATTTACTAACTTTGATTACATAAATCAATACTCTGCTAATGTCCAAAATGTTTATATACCAAATTCCAATGAGAATGCAGGAATTTTTGTCGCTTCAAATTCACTGCCAAATTATTTAAATGAAAATATTGATATAAAAAACCCCGATATTGTTTTTTCCGGCACTTTCGGTGGAGAAATTTTAGACCTTAGCTCAGGAAATCCAAATAATTATCATGGACTTTATACTGGAGACTCCGTAATTTACAAAGATACAAATACTTCTGACCTACGAAATAATCTGGGAATTCTGAGTAAAGTATATTATGTTGAAAAAGTCGATAATACGAGAATAAAACTTGCCAATAGCAAATTAGATCTTTTCAAAAAAAGATATGTTTCTATCGAAAATAATGTATCAGTAACTAATAATATATTCTCAAAAAATAAAATAAAATTTTCTACCTTTTCTTCGCAAAATTTTATAAAAAATATATCAAAACCCGTAAATGGGAAAAAATTTGAAACTCCTGTTGGTCCTGTTGGAATATTTGTTAATGGTGTTGAAGCTTTTAGTTATAAATCAGAAGATAAAGTTTATTATGGTGGAATTGATAAAATCAATGTAATAGATGGTGGAGATGACTATGATGTAATCAATCCTCCAAATATTGAAATATTGGATGAAAACGGTTCAAATGCAACTGCATATGTTCAAGTTACTGGTGAATTAAATTCTATTGATATTATTGATCCTGGATTTGATTATATTTCAGATCCAATAGTAACCATCTCTGGAGGAAATGGTTCTGGAGCGGTTGCAAAAGTAAATCTAACTAGTTTCAGGCATAAAGTTTCATTTAATTCTATTGAGTCTTCACTATTCGTCAATTTATCTACAAATACAATAGGATTTTCCACTTATCACAAATTTAGAGATAATGAACAAGTGATATATTTGCCAAATGGACAAACTCCTGTTGGTGGATTGACATCCAAAGCACAATATTATGTAAACGTTCAGGATTCTTTTAATATTAGATTGCATAAAACTTTAAATGATTCTGTTTCCGGAATTAACACGATAAATTTAACTTCATATGGAGTAGGTGTTCATGAATTTGAAGCAACTTCTATTAAGAGAAAAATTTCTAGTTTTTCTATAATTGATAGAGGTTCTAACTATTCGAATAAAAAGACTTCATGTTTTTCTTCCGGAGTAAGCACTACTTCTAATATAATAAACATTCCAGAACACGGGTATAAAACTGGTGAAATATTGAAATATACTTCAACCAGTCTACCGATAGGTGGACTGGAGAATGGTAAGTCTTATTATGCAATAAAAGTAAATGATAATCAATTTAGGTTATCTGAGGTTGGAATTGGATCAACATCTAAAGATTTTTATTTTAGAACAAATCAAACTGTAAATTTGACATCAATAGGATCTTCAGAACACATTTTTAATTATGAAGATATTGTGGTATCTGTTGATGGAATTGTGGGAGTTTCCACGAGGACTGGTCAAGATTTTAATGCAGTAATTCAACCAATTTTTAGGGGTTCAATCAGTAAAGTATTTGTTAACAATTCTGGTGTTGGGTATGGTTCATCCGAAATTATAAATTATGAAAGACAACCTAATGTTGTATTGGGAATTGGAACGGGGGCTCAACTTTCTCCGATAGTTAATAATGGAAGAATAACTCAAGTTTTAGTTTTGAATGGTGGAAGTAATTATAATTCACCGCCAGATATTAGTATTTTTGGAAATAGTACAACAGCAAGTTTGGTTCCGGTAATTAGTAATGGTAGAATAGTTGATGTTAAAGTTCAAAATTCTGGAGTTGGATTTAGTACAATTGGAACATCGCTTGAAGTTTTTACTCCCGGAAATGGGTTTAAATATGATTGTAAGATAAAATCTTGGACTATTAATAAAGTTGAGAAAAATTTAAATTCCAATAAAATATTAGAAGATGATGGAGTCCTCGATAGATATCAAGGAACACAAAAAGGACTGCAATATTGTCATTTTTATGCACCAAGAAAATTAAGGAGAAGCGTTTTTGGTACAGATTTTGTAAATGGTAAGAAAGTTTTAATACAAGATTTAAATATTGTTAGAAATGTTGAGGTAAGGTCAAAAGCCCATTCTCCAATAATAGGTTGGGCTTATGATGGAAATCCGATATATGGACCATACGGATTCTCGTCTCCTTCGGGTGGCGTTGTTAGAGAGATGAAACCTGGATATATACAAAAAATTTCTGAAGATAGACCAGATCCAATATCGGAGTCTGCTGGAAGAATTTACCCTCCTGGATTTTTTGTAGAAGATTATCAATTTAATAATTCGAGTGATAGTGATCTGGATGAACATAATGGAAGATTTTGTATAACACCCGAATTTCCAGAAGGAACTTATGCCTATTTTGCAACAATTAGTGATGGTTCCACAGAAACTTCTGGAATATTTAAAAATTATAAAAAACCAGTATTCCCATATCTTGTGGGTAATACTTTTAATTCTATCCCAAATACACAAAATTATCAAATAAATTTTACATCACAACAAAATTCATCTATATTCTCCGAGTTTAGTCTACTTAGAAATACTTCTCCATATAACCTTTCTAGTGAAAATTCACAATACGATTTTGTATTTAATCCTTTAAAAATAAAGGAACCTTTGATTAAAATAGAATCAACTTTATTATCCGGAATTGATGATGTTGAAATAACTTCTGGTGGAACCGGTTATAAAGTTGGCGATAAAGCAATATTTGATAATACAAATACAAGTGGTTCAGATGCTTATGCCAGAGTTTCTTTCTTAGAAGGAAAAGAAGTAACTTCTATAAGTTGTGCATCTACAACTTATAATGATGTGGAATTTTATCCAATAAATTCTGGATCTTTTGTAGCTTTCAGTACAATACCACATAATTTCCTCAATAATGATATTGTATCGATTGGTGGATTAAGTACAAGTACTCAATTTCTTAATGCAGTATTGCAAATAGGTGTTCGCTCAGATACTCTCACTCTATCTAAAAATGTTGATGCTCCGTCTGCAACTGGCATTGTTACATATTTTGATGTAAATGGTTCTCTAGATTTTCCCAAAATTAGAGAAAATGATATTTATGAATTGGATACAGAAAAAATTAAAATCTTATCAGTTGATAAATTATCATCTAGAATTAAAGTACTAAGAGAGTTTGATTCTTCCGTAGGTACTTCACATACAATATCTACTGTTTTATTTGAAAAAACAAGAAAATTTACATTTAGCATAGAAAAAGATCCGAAGATAAATTTTAACCTTAATAAAGAAATATATTTTAATCCAAAGGAATCGGTTTCTTTGGGAACTGGATCGACTTTATCTTTTTCAAATCCTGGAGCGGGAATAACAATTATTTCTACACCAGCTAAAACAATTTATCTACCAAATCATAAGTTAGAAACTGGAAATGAATTAATTTATTCAACCAATGGAGGATCTCCAATATTTGTTTCTGATGATAATATAACTAGTTTCCAATTATTAGATAATCAAATTGTTTATGCAGCGAAAGTCTCAGAAGATTTAATTGGCATCTCAACTAATCTAGTTGGACTCGGTTCAACAGGATCTTTTGTTGGTATTGATAGTAGCATTACAACTTCCATCTTATTCTTTACTAATGTTGGATCTGGTGATAATCATAGTTTTAAAACAAATTATTCAAACAGTTTAACAGGAGAAGTTACTAAAAATGTTGTTACTGTATCAACAGCAGAAACTCATGGACTAAAAGTGAATGACATAGTTTTCTTTGAAGCCCTTCCTGGCATTACTACTACTGTAGTGGTAAAATATAATGATAAGAATAGTAGATTACTAATTAATCCAAAATCTTTTACCTCTTCTGATGTTGATATTACAAATAATATCATCTTTATAAAAAATCACGGTTATTCTACCGGAGAAAAAGTAGTATATACTGCAGAAAGTTCTCCAATTGGTGGGGTATCAAATAATGAAATATATTATATTGTCAGATTTAGTAAAGATAAAATTAAACTGTCTTCAAGTTATTACAATTCAATTAAGAATATTCCGGAAGTAATTGATTTTACTAGTGCTTCTGATGGAACTTTGTCTTTAGTAAATCCAAGAATTTTTGCAGTTTCCAATCAATTTATAAAGTTTGATCTTTCAGATGAATCTCTTTCTTATAGTATAGAATCGGTCCCATATCCAGCTTTTGAATTTGTATTATATAAAGATTCTAATTTTACTGAAGAGTTTATCAAGGTAGAAGATTCTGAAATTTCCAGATTAAATGTTACTAAAGTTGGAAGGATAGGAGTTGATGAAAATGCATCTGTTACTCTAAGAACAGAAAATTTAGATTTTGATTTGTATTATAGACTAGTTCCAGTTGATTTGGAAAATAACTCTTTTCTTAAAAAGAATATCATAGTAGATGATCAGAATATTATAGAAAATAATAAAATACTTTTGGGAAAAAGCGGTTATTTTGGATTCCACTTATTATCTTCAGTCCAAGATAGTTCGTTTAACTTTAACATATTCAGTTTTCCTGAAATTGATTCATATTCTAAGTTTGACGGAAATTTTGTTTATTCTACCAATTCCAAAAATGCAGTTGGTGGAATAAAAGAATTAGAAATAACATCTAGAGGTAGATATTATGATACTTCTCCGGGTATAAGTTCAGTATTTTCTGAAAATGGAAAAAATGCTATTTTGGATCCCATTTCCTCAAGTATTGGTAAAATTACAAATTTTGAGATTGAAGATATTGGATTTAATTATCCTGCCGACCAAACTTTATACCCATCAGCTAAATTACCCCAGATAATAAAGGTAAATCCTCTCTCAAGATTTAAAAATATTGGAGTATCTTCTGTAGGTATTGATTATAGTATATCTCCAGACCTCATAGTGATAGATTCAACAACAAATAACGTTGTCAATGACGTTGAATTAAATTATGATGTAGAAACAAATACTGTAAAAATTATAAGAAATACTGAGGGAATTTTTAATTCAAAACCAACAATATTGCCAGTAAATAACTCAAATGGAGTTCCAATTAAAGAAATAACTTTTGATGAAATTTCTAAAAATGTTACTATTGAACTTGATAAATCTTATAGTTTTGGCCAGGTTTTCCCATTCAACGTTGGTGATAAAGTATTAGTTGAGAATGTAAATATTGATATTGATTCTGGAAAAGGTTTCAATTCAAAAGAATATGGATATAAGTTATTTACCTTAACTTCAGTTAATCCACTATTTGGAGGAACTGGAGCAAATATTGTTTATAATCTCAGTCAAGATTTGTTAGACTCGGAAGTTCCTGGAAGTTTTGATTCTAATAATTCTGCAGGAATTGTTACTCCGGAAAAATATTTTCCAATATTTGATCCGGTTTTGGAAAAGTTTAGTTTCTTAAGAGGAGAAGTTGCGAAAACTCAATCTCAAAGAGGTATAGTCTTAAATTGGAATAAAAATGTAGAACTATTGAAATTATCTACTTCTGATGACTTTGAATTGAATTCAATTATAGTTGGCGAATCTTCTAATGCGAAGGGAATTATTACTCGTATAGATTCAAACTTTGATGCAGTTTATAATATTGAATCATCAGCAATAGTTAAAAAAGGATGGGAACTAGAAACCGGATTTTTAAATAATCAATTCCAGGTCATAGCTGATAATGATTACTATCAAAATTTCTCATATTCAATAAAATCTAAAGTAGATTATGATACTTGGAACGACTCTATAGGAAATTTAAATCATACATCTGGATTTAAAAAGTTTGGAGATTTGGTAGTAGAATCTATCGATTCAATTTCAAGCGGAATATCTACAGACCAAAATGAAGGTGATTTTTCTGGCTTAGTAGAGTTTGTAAGGGAAATTGATTTAAATTGTGTAAACGATTTTGATCTTGTAAGGGAAAGAACTTTAAATATTAATTCGCAATTATTTTCTAAAGAATTTGTATTTAATTCCCGTTCTTTACAAGATGAATTTATATCAATTGGAAATAGAGTTCTTTCTATAGATGATATTGGCAATAGATTCTCCAGCGAACAGTCATCTCAAATTTTTTCAATTGTAGATACATTTAGATTAACTGATTTTAGATCGAAAAAATATATAACTTATGTTAAAGATAAAAACTCTACGGAGCTGAGAGAGTCGTCATTAGTTACACTAATACATGACAACAATGAAGTATTTCTGAATGAATACTCGGGTCTTAATACCGGAACTGATTTAGGATCATTTGAATTTTCTATCTTTAGTGTTGAGGGAACATTAAGATATTTTCCAAATAATTTTACATCAGATGATTATACTATTAATGTTATATCATATGGAATAAAAGATGACAATACTGGTATCGGAAGTACATCGATAGGAAATTTGGTAGATTTAAGATCTTCGACTACAATAATTCCTTCAGGAACTTCTTCTCAAACAAATATTGTTGGTATTGGCTCAACATATTCTACTTCAAAAGTTTTAGTTCAGTTTACATCTTCCGACGAAACTTATTATCAGTTTGAAGAAATAACTTTATTAAGTGATGGTAATAACGTCAGTATTTTGGAATACGGACAACTTTCAAATGCAACAAGAGTTGGATATTCTACGGGTGGAATAGGAACATATAGTGCTTATATATCCGGATCAACGATAAATCTAGATTTTACTCCAAATGTAAGTTTGGCAACAACGTATATTGTCAATACTTTAAGAGTTTCTATTGCAAGCACTAATGTTGGAATTACCACTTCTTCATTGGAGTTTAATACTTGCGAAATAAGTTCGAATTTTGTAGCAATATCATCCTCACCTTCGCCAACACAAATAGGAATATCAACTTTCTCTACAGATTATGAAAGTTCATATTATATTGTGTCTGTTGAGGATGTTACAAATGGAGATTATCAAGCATCAGAAATTCTAGTTATTAATGATGGATCAAACGCATATATCTCTGAGTTTGGTGGAATAGGAACTTCTTCTGGTTTGGGAACTTTTGGTGCAAATTATGATGTAATTTCTGGAACTACATTAAACTTTACTCCAATTGCTGATGCTTCTATAAATGTAAAAATTTATAGAAATGCATTAAGAGTAGTTGATACTGGTAATGATTTTACATCCTTAAACCTAACAAATGCAAATATTGAATCTGATTTTTCAGAATTTGATGGTGTTTCAAATTCTATTAGAAAATCATTTGACCTACTTCACAGAGGAGTACCAATCTTCCAAAGATCATTCCAATCTTCAGACCCAAACATCGTCAATATTGAAAATAATAGAATTAAAATTACAAATAATTTTTATGTAGGGGGTGAAGAACTTAAATATGATTTTGGTCAAGGGGATCCTGTTGGAATAGAAACAACAACGATAGCTGGCATTGGTTTAACGGATAAATTACCATCGACGGTTTATGTTATAAAATTAAATGATGTGAGCATCAGACTTGCATCATCTCCAGAAAATAGTCTCAAACCAGTTCCAGAACCGTTAATTATTAATTCTGTTGGTGTTGGAATACATACATTTACTTCAACAAGACAAAATGCAAGATGTCTAATAACAATAGATAACCATATTCAATCACCAATAGTTTCGACTGCAGTAACCACAACTTTAGCATCAGGTTCCTCATCCAGTGAAGAGCAAATAACAATATCTGACATAACTTCCATTTTTAGTGGAGATTTGTTGAAGATAAATGATGAAATTATTAGAGTAAACTCTGTTGGAGTTGGATCTACAAATTCTCTATTAGTTGATCGTGGTTTTGTTGGAACAAATGCGGAAAGTCATTCTATAGGAAGTACAGTTACAAAAGTACTAGGAAACTATAATATAGTAAACAACACAATTAATTTTGCAGATGCTCCATACGGAAACACTCCAACAAGTGACGAAACAAATAGACCTGACCAAAGAGATTATATTGGCATTACAACAAGGTCCACTTTTGGTGGAAGAGTATTTTTGAGATCTGGTATTAATACAACCTCAGGTGTATTTGTAGACACATATTCTACTAACTACGTTTTAGATAGTTTATCCGATCAATTTGATGGAGTTACCAAAGAATTTGTTCTAAAGTCTTCTGGACAAGATGTTACGGGTATTTCTACTAGCAACGCAATTGTTTTAATTAATAATGTATTCCAAGAGCCAAAAAGAACAGGTTCTGTAAGTATTGTAGGAAATTATGAAATATCGGAAAATGCAGGTATTAGTACGATAGAATTCATTGGTGGAATATCATCTGCATCTTATGATATTAATAATTCAAGTATTCCTAGAGGTGGTGTTATAGTTTCTGTAGCGTCAACAACAGGATTTGGATATCAACCATTAATTTCTGCTGGTGGAACTTCTATAGTTTCTAGTGCAGGAACGATTTCTAATATTAGTGTGGGATATTCTGGTTCAGGTTATAGATCTCTAGAAAAATATGAAATAATTACAAAAACTTCTTCAACTATTAGTTCTGGAAGTACAATAATTTACATAGACAATCAAAATGGAATATTTGAGAAATTGGCGTATTCAAGTTCAAATTCCATAGGAATAGGTTCACAAAATGTTCCTATTTTGGGAATTGGAAATAGCTATGTTTTGATAGGATCTGGAAGCACTATTTCCCAATCTATAGAATCCGAAAAGTCTGTTTTGGTATCTCTAAACTCTCCTTATGTTGGATTAGTTGATGTTGGCGTCAAAACATCTAGTAATGGAATATTAAATTATGAATTTATAGGATTTGCAACAGTAATTCCAGGAACTGGTAACATTTCATCAAATATTAATATCACAAATCCCGGTTCTGGATATACATCAGCAAATCCTCCAATAGTTGTTTTTGATGGTCCAAATAATTACGATAATATTCCACTAATATATTCTTCTGGATCTTCTGGATTAGGAACCGAAGCAACTGTTAATATTATAGTTGGACAAAATTCCAGTGTAATTGATTTTGAATTGGAAAATTTGGGATATGGATACAATACCTCACAAATTTTGACAGTACCTACTGGTGGATTAACTGGAATACCAACTGATGCATCAAAACCATTTATTAATTTTGAATTAACTATAGATGAAATATTCTCTGATATTTTCTACGGGTGGTCTATAGGGGATCTTCAAGTTATTGACAAAATTGAAAATCTATTTGATGGTGTAAGGAGGAATTTCCCAATAAAAATTAATGGAATTCAATCATCAATTAGATCTAGAACAGGATCAAATGTTGAGATTCAATATACACTATTAATATTTTTGAATGATATACTACAAGTTCCGGATGTTTCTTATACATTTAATGGAGGAAGTACTTTTACTTTCTTAGATGCTCCAAATGTTGGCGATACTTGCAAAATACTATTCTATAAAGGAACGGGTAACGTTGATGTTTTAAGTGAAGATGTTTTGCAGACTATTAAGATTGGAGATCTTGTTAGGGTAACTAGTGATATTGCAGAGCAAAACCAAAATAATAGGTTAATTACAGATATTATATCTTCTGATCTTTTGATAACAAATCCATATACTGGTGCAGGATTATTTGAAGATGAAACTATATTAAGACCACTACTTTGGTGTAGGCAAACAGAAGACTTGATAATAAGTGGACAGGAAATTGGTAAAGATAGAGAAATATATGAGCCATTAATTCAACCTGCAACAAATATTATACAAAATGTTGGATCTGCTTCAACTGAAATTTTTGTCCAGAGTGTCAAAATATTCTTTGACGATTTTAGAGAAAATACTAGCCAAACACTCAAATCAGAAATTATCTTGATATCACAAGATCCACAGGAAGGTTCTTACGCAACCGCTAATGTTTCCACATCTGGCACAATTTCTTCTCTAAATTTAGTTGAAGGTGGAATAGGATTTACAACAGATCCAGTCGTCAAAATTAGCAATCCTGTTGGATTTGGATCAACGTCTACTGCCATTGCTTCTATTTCTTCGGGAATTGTTACCTCACTTACTATTATAAATCCAGGATCTGGGTACACAACTTCAAATCCTCCACAAGTTTTAATTGAATATCCAAAGGTTATCGTAGAGGAAATTGTAGATGTTGATTATGAAGGAGATTTTGGAATAGTTGTTGGAGTTTCAACAACATCAGTTGGAGTGGCATCTACAGCTGTAGTTTTTGATTTGTTTATCCCAACAGAGTCTTATTTGAGAAATACTAATATCAATGTTGGAATTGCAACTACAGGGATTAGCGGGATAAAAACAGATTATTACTTTACAATTTTCAATTCAAATATTGGTTTTGGTCTAACATCTTTAGATTCTACAAATAATATCGTTGGAGTTGGAACTTCATGCCTTGATAATGTTTATAAAGCCTCTAGTGTTTCTATAGCACAAACTAGCGTCCTTGGAATCGGAATAACAGATGTGACCCGAGTTGTTGTAAGTGTTTTAGATTATAATGGTTTGGTTGGTTATGGATACAGCGGTTTTTATGGAGAATTCAGTTGGGGTAGATTAAGTAATTTCATTAGAAAAAATCCGTTAAACTTTAATTCTTACAATACCAACGGAATTTCGGGATTAAATACATCAACTCTAGTACAAAGATTAAATCCACTAAGTTATATTGGATACTCAACAACTTTATAAAAACAACTATAAATAGATAAAAAAATGACAAAAAAATGTCTGCGATTATAACTGATCAACTTAGAATATTAAATGCCAAAAACTTTGTTTCGGCAGCAACGTCAACTACAAATAATTATTATACTTTTGTTGGATTAACAAATGCAACAGATTATGATTCCAATTGGGACTCATTACCTCCTGCGCCAAAAGATAATTTTGACCAGGAAAATGAATATTGGGATACAATGATTGCATTGAAAAAAATTACAAGTGGGGACGTTAGGCAGGTAGTTAGAAAGAATATTTGGAAGACTGGAACTACTTATGATATGTATAGCAATGATATTAGCAGAACTAATTTAGCTATCCCATCAAACTCCACAAGTTTATATTCTTCTAACTTTTACGTTGTAAATAGTGATTTTAGAGTTTATATTTGCTTGTATAATGGTATTGATCCGGAAAATCCATCGGGTAGACCTTCTTTAGATGAACCAAGATTCACAGATTTGGAACCTAGGCCTGCAGGAGATAGTGAAGACGGTTATATTTGGAAATACTTATATACTATTAAACCAAGTGAATTGATAAAATTTGATTCTACTAATTTTATTCCTGTTCCTATAGATTGGGAAACAAACTCAGACTATGCTCCAATAAGGGATAATGCAATAAATGGTGGGCAGATTAAAATCATAAGAGTTTTGGATAGAGGTATTGGTATTGGAACTGCAAATAGGACATACACAAATGTTCCAATATATGGGGATGGTTCTGGTGCAGAGTGTACTATAGTTGTTAACAGCGATTCTGTAGTAGAATCTGCAATTGTAACTAGTGGTGGGTCAGGATATACATATGGAACTGTTGATTTAGTTTCTGGTGGAGTTCCTTCTGGTTCATCTTCTCCATCTTTTAAAGTTATTATACCACCGCAGAGAGGTCACGGATATGACATTTATAGAGAATTGGGAGCGTATAGAGTACTGATCTATTCAAGATTAGAAAATGATGTAGAAAATCCAGACTTTATCATTGGAAATAAAGTAGCAAGAGTTGGAATTGTAGAAAATCCCCTATCGTTTAATTCTGATGATGCTTTAGCACTAAGCAAAGCAAGTGCCTTATCAGCTCTTAAATTGGTTGGAGTTGGATATAGTTCTGCAAATTTTCCAGAAAATTCTTACTTCACTCAGACAGTTGGATTAGGTTCAACTGCATTTGGGAGAGTAGTATCTTATGATAAAAACACAGGTGTTTTAAAATATTGGCAGGATAGAACACTAGTTGGTTTTAATAGTAATGGTACATCGAATGCAAATCCACTTTATGGTTTTAATCGTAACTTATTTACCGCAAATCCGGGTGATGGTGGTTCAATAATTATTGAATCTCCTAATGTAAGTGGACTCGGAATAGATACATCTTTTACTGGTGTAACTACTACAATAAATAATAGAAAATATTTTCTTGGCCAAAATTTTGTTGATGGTGTTGCTAATCCCGAAGTGGAAAAGCACTCAGGAAATATAATTTATGTTGATAATAGACCTTCAATAACAAGGTCATCAAATCAAAAAGAAGATATCAAAGTCATCTTGCAGTTTTAGAAATTATGCCACAGCAAACTAATCTAGACGTATCGCCATATTTTGACGACTTTGATAAGGAAAATCAATACTACAGGGTTCTTTTTAAACCTGGACAACCCGTTCAAGCAAGAGAGCTAACAACCCTACAGTCAATTCTCCAAAACCAAATTGAACAATTTGGAGATCACTTCTTTAAAGAAGGTTCTATTATAATTCCAGGAAATATAAATTATATCGATAATTATTATGCAGTAGAGATTCAAGAAAGTTATCTTGGGTCTCTGGTACTATCTTATCTTCCATATTTAATCGGAAAGACTATTAGAGGATCGAATAGTGGAGTAAGAGCTATTGTAGTTGGAGTTATTACTGCAGATAATTCAGTAAGAGGAACTGATACTTTATATGTCAATTTTTTAAATTCAGATACTTCTACTAATAGTTTTCAGGGATTTTCTTCAGCAGAAACTTTGATTTTAGAGCAATCATTAATTGAAAATAGTACAATTGAAGATGATTTGGAAATTATTATTCCAGCAAATCAAGGTTTTGCTTTAACTATTGAAGGCAATCCAAACTCAATTGGTTCTGCTGTTAGTTTATCGGAGGGTGTCTATTACTTAAGGGGGCATTTTGTCACTGTTGAAGATCAAGTAATTATACTTGATCAGTATTCAAACACTCCAAGTTATAGAATAGGATTTGAAATTTTTGAAACTATAGAATCTTCATCTGATAATTTTGATCTTAATGATAATGCTAGTGGATTTACTAATTTTTCTGCACCCGGTGCTGATCGTTTAGTAATAGATGCAGTATTAACAAAAATTCCATTAAATGAACCTATAAAGACTTCATCTGTAAATTTTGTACAGATTTTGGAAGTTAGAAATGGAGTTTTACAAAGACAAATTAATAATCCAGATTATAATGAAATAGAAAAGGAATTTGCAAGAAGAACATTTGATGAATCCGGAAATTATTATGTAAAATCTCCTTCAGTTTTTGTAAAAGAGACTTTAGACAATCTAAAAGGAAACAATGGAGTATTTAAAGAAAATCAATTAACTTACAATAGCAATGCAGCATCGGAAGATTTGGGAACATATGTTATTTCCCCACTTAAAGCATTTGTTAGTGGTTTTGAAATTGATGTTTTGGGGACTACATATCTTGACTTTGAAAAACCAAGACAAACAAAACTTTTGCAGGGTCAGAGTTTAAATTATGTGACTGGCCCAACATATACTCTCAATAGAGTTCACGGGTCTCCTTCATTGGGAATTTCTACCTCATATTCTTTGAGTCTAAGAAATTCTAGAGTTGGGACAAGTTCTATAAATGCCGCAGGAAAAGAAATTGGACTTGCTAGAGTTTATGATTTCGCACTAGAATCTGGTTCATATAATACTTCAGTACCAGATGCAAATGAATGGGATATTTCTTTATATGATATTCAAACTTATACTGAAATTTCACTCAATGAACCAATAACACTAACTGCACCGACATATATTAAAGGAAAATCTAGTGGAGCTGTAGGATTTTTAAGATTTAATGCATCCAATTCGGGTATTATTACTGCATATAATACAAAGGGTACTTTTGTTGTTGGTGAAAGATTTATATTTGATGGAATAGAAAACAGTAGAGTTTCTACGGCAATAACTGCATATTCAACAAATGACGTAAAATCTCTTTATGGAATTGTTGGTGGAGCATCAACATTTACTGCAGATGTTAAGCAATCTACTTTAAGAAATGTTGGCCCTGTAGAAATTACTGCAGGTGCAGGTGGAATAAGTACAGTAACTTCATCAGATTTTATTTTCACTGGAATTGCAACCTCCGGAAATACTGTCGCATTTTCAAATCCGGGACTATCTGTTGTTTCTTTTGCAAAAATTGAAACAGTATCTGATAGCGAACTAACAATTTCTGGAATAGCAACTGTATCTGGCGTATGTGATGGTGGTTTGCCTACCACAGATATTACACCAAGTGATTTTAGAATCCTATTTTCCAATTTTCAATCTTCATCTGATAATACATTATATACAACTCTACCTAGTAGAAATATTGCATCGGTAGATCTAACAAGTTCTACATTAACTATAAGAAAGCAATATGATGTTACTATTAGTAGTAATGCAACCAATACAATTATTGCAGAATCAGATGAGACATTTTTACCATATGATGAAGAAAGATATGTTTTAATTTCAACTGACGGAACTACTGAAAGACTAAGTTCAGATAAACTTATATTCTCCAGTGGTGGGAGAGAATTGACAGTATTTGGACTAGAAACTTCTTCTGGAACAGGTAAATTAATTGCCACACTAAGAAAGACTGATATTGACTCTAAAGTCAAAAACAAAAACAGAGTTCAATCTATCATTGTTGACAAATCTAAGTATGGTTATTCTGGAACTGGTTCAACCACAAACAATGACGGATTAGTCTTTGGTACATATCCATATGGTACTAGAGTTCAGGACGAGGAAATTTGTTTATTGCAACCAGATGTAACATTCGTTTATGGAATTTATGAGTCAAATGATACTTCGGATCCAGAACTTCCAAATCTAATATTAACATCTATAAATGGTCCAACAGCAAAAACCGATGATTTATTAATTGGTGAAGAGTTTGTTGGTTCTTTTAGTGGTGCAGTTGGAGTATATGCAGAAAGATTAAATTCTTTGAAAATTTCATATGTATCCAGAAATTCCAATACATTTAGAATAAATGAACCTATAACATTTAAAGAGTCTGGTATAACAGCCACAATTACTGGTATTGATGCTGGAGATAACAATATTATTTCAAATTATACCTTTGATAACGGACAGAGAGAAACAATTTATGATTATTCTAGGATAATCAGAAAATCAACTTCAAAAGAACCAACTAGAAAAATAAAAGTCGTATTTGAATCTGCTAGTTTTTCTTCATCAGATACAGGAGATCTAACTACAGCAAGTTCATACAATCAATTTGATTATTGCGATATTTCTGCGGTTAATGGAATAAGAAATACTGATATAATTGATATTAGACCAAGGGTTTCTAACTTTACAGTTACAGACTCTTCACTATCTCCTTTCGAATTTAGTGCAAGAAACTTCACAAGCAGTGGTTCTTCTTCAAGCATTTTAGCATCAGATGAGTCTATTCTTCTAGACTATTCATATTACTTACCAAGGGTTGATAAAATTTATCTAACAAAAGATGGAGTTTTCCAATTAAATAAAGGAGAACCTGCGGATAATCCGCAACCACCTGCAGATATTGATGACGCTTTAAATATAGCAACTATCACATTACCAGCTTATCTTTGCAATGTTAGTGAGGCAACTTTGAATCTTGCCGAACATAAAAGATATAGAATGAAAGATATTAAAGTTCTTGAGGATAGGATTAAAAATCTAGAGTACTATACTTCTTTATCATTACTAGAATCTGATACTTCAAATCTCTTTATCAGAGATACGAATGGACTGAATAGGTTTAAGTCTGGATTTTTTGTAGATGATTTTTCTACCACTTCTTCTCAGAAAAAAGTAACTATAGTAAAAAATAGTATTGATGTAGTTAATTCAGAATTAAGACCAGCTCCATATACGACGCAAGTTGATTTAATTTTGGGGTCAAATTCTCTCATCAGATTGGGAAATAACTTAGATGCAAATCCCGATGCAAATTTTGTAAATGATTTAATTGGTACAAATGTTTCAAAAACTGGAAGTTTAATAACATTAGATTATTTTGAAGTTGAGGAAATAAATCAACCTTTTGCAACAAGAACAGAATCTGTATCTCCATTTAGAGTTGGATTCTATGGCGGAACAATTAAACTTACACCTTCATCAGATATTTGGGTGGACGTTATTAGATTAGAAGCCAATAGTACTGAAGTTGCTACTAATTACATTCAATCAGAATCTCAAATTTTAGCTTCCGAATTAGATAACCAAAGTGGATTTGGGCCCGTAACTTGGGGTTCTTGGGAAACTGTTTGGACTGGTTCTTCTACAGTAAAAGACTCCAGAACAGTTAATGTTGGATATTATATTATTAAAGAAGATTTAGAAACAGTAACTAGAACTGGTACTTCTACAAGAAATGGAATTCGAAAAATAACCAAAGATGAATTTAAAAATGTTTCTCTTGGTGATACTGTATTAAGCACCGAAATAAGTGCTTTTATGAGATCTAGAAATGTCGAATTTGTCGCTCAGAGACTAAAACCATTTACCAGAGTTTATTCATTCTTTAATGGCATAGACGTAAATAATTTTATTGTACCCAAACTTCTTGAAATTCAAATGTCAACAGGGGTATTTGAAGTTGGAGAGACCGTAGAGGGTATTGTTGATATACCTGCTAACTTCTCTTCCTTAACTATATCTCCAGTTAGACCATATCCAAAAATAACTTTTAGAGTCGCTAATTCGAATCATAAGTATGGTCCATTTAATGCACCAACTCAAGTGTTTAGTGCAAATCCATATGAGGTAGGTCAACCAATTCCGGAAGCGTATTCTTCAACATCAACTATTCTGAATGTAGATACATTTAGTCTCTCACTCCAAGCACAGGGAGATTATTTTGGATATGTTGATGTGGGAATGAAATTGAGAGGATTGACTAGTGGATCTGAAGCTGTAGTAACAAATCTAAGATTAATCACTGATAAGATTGGTGTTGTAATAGGATCTTTCTATATTCCAAATCCAAATATATTTGGCAACCCAAGATTTGAAACTGGTCCAAAATTATTCCGAATTACAAATAGTTCCACAAATTCTACTATTGAACCTGCGTTAACCAGTGCCGAAGAAAGGTATTTCTCTGAAGGAAAGGTTAATAAGGTTCAGGAAAATATTCTCTCAGTAAGAACTGTGAGAACAGAAACACAAACTGTAATAGAAAGTAGACCAGAAAGCATAACCGGACCAACAGCAGTTGTGGCAACTACAATTGTTGGAAATACTTTACCGCCAATTGTTCCATTAAGCCCACCACCTCCTGTTGTTCCTGAAGATCCACAAGAAGAAATAGACTTCGAACAAGAAATTCCAGAACCTACATTCCCAGAACCAATTGAGACTCCATCCTTTGACTTCCCATCACCAGAACCATTTATTCCTGATTTTGGTGGTGGTGACGATTTCCCAATATCTCCACTACCTGAACCTGAACCTGAACCTGATCCTGAACCTATAGGAGAAGATAATGACACGCAGAGAATTGATGAACCAAGGGGAGGCCGAAAAAATAAGCCTAAAAATACTGGTAAGAGATTTATCAATATTGTAGGTCTTGATGGTAAACCTGGAAATTCTAAAGGTCCTGCGAAAACCTTTAGGCGGTCAGTTGCAGTTAACACAGTTAATGGTAAGACTTACCTTGAGACTAAATCCAAAGTTGGAGCCAAAAAAGCTAACAAGATATTTAAAAATGCAGAGGTTAAAGTAACAAAATCTGATAGGGGAAGGAATGTACCAATAGGACGCGGATTTTCAGTTATTGCGAGTACAACCAAGGCGCCGAAATTTAATTTACCTAATGTAGGTGTACAATCTCAAAGAAAACTTGCCGTACAACAAGTAAGGGATAAACTTCTAACACCAAGACAGGTGGGAGGAGTAGGCAACTTGATAACAAATAATAGGCGAACACCAACCCAACCTCAAGCAAATAGAGGTCAAAGTAATAATACTAGGAATAGGAATAGGAGATAAAAGTGTACTATAAATATAATATAAATGGGTCAGAAAAATAGGATAAAGAAATAAAATGAAACTAGTAGATCCTTTAGCACAGTCTTTTTATGTTGAACCGGAAAGTGGCATTTTTGCCACTTCGGTAGACTTATATTTTTTCTCCAGAGACCCAGAGTTGCCAGTTACCGTTCAATTAAGACCTATGCAATTAGGTCTTCCAACTAATGAAGTTTACCCATTCAGTGAGGTAGTAATTGATCCTAAGGATATTCAAATCTCTTCTGATGCATCCTTACCAACTAGAGTTACTTTTGAGTCGCCGGTTTATCTTGCAGGAAAACAATTTCACGCATTAGCTATATTATCTGCATCAAATATCTATAATGTATGGATATCTAGACTGACGGAAATTGATGTTAGCACAAATAATTTGGAAGATGAGGAGCAAGTTTTAGTTTCAAAGCAACCATTAACAGGTTCTTTATTCAAATCACAAAATGGTGTTACTTGGAATCCAAGTCAACTTGAAGATCTAAAATTCAAATTAAACAGAGCTAATTTTGTCGGTAGTGGTAATATAAACTTCTATAACCCAGATCTTAGTCTTGGAAATAATCAAATAGCAACCTTAGTCAAAGATTCTTTGGAATTAAATTCCAAAAAAATAAAGGTGGGTATAGGAACAACTATTGCAAATTCAAAATTACCTTCTTTGGGAAATACGATTATTCAAGCAAATAGTAATGGAACGGGCAATTTTGTAGGTTCAGCGGGATCTGCATTTGGGGATCTTGGTATAATTAATTCCGGTATAGGATATACACCATCATCTGGAGCTTTTGTCTTTAATAATGTTTCTCTAAGATCTATAACAGGTAGTGGAAGAGATGCAAAAGCAAATATTACAATTGAAAATGGAGTTGCTATTGCCGCGACTATTTCTAATGGGGGAATGGGATATTCTGCCGGAGATGTTGTTGGCATAACTAGCATAGGATCTCAAAATTTGGGAACAAATCTAAGACTATCTGTTTCTGAAATTTCCGGAGTTAACGAATTAATTATAGATCAAGTTCAGGGAGAATATATAACAGGAGTAGGAAATACTTTAAGATTTATTAATAATGCCGGAGTAACTACAGATTTAAATGGTACTGGAGCAAATGTTATTATTCCTGCCGATGGAATTGAAGTTATAAATGATGGATTGAACATTAAGGTATATCATAAAAATCATGGAATGAACTCAACTCAAAATTTGGTATCAATAAGTAATGTTGCTTCTGATTTAAAACCTACTAAACTATCTTTTGATTATAGTTCTACATCAACAGACTCTATCTCAATAGAAAGTGTCGAAATCGCAAGTTTTGATATTTTTGAAAATGTATCTGTGGCAGCAACAAATCCTGGATATATTAGAATAGAAAATGAAATTATTTCGTATACTGGAGTTAATACTTCAGTATCTCCACCAGTCCTAACAGGAATTACTAGAGCAGTAGATCAAACAAATTCGTTTAACTACACTGCAGGAACTCCTGTATACAAATACGAACTTTCATCAGTATCTTTACGCAGAATTAATAAAACTCACAACTTTGAGGACGTTACTATTGCTGATCCATATGATTTGGATTTTTACAATATAAAATTGGATATGAGTGATCAAGATGGTAGAATGGCAAATAGGACTTTATCTGTTGGACTTCCCAAATTATTTTTAAACGAATCAAAATCTGCAGGTGGTTCTGAAATCAATGCCACACAAAATATACCATTTGAATTGGTAAGACCAGTAGTTCAAACACTAACATTAAGAGGTACAAATATAAATGCTTCTTTGAGAACGGTTAGCGGAAGTAGTATATCTGGTAATGAAATACCTTTTATTGATCAAGGATTTGAACCTATTAGTTTGGACGCAACTAATTATTTTTCAACACCAAGATTGGTTGGAGCAAAGATAAATGAAAATCTAAGAAATACAAATTTACCAGCTAATAAATCACTAACATTAAATTTAAATCTATCAACAACCAACTCTTATATTTCTCCGGTTATTGATTTGGATAGGGTTGGTATGATCTTTACTTCAAACAGAGTCAATAGTCCAATATTAGACTATGCTACAGATGATAGAGTTTCTACTTTGAAAGATGATCCAACTGCTTTTGTTTATGCAACTAAACCAATTTCCCTAGAAACACCAGCATCTTCTATTAAGATAATTCTGACAGCATATATCAATACCTATAGTGATTTAAGATGCTTCTACTCAATAACGCAAGAACCAAATTCAGAATTAATTTATTTCCCATTCCCAGGGCATACAAATTTAACTCCAAGCGGAGATGTAATTAATGTAGCGGACAGTAATGGTTTATCGGATAGAAGAGTTTCGAAGACAGATCAAGTTGGATTTGACAACGATTCTCTAACAGACTTTAAAGAATATGAATTTACCGTAGAAAATTTACCTTCCTTTAGATATTTTGGTATTAAGTTAATTGGAACTTCAACAAATCAGGCTTATCCACCAAGAGTAAAAGATTTAAGGGTAATTGCATTAGCATGATAAATCATGAACAAATCAAAAGTAGAAGGACACTCAAATCTAATTAGAGATGGTGAAACTAAAGCAATTATTAATACGAGCATGACGGACTATAACAACTATATTATGCAAAAAAAGTTAAAGGAAAAGGAAACTCAAAAAATAAATTCAATTGAAAAAGAAGTTTCAAATATAAAAGATGACTTAAATGAAATTAAAAATCTTCTAAGGAGACTGGCAAATGAATCCTGAGCAACTTGTATTGGAAGATTTAAGTAAAAATTTTGAATATTTTAAAATGGCAGCGGAAATAGATTCTCTAGAAAATATTGAGGATGTTAAAAATGTTGCAAAATGTTATTTCAAATTGTACTTAAAGCAACAAGAAATTATTTCCAAATTTTAAGTCATACTATATGATATTTTTACTAAATACTTCTAAAAGTAGAAATAAATGGCTCAACCATCTACCAGACAAGAATTAATTGATTATTGTAAGAGAAAACTAGGTGCTCCCGTTCTGGAAATTAATGTGGCAGACGAGCAAATAGAAGACTTGGTAGATGATGCTATTCAATTTTTCCAAGAGAGGCATTTTGATGGAGTTTACCCTACTTTTTTTAAATACAAATTAACTCAAAATGATATTGAAAGAGGAAGAGCAAGGGGAATAAATTCTTCTACTATTGGTATAACAACTACTAGTGTTTCAACATCGATTGCTGGTATTTCTACTACATTTAATTATGAAGAAAATGGAAATTATTTACAAATGCCACCTTCAGTGATAGGAGTAAATAAGATTTTCCTTTTTGATGGTGCAAATAATATTACCAATAATATGTTCAGTGTTAAGTATCAATTATTTTTAAATGATATTTATTATTGGGGGACGACTGAACTTCTGACTTATGCAATGGTAAAAACTTACCTCGAAGATTTAGATTTTCTCCTTAATACACAAAAACAAATCAGATTTAATAAAAGGCAAGATAGATTATACTTAGATATTGATTGGTCTTCAGTAAGAAATGACCAGTATATTATAATAGACTGTTATGCAACTTTGGATCCAAATAGTTACAGTCAAGTTTGGAATGATTCTTTTATTAAACCATATCTAACTTCTCTGATTAAAAGACAGTGGGGACAAAATATGATGAAATTTAATGGAGTTAGACTTCCAGGTGGAGTGGAATTGAATGGAAGACAGATGTATGATGATGCTCAGAGAGAAATTGATATGTTGATGGAAAGAATGTCTAATACTTATGAATTACCACCTTATGATATGATAGGTTAATCATATGCTTAATCCATTTTTTCAACAAGGTTCTTTTGGTGAACAAAGTTTAATTCAGGATTTAATTAACGAACAACTTAAAATATATGGCGTAGATGTATACTATCTTCCAAGAAAGTATATAACGGAAAAAACTGTAATTAAAGAAGTAATAGAATCAAAATTTGATATATCGCACCCCATTGAGGCTTACATCGATAATTATGAAGGTTACGGTGGCAATGGAACAATTTTATCTAAGTTTGGAATTCAAGATGTTGATGACTTGACCTTGATTATTTCTAAAGATAGATTTGACACTTATATTGCCCCTTTAATTAGAAATAATCCTAATATAAAGTTAGGAAATAGACCAAAGGAGGGTGACTTAATTTATTTTCCTCTTGGCGATAGACTATTTGAGATAAAATATGTAGAACACGAAAAACCATTTTATCAACTTCAAAAAAATTATGTTTATGAATTGAGATGCGAACTATTCAGATATGAAGATGAAGATTTAGATACTAGCATTGATTTTATAGATGATAATGTAGTAAATGAAGGCTATATTCAAACTTTAACTTTAATTGGAGCTGGAGTAACTGCAACTGCCATAACCTCAGTAGTTAATGGTGGAGTAAGATCTATTAGAGTTACTAATAGAGGAAATGGATATACATCCACACCACAAGTAGCAATATCTTCAGCACCTTTCGGTGGCAGGAATGCTGTTGGGGTTGCAACTATGATTAATAGTTTAGTTGATTGTGTTGGAATAAAATCTTCAAGAGTTCAAGGTGTAGAACTTATAAATCCTGGAATTGGATATACTTTAGCTCCAAATGTAGTTTTTGTTGGTGGCGGCGGATCTGGAGCTGCAGCAACATCTGTGATAGGAAATGGATTGGTTGGAATTGTAACAATAACAAATGGTGGTTCTGGATATACTAATATTTCACCACCAACTGTTACTTTTAGCGGTCCAGGAATAGGGACAACAGCTATTGGATATGCGGTAGTAAATTCTTCGGGTTCTATATCGCAGATTAGAATTTTAGATGCTGGGGTTGGATATACGACAGCACCTACTATAACAATCGAATCTCCATATTCATCTGGTATTGGCACATATAAATTTAATGAAGAAATTATTGGATCCATAAGTGGTTCTTCTGCAAAAGTTAAGTCGTGGAACGTTGTCAGTAGAGAATTAAAAGTTTCAATAATTACTGGAACTTTTGTTCCGGGAGAAATAATAACTGGACAAGATAGTGGTGCTACTTATGAATTGCGTGTATTAAATACTGATAATATTGTTGATCCATATGCCGATAATGATAATATAGAGGAACTTGCTGACACTATAATAGATTTCAGTGAAAATAACCCATTTGGAATGCCATAAATATATTTTATTATAACTAAATTATAGTATTAACGAAGGATATAAAAATGTTTGAATACTTTTACTACGAAATCTTAAGAAGAACTGTTGTTTCCTTCGGTTCTTTGTTTAATAACATAACAATTAAACACGCAGATAATAGTGGTAATACTACTAGTATTATGAAGGTTCCTTTAGCTTATGGACCAACTCAAAAGTTTTTAGCTAGATTAGAACAGTCACCAAATTTAAATAAACCAGTTCAAATGAGTTTGCCTAGAATGTCATTTGAACTTATTGGTTTATCATATGACTCTGCTAGAAAATCTACAACTACTCAAACTTTTATAACTTCACCAACATCAAATAAAAAACAAGAGAAAAAAGCATATTTACCTGTTCCATATAATTTGGATTTTGAACTAAGTGTGATGACCAAACTAAATGACGATATGCTACAAATAGTAGAACAGATTTTGCCATATTTTCAACCCTCATACACTATTACAATTGATCTAGTAAAGGAAATTGGTGAGAAAAGGGATGTTCCTGTTGTTTTGAATAGCATTAGTATGTCAGATGATTATGAAGGTGATTTTTCAACCAGAAGAGCACTAATTTATACACTAAGATTTACAGCAAAAACTTATCTCTTTGGACCAATTTCTACTGCATCTTCCGATATCATCAAAAAAGTATCTGTTGGATTTGTTGCTGGACACAAAACAGATACTCCATCTAGAGATCTTGTTTATAGTGTTGAAAAGAGAGCAATAAAAGACTATACGGGAGAAGTTACAACTACTCTATCCACAAATATTTCAGAAATTGATACCATCATTGAAGTTACTGATGCAACAAATATTCCTGAGAATAGTTATATTTACATCGATGAGGAAGAAATTTTTGTAGATTCAAAAACAGGAAATAAACTAACGGTAATTAGAGGTGCAGACAATACGACAGCTGCAGAACATGTATCTGGAACTGGAGTTAAAAAGATAACTCAAGAAGATAATCAATTAATAGAAGTTGGTGACGATTTTGGATTTAGTGGTTCGCTATCATGAAAATGACTAAAAAATTTGAAGATTTAAACGAAACTTTTAATGTTTCCGGAGAAATAGTAGAAACAGAAAAAGTTTCTGAAATAAGCGTTCAAGAAAATAAAAATCCAGTTGATGATGTAAAAAAAGATTATGAGTATACAAGAGGAAATCTTTATTCCCTAATAGAGAAAGGTCAAGAGGCTATAAATGGAATTCTAGAACTAGCACAAGAAAGTGAAATGCCTAGAGCATATGAAGTTGCGGGTCAATTAATTAAAAATGTTGCAGATGCCACAGATAAATTGATGGACCTTCAAAAGAAATTAAAAGATGTTGAAGAAGAAAAAGTATCAAGGGGCCCAACTACAGTAAATAATGCACTGTTTGTTGGTTCGACTGCAGATTTGGCAAAGTTTCTAAAACAACAAACTGAAAATGAAAACATTTAGGCAGTTTAAAGAAGAGTGGACTAATAAATATAAAAAGAGTATTGATTGCTCAAACCCAAAAGGTTTTTCTCAACGTGCTCACTGTGCGGCAAGAA